ATGTTGAAAAGAATGGCTCTTTTGACTATCGCAGCTAGCTTTTTGTTTATTGTCACTGTACCTGTTCAGTTACATCAGGTTATTCAACTAAATGATACAATCGGAGGTTCTTAAACGTAGTTAAAAACTAGTTGAAAGAGTTAAATAATGCACTTCCAAAACGATTATGGGTAAAACCAGCAGGTTTACTCAATGAAATTCGGAAGTGCATTATTTATTTATGAGGAGACAGTATGGCTTTTGGATTGATAAGTAAAATTGTTTCACTCTCATAGAATTAGAGTAGCTACATAACCGCCATAAAATAATCGATTCCTAATTTAGAGTCTATCGTAGAAGATCAGAAGTTTCGTTTATTAAGTATTTTTAACCCTGGGGCAAACGTTATTTGCCTAACTTCATATAGGCAATTCATTATTTTTTTTGCGTCATAAAGTTCAACCAATTATTTAAGTTATCTTTTAGAAATACCGTATGTCCATCTAGATTAGCGTAGGGGATAAATTGATAAGTGTCATAAACTGATAGTTTCTTTTTTTGTTCGTCGTCTCTTTTTATAATATTGTCTAGCTGTGCTACAGGGATCTTTAGATATGCTGCTGCTTCTTCTTTGTTTAAAACACTGTCGCATGCAGAAATTTGTGATATCTGAGGTTTAAGTATTTTTTCGTCGGGACTAAAATGTGCATTAATGAAACTGCCAATTATAAAAGAGCCACCAAGTATTATAGAGGATATGACTAATTTGAAATCTTTATCTTTATTCATTTACACCACTCCTTGGTAATGATATTTATACTATAGCATTTTTTTCTAAATTTATGCTACAAAAAGAAGGAAATAGAATTATTATGCAGAATAAATATATTGTATTACAAAAATTAGAAAAAGGATGATGATTTTGAAGAAACTTACCGCAGTAATTTTATCCCTATCAACTGCTCTAGCTGTCTTTGCTCCTGTGTCTTTTGCTGAAGACAATTCTGACAATACCATTCAAAACACAACCGCTGAAATTACAGAGTCCAGTGTTCAAGATGTTCCATCATCTGCAATTACCAGATTTGAGCAACAAGGGAATCCAGATGCTCGCGTTGAATTTGTTGATCCAAAGCTTGTTGAAAAAAATTCTGTGATCACACCTCAAGCTGGAGATCATCGCGTTTATGTAAAGTCAGAATATGCACTTGGTAGTAATCAAATTACTGGATATTCTGTGGGGCCAATTCAGAAGCAAACACTTATTGTTAGTGTGGCTAAGGGACGGACTGCAACACGTAGTTCTAGTCTAACAGTAAGTGGAACCGTTTCAATTACAGCAACGGTTGATGCGAAAATTGCATATATAGTTAAAGAAAGTCTTACAGGAAATATAAGTGGCACAGTATCTAAAACTTACAATACTACGGATGTATACTCTGGCCCTCCTGAAAGCTCACCGTACAAAACAAGAAACTATTACGCAGCTATCAACTACGATCAGTATAATACAACTATTGTTCGATATGATTATTATGATTATTACCTTGGAAATGTTTATCAAGGAAGACAAGCGGAAAATGCTGGGTACACTTATGTAAATGGAACAAAAAAACCTATCAACATTGAGTATCCAAAAGATGTAAATTACTAATCGGAATTGTAATGTACTATCTCTTATCGAGGAAGTTGAATACAGCTTCAAACTTACTTTAACAAAAAAAGGGGAACCCTCATTTAATATTGAGAGTTCCCCTTAGTTATTATTTTATAACTGGAGTAGCGGCTACTGAGGTATCCAATAATCGAATACCTTCATGAACTAAAATTTTAATCAATTCTAATTCCTTTTCAGTTGGTGTGACTTGCAACTTGCTTAACAATCCATCTACTGTATCAAGTGTTACTTTTTCTTTTTGATCGAATGTCAAAGCACCATTAGAGTAATTATGTACATATTCAATTGCTTCAGATGCTATATCTAATACAAAATTAGCTTTACCTTTATATTGTTCGGTAAGTGGAATCACTTCTAAAACTAATTTACTTATATCGACACTCCCAAGAATACTATCCGTATCACTCAGATTAACACCTCTCTTTTTAAACCAAGTAATAACCAATACACCTAATAGCACAAACGACACTGTTCCACCAATAATATAAATATCATTCATTATATTTCACCCTTTTTAATTATATTTATGTATTATTTAAAGAATCCTTTGCGGTATAGCACAGTAATTAAACGATAAAAGTCATAACTACCGCCTGATGTTGTATCTACAGCGCCAGAATTCTTTGCAGCCACACATGCATCTATTGCCCAATCAGGGATAGAATCCATCTGTAATTTGCCTGTTAATTGTTTAACTTGCTCTTGTAATGCTTGAAAATCTGCTTTTTCTTGTGTGGTCATAGGTTGATCATCCTCACTAATAATATTTTTTCCTTTTAATCTATTTAGTTCAGCTTGAATTTGGGGTAGAAAGTTCTTTTTAGCTGCTGCTACTGTATTCCCATCTCCCCAGAAATTCGTACCCGGGCATGTCTTGCTTGATTTGCCGGGAGTGAAATCACTAAGGCGTATACCAGTCCTAGTAAACCAACTATGATAGACAATATGATCTGTATTAATAGGAAGGTTAAATCTCTCAGCTAGACAGGCGTAGAGGTGAATAATCGTCTTCTTTTGTTCATCAGTGATTTTGTCACCACCAGAATCGAAGTTTCCAACATGTTCGACGCAGATGCACTTGTTGTTAAACCCTCTGATCCCAGCAGGAATTCTATTTAGAGGTCTATCAAGACTAATTGCAATTTGTCCATTTTCCAGAGTCGTAATATTCTGTCCAGTAGCAGCCCAGCCTTCTGATAGGTGATAATTTCTCATTCCCTCTAGACATTTAAATGTATCTTGTTGGGCAATTCCATTTACCATTTTTCTTGTGGAGTAATTCGGTGAAGCAGTGTGATGAACTTGTAAAAACTGAATAGGGCGAGTAACAACCTGTTCCTTTAACCACTCACGGAACTCATTTCGCTCCATAAGTAAGAAGTTACCTTGTTGAATCAACTTAAATCATTCCTCCTTGTCGTCTTTTAATGCTTCATTCTCTTTTCCTTTTAAAATACGAATAGCTTGCTTAATCTGCGGTGGGAGATACCATCCCATTCTTCCGTAATTCTCAACCAAGCTAATTAATTCGTTACCTATATAGAAATATGTCACACTAGTCATCAAACTTAATGCACCTGTTAATCCGAGCATTATATCAACACGGTAGAGTAGGGCAATAGTGAGAAACATAAAAACCTTTTTAAAGATTCCCCAAAATCCTTTACTAGAATTCCATCCTTTATCCTTATCATTTGGATTTCTCCTACCTTCAACATACGCTGCTGATAAACCAGACAAATAATCTAAAAATACTAGAAACGTAAGTACAGTCAATGCTTCGCTCCAACCACCAAATAAAAATGTTAGGATAGAGCCACCTAACGTATAAAATAAAAACTTACCAACAGATTCAAGCACATAGTTTTCCTCAATTCTTGTAATATAAAAGCCTCTCCATTGAGAAGAGTCTTCGTAAAATGTCTCTTTTATCACTTTATAAAATGTACCAATACACACCAGATGAACGGCCCTTAACTATGATAAAGCTGCTTAAGTCGCTTACATCTCTTTTTCTAATCTGAGCAACAGCATTTAAATCATTTTCTCTCGCTAATCTTGGATACAGGAAGCCGCCTAAGTCTGGTTTACTAATCATTACTTCAGACTCAACATTGTAAACATTTTTGATATCTACTATGGAATCCAAATCACTCTTCTGGCGAATATCGATTGTTGCATCTAAATATTCACGGTTCTTTACATAAAGAGAACCCTCGACATCGTAGAAGTTCTTTACCTCAATCCATGATCCTAAGTCTGGACGTGAAACAATTACATTGGCATCTCGATAATCAAAAAAAGGTACTTGAACAAATGAATTTAAGTCATTATCTCCAACAGCTCTTATTACAACGCTACTATTCAAATCAGGCTTGTTTACAACTAAGCTGCTATCTATATCTGAAAATCTTACGCCTTGAATCATTACAGTGGATTCAACATCACTATTTATACGCTTATACTTAGATACAGTTAAACTTGCATTCATTTCTGGTCGTGATACATAAATTAAGCTATCAATTGTAGATTCTCGCCTGTATGCTACTGTTAGCTCACTTTCAAGGCTCATCTTAGGATCAGTTGTTAATCTTGCTCCCAAATCAGGTCTAGATATCATTACCGATGAGTCGGGTGCAGATGTTCCAAAGTTAGCAACACTAATAGATACAGAAATGTCGCTATTCTTGCGATACACAACTTTTAATGTACTGTTTATGTCTGGTCTGGAGATCGCTAATGTTGAGTCGGTATCATGCTGCATAAAATCTTTGTACTTGTGGACATATAAAGAAGCAGGGAGATAATTAAATCCAAAATTACTTTTAACCGTAAGACTACCTGTTACTTCTTTTCTGCCAGCACCATAGATGAATAGGGAAGAATTTAAATCTCCTCGTCCAAAACTGTAGTTCTGTGACGTAATATATTTAAGCTGAAGAACAGGGGGCTTAAGCGATTCTCTTGTATTAAAATAAGTTGGGTGTGAACTTTCCGATTTAATAACAAGTCCATAATTGATTAGTGATTCATCTTGCCAGCGTTTGACCAAATCAAACACATCGAATTCAATGTACTTACTCGTCCTGTTGATGGTGTAAGAGTCCAGTAACAACTCTGTCCCATATGGTCTATTGGCATATGTAATACCATACTCACGCCACAATGTATTCGGCTGATACACTTTAATATTCGTGTCATCCGTAAAACTTCCACTATAATATAGTCGTAACTTAGCTTCTTCGAGTTTATTTAGATCTGGTACAACAACTTTCAAATCACCGAAATTCACAAATGACTCAAACTGCTCTGTGTCCGACTGTCCGATCATCATGGATTGCGTGTCGCCATAGTTGACCGTTTGCAAGTCTAAACGACTACGTGTTGTAGCATCCTCGATTGGGTTTAAGTCCTTGGTGACTCTTGGAGCTTCCATTAATTCAAACTTACCTAGTAGTCGATTGTGTGGTCTGACTTCTAGTGTTCCAGCTAGATAGTTAACAGAGGTTGATTCTAATACTGAATTGATTTCAGCATTACCTCTATATTTGATATCAATATGACTGCTAACGTCTGCTGATCGCTGAACACGTATAGTAATCGTTGCATCTACAGTTGATTCTCTACGATAAGCAACCAACATTTCAGAATTAACTTCACTTGTTTCTTGCCGATAAAGTACAAATTTACCCTCCATACGGTTGGAGGGAGATTTTATTAAAATTTCACCGCCTAAATCATTGTATGTATCCAAATAGTCACTTCCTATCATCGCATTGTATTGCGATTATACCGCTGCTTTGTTTGAGTTAATCTTAAGTTCGAAAATACCATTGGGTACAGGCTTGGCCTCAATATCTGCAACAATTCTCACGTAGAATTCCTGTGTTTCTAATGGTTTGGTAAGCCCATATGTAATATAATCTGTTGCTAAAAATGGAGACTGAGTACGCGATAATTCTATTTTCACACCTTCAGGCAATTTCTCTTTATTTACCTCAAGCAACAAATTATCGATAGAGTATCCTAGTTGATTTTTGATTACAACCTTTTGATCAAGTGTAGTTTGACCAGCAAAGATCATACCAAAATCCAAGTACTTAAGGATTCCTCCAAATGTGTCAGATAGATACTCTCCAGACTCATCCATAAACATTAGCCCTGTATATGTTCCTGCGAAGGTCGTTTGCCAGTAGTCTGTATTGCCCCAATAATCTTTAAACTCTACACGAAGTTTATTGTCTTTATCAAAATGCATATCTCGTTCAGATATATTGAGATTGATATCAACAGGGGAAGGAGCTAAACGAGTAAATGAACCATCATTCGGGAAGTAGGGGAGATCGTTTAGTAATACACGATACTGTACTTTACCTTTATCTTCGTCATTAACTTGTCCAAGAATCTTACCGCTGTTAAACGAAATTTGGATAGTAGCTTCAGTATTAAGAACATAAAAAGATAGATTCTGAAATTTGGTGTCGTCAACATTTGACTTAATAACAAATTGAGTAGCGTCAATTTTTGTGGGGTTTAGGGACTCTTGCTTTCTGTCTTCTAGGTAATAACCGAGTCTCACTTTGTCACCCTGATTCTTAAAATTACTCTCACCTAGCTTAGAAATTTCTTTGTAGGACATTGCTTGCTTTTTTATTGTATTCATATCATCGACAATTACTTCTGTCCATTTTCCATAATGATATGTTTTCCAAGTTTGCCCTGAATCGAATGACAGCAAAAACTTTGCATTGTCGCTAGCATTCTTGATTATGGTAATTTGCTGTAGGGAACCAGGTAGAGTGAAGTCGTTAGATTGTTTAATGAATTGACCGACGGGTAAAGCGCCAAGTGAAAGCTTAAGTGGGTTATTCGATTCATCTGTCCACGTTACAACTTCAAAATTATTATAGATATCATCCAAAGGAGAATAATTGGCATTACACTCTAAAGAGGCTGTTGTCTTAGTTAATTCATCTGTGTAATAGAGAACATCTACACTGTCGCCAAGCTCGTCATAAAGGATGAAAGGTTCAGTTTCCATTGAAATAAGCGATTCAAGTTTTATTGGATCGTCAGTATATTCGATTATTTTGATTTCTTTGTCTTGCCATTCCTCAGCAAGTGTAAAAGGTGTAGTTTCAATATTTGTCGATATACTATTGATTTTGGGGTTATCTGTAAAGTAGGCTATTTCGATACTTCCATTAAGGTCAAGCCACGCTGATTCAGGTATCTCATCTACAGAATTCATACCTTTCTCCACATAATCCATCTCGTCAGGTTGATTTGTGGTCACCAACGACCACTGATCTGAACTATATGTTAGATACTTGTTATTATTAAAAATTAGAAACTTTGATGCAACTTCATATTCAAACATTTCAATTTCATTAACATAAATCTGACTTCTACCTGCTAAAAAATACAATCTAAAAGATTGATAAGGTTCAGAGAACACATTTAAGTCATATACTTTTTTGGTTTTATTCGAAAAAACTTCTCCACTTCTAGAATCCAAATCATCCCAAGTAGTGCCATCGTTAGAACCCTGGAATTTCCAACTTGAAGGAGAGTAAGATGAATTATCTACAACTATTGAATATTTATATATTCTTTTTTGAGTATTAAAGCTATAGGAAATCCAATATGGATATGCAAATTCTCCTCCCCAATAACTATTAATATTTCCATCGAACACTCTCCATGAAGGAGTACCTCCAGTATTCCCCACACTTGCGCTAACTACTCCAGTTGGAGATGAGTGTGAAGTCATAATAGGAATTGCATTTTCAGTATGAACAATAGGCATTTCAATCCCCTCAGCTCTCTAAGATATTGTTAATAGTTACCCGTCACATTGACTTTTTTAATGGGCACTTTAGCTGTATTAATAGACTGCTTAAACACCTTTCCAGTACCCAAAGGTACTGATTCTAAATTACTGTATTGGCGTACATTCATTTCTTCATTGGTTTCAATTACATAGCCACGATCCATTCCGTTCTGCACAAAGCTTAGTTCGGTTGAAGGGCAATGTAAAAGGACAGGAGGCATTAACTCATAAAATTGCACAGAATAGATATTAATCCAGTCATTACCCGTGGTCGCCAAAGTCGTCTCTATTTTATATTGAGTATATGATTGAACATTCAATATATCGAAAGTTTGGGTATCAGTTATGTTTGCTGTTAAAGAACTTTTGGTGTCTAACACATCCCAATTAATCCCGTTATTTGATGCCATAAATCTAAATGTCCTTAAACCAGCCCGAAAAGAATACCGTTTTACACAAACAGCTTCATTAAATTTAAATCCTATGAATGCAGGATAAGATGAACTTGGAGTAAAATTTGTGGCGTAAACTGTAATATCGTCGCCATCGAATGCTTTCCAAGTATAGTTTGTCGAATAATTAGCCGAACCAATTACACTACCACTTGGACTATCAAAACCATTCATTAATGGTACTAGAGGTCTTTCGGCCTTTTTATATAAAGAATAATACTCATCTGTATTAGTTGAAATCAAAAATTTGCTTTCATACTGTTTCGTATACATTTCCATCTCGCTTATTCTTAACAAACCACCACCATTATTCTTGGTTATGTTGATTCGGTAGTATGAATAAAAATTATAATTTGCAAAATCGAAATTTTGACTTAGATTGGTTGAAAAACTTATATTGCTGCGAGTATCTAAAACTGACCAAACAGCTCCGTCACTAGAACCTTCAATTGTCCAAGTATTGGGCGATTCCGCATGTGAACCACTTCTCATTGTAATTGTGTATCTTGTAATTCTAATACTAGAAGGGAATTTGTAACACAGCCATCCAGTTGTGTTTCCATTTGCTGCGACCCAACCATAATCGTCAACCATGTGATCGAATGCGTTCCACGCTTTCCAACGATCTCCGTATTCACTGCTTGCACTGGCGGCACCACTTGGAGTGGTATTACTTGTCATAGTTGGAATTAAATTATTACTGTAAGTTGCCATTACGCATTTATCCTCTCTTTTTAAAGCAGCTAAAACTTAATACTATTTACTTTTTGTCTGCTAAAATTAACCTTGTGTTCAAAGACTTTTCCTAAACCTAAAGCGAGACTTGTATTCTCAATGTCAACGTATTTATTTAAACGGTTGCTTAGGTTTAATGACCTGTCAAAATTCATTCCGTGTTTTTGAAATGAGTTTTCGTTATTGTCATTCATTACAATTAAACTGGGTACGGTCAATAGTTCAAACATTTTTAGTTCCCCAACACTGGTATAATCTGTAGCTCCACCATTTGCAGTCCAATTCAATCTATACATATTAAAAGCTTTGATATTATCAATTTCAAATACCTTGTCAGTTGTGGGTGTACTCCAAATTTGTTTGGATTGTCTGTCTAGAACTTCCCACTTCCCATCGAATCCATTTGTGCTATCATTGGAGCCTTCAAATGTCCAATTTCTAGGCAAGCGCTTATAGTAGTTATCCAGTGTTCCATTTCGAACTGCATATTTACTTATAATTTTAGGAGACGTAAATTTATATCCTAAGAATCCAACACCGCCTGAACTACTTGTAGAACAGTAGCCTTCATTTTCATCTGTCTGATTGAAAGCAAGATAAGCTTCATTGACCCCCATCGCACCTTTTGAAAAGGCTAATCCAGACGGTGCAGCATTGTTTGTCATTTTGGGTATAATTGTTGAGTCTGAAATTTTTTTTTGGATAGTGGAAATGAACTTATTATTCGTTTTAAGTATTACCTTAATATATTTGAGACTTCCCCATGCATAATCGCCATTGTACACACCGTTTGTGGTTGTTTGAGTAGTTGGATTATAATCAGTATCAAAAGTTGTGACTATGTTTCCATCATCAGACGTAAAATTATTGGCTATTGCACAATTAATAAAGTCCCTAACAGTAGTATCTTTACTTAAAAAAATGGGCAGAAAAGAACAATTAATATACTCCAGTTTTTTTACTGTTGCACCAGCAGAATTACCAGCAAAAATAGGGTACGTTGTAGGAGAGTGAGGCTTGTTATCCCATACGCAATTTCTAAACGAGAGATTAATGACTGAGCCATCAAAGAAATACTCATATGGTCTGCCATCATTACCCGGAGAAGGTCTCTGTATGATAAGTCCGATAAATGTATTAGTCTTATTCATTATGAACCCCCCAGCAGTGACATTTGTCAAACTGAGGATGACACGTTTAGTCTTATCTCTAAGTGTAATTGTCGCTATAGTGATCTCGTAATTAGCATTAAGCACTGATGTAAGTCTTGACTCTGTATATGTTCCTTCTTTAACAATATAGATTAACGTTTTATCAGCAGTAACTGAAGCAACTGCTTTAGATATTGTTTTAAATGGGGAAGTAGCAGATCCAGTATTTGTATCCAAACCCGATGTGCCATCGACATACAGAACTTTTGCGAATGAATCAATAAATCCACCAAAACTAGCCATATTTATTCACCATCCTTTCAATAAAATCGTTATTTTATAATGATGCTTGTAATGTCGAAATACTTCTTCAGGTCTAAAGTCGACTTAAAAACTTTACCTGAACCCAAAATTCCATTGTCCGTCATAGGCTGATCAATTGTTTTGACAGTTCGATTTAATACACTTAAATCATCCATCCCTTTTGTTACAAAGTTATCCTTAGTGGGGGAGGATGTAGTGACTGTTTGCCATGTTCCATTTAAATAGGTTCTATATGTACCGTTGTCATTAATTAAGTGTTTTTGCATTACGTAAAATCCTCCTAACTTTGGACACTTGATAGAGAGTCGACTTTCTTCCAAATAGACTTATCAATTGTTACTCTATGTAGTTGCCCATCTTCAGTCCAAGTTGGGTCTGTGGCATAATCTAGCGTGTAGCCTCGTTTCATTTCTAAGTAATCATCAGATGTATTTAGATAGTCATTGGTATAGCGATCATCGTTAAACTCATCGACGGTGAAGTTTAGGTTTTCGGTAGGCGAACTAAATAGCTCAATTTTTATTCGTGCATATGTATTTGTAGGCGATTGGACAGAACCATCAGTACCAACTTCAACATAGGGAGACCATTCTATGCCATCGACAGATGATTGAGTATAAATTTTAAATGTTGAAGTTGTTCCATTAACAACCGTATTCTTCGCAACTTTTTCAAACGATTTGATCTTGTCGGCAATGTAAATCATCTCAGATTGCCAAGAACCACTTGAAGCATAAACTATTTTGCCTGTATCGCTTTTTTGTAGTTCTACTAGTTGAAGCTTACCGTCTTTATTAAAAATTGTGTTTTCGTATTTTCCCTTGGATAAATCTATTGGGATGCCAATCTCACTTATAGTCATTTATCTCAACTCCCAATTCAAATTATTGCTCATATTTGCAAGTAGGGGAGCATGTAATTCTTCGGATATGAGTCCATTGTTACGGATAATTAATTTCCCGTCCAAATTCTTATCAGAAGTAATCTTGATTTGAAAATATATAGCATCTCGAAAAGGAATGGAGCAAATACATTGAAAATTTATGTTCACGCCTTCTAATTGCATTTGTTTTTTATAGCCGATGTTATATTGCTCTACTCGACTATTGAATCTTCCGTATTCTTCTCTCGTAAGTAAATTAGCATCGCTTGAAGCGTGTTTGTATTGAATGATGTCGTTATACAGGAATGTTCGCCCAGTTAACGGATATTCATTTTCTTCTGTCTTGTAAGAAATCATGAAGCGATGTCCGTTAACATTAAAAATGCCATTAGCTACATCGAAGTAGATTTGTGATCCTTCGCCAATGTAACCAAAGGCAATTAATTTATCTTTCTCTATAGAGGCAAATTCGTTATGTTTGTTGTTGCGTGTATCAAATTCAAAAAGAGATGTAGAATCCCAGTAGTCAGCAATCCAGATAAAATTTTGATAGGGAACGGGTGAACGACTATATTGCATATTACCTAGAATCATTTGTAACCTCCCTAAAAATAGAAATAGACAGGGATAATTTCCCTGTCTCCATAACTAATATTAACTTACAGTATTTTACACATATCTGTATGAGACACGCAGCTTAAAATTCTGTTTGCCTGATGAAGCATCCAATGGTACCGCGCATTGTAATGTCACTGTAGCATAATTACCTGCTGCATCTAACGGTGTACCGTTATTAGCTACACCTAGAATCTCTTTAGCTCCCGGTTTAAACGGAGTATCGTAGACTGTGCCATCCCAATTTTTCGTTGTGCTTCCAGTTGTACCGATTGGCTTGGAAGCAATTTTACCAATCTTTGAACTGTCTTGATCAAGGTCAGTCTCCTGTAAAGTATCTACTTGAGCATGGAACCAACTATTTTTCACTACTTCTACAACATTGCCAACTGTATCGCCTGTACCACCTGTCATGTCACGAGTGGTTATTGTGCAGTCTTCCATTTTTGCTACATCTGTTTTACCTGTGTCTTTTTTGGCATCATATCTATTATTCCAAATATTAAAAGTAAAAGGTGAAGACTTTGTATCTGCATCAATAACTCCGAAATCTTGTGTAATAATTTCGGCTGCATGAGTCGCGTTATACCATGTAATCAAGGGGCTTGCCATTATGTATCACTCCTAAGTTCTAACTATAATATTGACATTTAAGTCTTGTATATTGATTCCATTTTTTAATACGTTGATCCTGAATGTGTCTCCAGCATTCACAGTTTTAATTCCTATTTTCGATGTCTTGTCATCGTGATGTTCCAAAGCATTAAAATGAATATTTTTATTTAAAATATTTGTCCAAGTAATATAATCTCTTGATTTCTCTATTGCGATCTCAGTATCTGTATCTCCTGCTACTCCTAGAATGGCTTCTATTTCTACGATTTCTCCATTGAAAGGGAAGACTGAAAGCCCGAATATCTCCTGATAAACATCTGAATGTTTTCCGATTTGAATGACTCGATCTTGTACTTCTAATGGAATGTCATTTACCTTTTCAAGCAATGCTACTGTCATTAATCCATCCTTATCCTTGCTAACTGGCTGGAGATTGTCACCAAACAAATCAATTGGAATCCAGCGATTACCATCATAACGATATCGAATGCCATCTTTTGTAGTTTGAACTGTCCAACCAAGTTCAGGGTGAGGGTAAGTAGCAGTCAGTTCCTGCATATCTCTGACGTAAGGTTTGAAAGCAAGTCTTGTGGTTTTATATGCATCTATTGCCTTGTTAGCTGCACTATTTGCCAAGTCTGCTGCTTGATTGGCATTGTCTGCTGCTTTTTCTGCTGTACTTGTAGCAACTTGAGATTGTCTAATAATCTCTTCAAGTCTTCCAATAGCCAATTGAGTGTCGTTTAGTCGTTGATATGCTTCATCTACTATATCTTGAAGAGTTTTTACGATATCAGGATGACGTTGCACCATAGCATAAATACGTGATGCAGGTTGCATAACTAATCCTTTACCCATATAGCGACAAAGTTTAGTTGTGCCTTCAAGCGAGGGATGGACTTGGATTGCTCCAGTTTGATATTGGACAAGAAACTCATTTTCGTTCAAATAGGGTCGATTTTCAAATACTTGTTGACTTATCTCTGTCATTCCTGCAATTGATACACCGTGAGCAGAAGAGGGGAGTTCGAATAGTGTTATTAGACCATTCATAACAGTTAGTGAATCAGCACGATTAACGAAAGGATCTTCAGGTGTACCCTTGCGAGTAATCATTATTACGGGATCATTTAATTCTAGATAAGTATGTAATTCTGGCAATATTTCACCTCCTAACTAACTTGATATATTTATCTTTTCATTTCCTGTTTCGATAGTGGTATCTGTGTCTAGCATAGTTTTCACAGGTGAACCAATCATTGCTACAGCTTTACCTTTATAGAAAACTTTAGCGCTACCTCCTGAAACTTCACCTTCACCAGAGCCGCTTTTACCGGGAGAAACTGATTTAATGCTACCTCTGGGAGCTGATGGAGCAGGGTTGGCAACCCAATGTTCAGATGTTTTATCACCAACAGTAGCTATGGGTACATTATTTATAAAAATTTTATTGTCAGAAGAAACTACGCCTTCGACATCTGCATCGGTCGAACCATGACCTGTATAGTATCTAGTTTCATGTCCACCATCGCCATCACTATGTCTTTCACTCCATTCATAGGAGAATTTTACATAATCATTTTTGGTAGATAATTTTGTTGTTGAACCATTCAATGCTACTCCAGCCATATATCACACTCCTAAATACGTTTATATTGATATCTCCATTTAATATCTGCGTCTCCATCGACTTTGAATACATTTTTCCCAACAGGCAGGTTTAAATAGTTATCGTTGAAATCCTTATATCTATAAGTGACAGCAAGCGTGGTCTCAATATCTTGGCGCTCATTGTTTACATATACGGTTTCCCCATCCACAAGCCCAACAAATTTAAACTGTTCGTTGTTATGAGAGGTATTGGTCATAGTGAAATCACCGCTACCAACTTTAGTAATCCATATTTCAGGCTGACAGGGGAGGTCGCCCTTATTGTGGAATACAAGTACTGGTTGAAAATGTAGGGTTATATTAGGATCAAAGAAGGGGCGAATACTGTAATCTGTCGTTTGAATGATTACACGAATACTCAGTTTCGTATTGTAGAGTGGAGTGTCTTCATTTATTTCTGGTATCTCTCCACCATTTACACAGTTACGCCATTCAGACCAATTGTAGCCATCGTCGGATTTACGAGACTGGACAACTATCGTTGAGCCTTCAGGTTGCGTCTGATTCCATGATATTTTGCTTAAAGCTCCATCTGTAACAATAGGTATAGTGACGGTAGGATATGTATAGATGCCATTTCGATTCGTTAGGGATTTTAACATTGTCATTGTTCAATCAATCTTTCCAAAAGGTCTGAAGTTTGAAGCCACGCCAGCTTCTTTCCATTTCAGAATTTTATAACTAACCCATGATGCATTCTTATCATAAGTTGTTTGACCATCAGCTAAACCCCATTGTGGTTCGGTATCTCCTGTTTCGCCGGGTTGCAAACAAACGTAGAAACGACCATTATCTATAGTGGGCAGTCTAATTTCATCTTTGTTGCAATATGTAGATGCTTGCCAGGTATTTGCACCTCGAATATCACTAAACTCAATACCTTCAGAAACGGGGAAGATCGGTTCGACTAAACCTGTGTATCCAGCCTGCGAACACTTATAAATTTTCCCATTATCTACAGTAGGAACAATTAAATAGCCATTAGCACAATACGTAAGTTTAGCCCATGTTGGAGCACTTGTGCCTGAGCGAGTATTAACCCATCCAATATAATCGCCAGATTTGGGGCTTTTCTTATAAAACCGTTTTGCAATTGGATATGTGCCAGATAAGGGAAGCGAATCAATATAATCATCTGATACATCGTCAAGTTTCTGAAAGTTTGAGGCTAAATCATTAACCATTCCTTCAACATCATCTGTTTCAAAATTTGTTTTCTTTAACCCTAATTTTGCTGTTGTTGTTGACATGGATTTCTCCTTTCTGTGATTTATAGTTCATAAAGTTTCTTTCCTCTAAATTCAGTTAACATTGTCTTGTTCGGATTCAAAGTTAACTTCCCATTTTCGATTATTATTTTGCTTTTCTCACCACTTGTTTCGTTAACCAAAACATCAAAAGGCTGATAGCGCCAATTGTAAACTGGTGGATTATAAATAGATGAGTAGGCATAGGGAGCATCACAACGGAATGTGAGCGTAATATATCCCTGTCTTAAGCAATTGTGTACGAGATTTATGTCATCAACACAAAGTGCATAATATATTTTTTCTGGATCATCAGAGAAGAAGAGAGGTTGATAATAAGATTGTTCAGTTAGCCACTTAGCAACTTCTCTAATTTTTATATCGTCCCAAGTATCCTCAAAAGCAAAGGATACGTTAAACTTAAGTGGTTCTTTTTTTGTGCTTTGAAAGTATGGTTTATCTCGTCCTTTAATGGACACTTCATTAATGGATCGTGAAGCTGCGAATATTTCTTCTTGCATTCCAGACGACATATTCACGTTTACGATTCCATAGAAATCAGATTGGATGCCAGCATAAGAAAAGAAGAGGGAGTCACGAATTGTAATATTGATCACCTCCATATTTAAATTGGGCATAATAAAAAAGCCTTTGTTTATAAGGCTTTTGATAGGGGAGAATCATTATAAAATTGGGATTTTACAGACTATTCTCGTCTAAAAATGATGAGTTATTGAGGGATATTTCAAGTTGAAATAAGCCTATCTAATTTTCACTGCAAAGTATTCGGAAACATGTTTCCCATATCTAATAAGCATCTTACCTAGAAAACTCTTTATGATTCCCTTTGTTTTTTACTCAATCCAGTTTGAGTCTTTGGGATGGGCATAGGTTTCATTTCCACTTTATCTCGTATTGTAAATACTCCAAAAGGGTGATAAAATATTGCCAAGAAGTATATACTAAAAAAAAGAGCAGGATGCGCTAACATCCTAACTCTTTTACAACAGCCGCCTTGAAGAGCGGTCGGCAGTGGTTGGGCTTAACGAAATAGACCGTTTACCTTTGCACAGGGCGGTCTATTTCTTGTTGTGGAAAGAAAGTATTAGCACAACCAAAGTCGCAAATGAAATCATAAGCGTCAATGCTTGATATACCTCCACTGGCATCACCTCCTTTGCAGGAGACTAGCCGACCGCCCATCTAAGCCATTCTGTTGATAGGGATATTATACCATATTGATGGGATAGAGAGAAAGAAACATATAAGTACGTTACTTAGTTAAAAATTATTTATTTATAGGAGAATTATTGTATTCTTTCTGTTTTTGTTCTTTTTTCCATTCCATAAACTGATTAAATTCTTTGTTGGTCATTTCATCAATTGATTTTGAATCAGGTAGACTATTATCAATACATGAAGAAATAAGTGAGAATATTCCCAATATAAAAAGAATAGATACTGATAATAAAGTTAGTTTGAGAACAAATTTTCTATCTATACTTAACTTAGGTTTTTCATAACCTATTGTGTCATTTCGCTGATCATATAATAAGTTACCACATTTTGTACAATGAGTAGTACTGTCTTTATACTCATGTCCACATTTCAAACAACGAAACATACTAGTTTCCACCTCTCAAATTATACCAATAGTTTACCATGTCTTGGGTAATGGGTCTATAGTATTATGAGAGAGGTGAAGGTAATAGATATTGCTGTTAGGGGTATATAAGAAAAGAGCCTAATTAAAGGCTCTTTTTGTTTATCTGTATATTCATTTTTATTACATCATATAAGCTTTTAGCCCAATATAATCGGAACTACCTTTTTCCACTAAATCAATTGGTTTAAGTCCATCTTTGTTTTTAATGTTGGCGTTAGCTTTGTAAGTTATGCCTGTTAATTCACCAAAATAAAAGTTGTTTTTATCGATTACACTCTCGTGAAGCGGCGTGTTTCCAAGAGCATTTTGAATATTCACGTTCAAGGCATTTTTCTTGATCACTAAATATGTCGCATAATCATTCTTACGAATTACCCAGTGAAGGATTGAATCTCCATTTGCATCCTGACTATTAATCGTCAGCTCACCACTAGCAATGGCTGCTGCAATCTTCTCGCTATCCAGTTTATCTCCTTTTGTGTATTGATCCACGTTAAAGGTTTTACCTCCTTGCTTAACCGCTGTTGTTGCTGGCTCACTTTTTGTGGTGGTTGTAGCTGATGGGGTAGAGGAGGGAGCAGGTGTAGCTCCATTGCTTTTCACTAGCTCAATTTTTGCGCCAGAGGCACTTGCTACATTATAGCCCATTGCACTTGCTGTATCTCTTAGAGGAAGATAAGCTTTACCATTCACATTGACAGGACTATCGTTTAACTTAGCTTCTTGTCCATTGACCACAATCTTTGTAGGTGTCAATGTTGCTTTTAAATATGTACTTGCTCCTGCTACGCCACTAACTGCCACTGCAACACCAAATATTGTACCAGCGAGGAACGTTGGAATTCGCTTCTTCATTGTATATCCTCCAATTATTCGATTAGCATATGATTTTACACATACTTACAATATATATCGGATAGGAGGGAGTGGAAGTTTATAGGAAATATTAAAACAAAAAGACCCTGTAAAGGGTCTCATTAATTAAACCTATTCAATTTATTCACAGGCTTCAATTCTCTATTGGCGCTGTTAACGTATATCTGTTTGATTAAAAAATAGTAAGAGGATTACCCCACCGACCAAAGTTTGGTAACCCTCTTACTCTTCTGTTTTTCTTTTAGTCACCGGATTACTAATGTATTTATTATAAATCACTCATTTTGCAGAGTCAACAATAAAATTAATCTCTTTTCTAACTCCTATATTTTTGTTATCAATAGTCTACAGCTTACATGAAGTCGTAGCGAGTTCCGTTGAAGGTTATTTTGCCATCAGCAGAGAGGACGATAGAGGCTTTACCGTTGGAAATTTTGATGTCTCCTTGGTCACCGATGATATCAATCTGTTTGCCCATGAAAATGAGTTTAGCCGAATCTGAATTAACGTATATGCCATCATCTTTTAGTTTAACACTTCGCTCTTTGGCACTATTGCTGGCATTGTAGATAAAGTCAAAGCTTCCATTTGGTTTCTTAATCCAACCAATACCCGATCCACCACTACCACCGTCACCAATACCCATTCTCCAAAATGGGGTACTACTGTCACCAGAACCCTCGAATCCACCTTCCATTTTAGCTTTTTCGTCCATCTCGTATTCAAGTACAGGCCATTCAGTTTCATCGGTAGTCATTTGTCCTGATTGAGTTGAATTTTTCCAGTATAACGGTTTGCCATCATCCAAGGTTTTCTGTTTTCCAGCGCCTTTAACTTTACCAGTTATCCATTTTGCAGTATTACCTTCAATACGGATATAGTTTGACCAATCAGAGAGGGCGGCATTTGTTAGTGTGCTGAGCTTTCCTGCTACTAATGCTGAAATAAATCCAGAATCAGATGTAACCATATTCGCAGCAATTAACTTTGCGTCAACGCGACCAGCCCCCAGAATATTCCACCCATCCATATCGAGATCGCGCGTAGCAGTATCCAATAGAAAGCGACCATTTGGGTCGGTCAGTTTCAAATTTTTGAATTTTGCTGAACCGTCTATATTTATGATAGCAGGAGCAGAATCATCTACCCCTCCAACATGAATGCCCGTATTATCAATTAATACAACTCTATTGCCACTACCAACAATCAATTGACCATCTTGAAATACTCCACCTTTAGCGTACATTACACCATCTGGGCTGACTCGGAACGGACTTGACGAAAATTGTTCGCTTCCCAAATAGATTCCCTGCATATCGGCTGAAAACACGTATTTACCTTTACCAATTCGAATACTTCCATCAGCAATAATACTGTCACTAATCCTCAAATTTTGAGCATTTAACAATCCATCCAAACTAGTCCACAATGTTTTCTTATATGTAGTACCATTTTTTTGATCAATAAAGAATCCCGAATCGCTATCTATCCCCACATGATTAATTACATTAGTATTGCCACAATCAGTAGAAGAGTAATGATTGAATCGCAGTCCAAACTTATCTGGATTTTCTTCCAATAACCCAAGCTTAACGACTTCACGTTTACATCTGTCTTGAATGGTTAATTTGGAACCTTCGATAGTGAATACACCAGTTGTATCACCGATTACAACACGCTCACCAAGGATAAGCTTCCCTAGTACCATTTCTGCAATAACGCCATCCGCGGAAATAGCGGTTTCCCATTTATTCCCATTCGACCGAGTTAATCCTAGTACCCCATGTGTTAGCTTGAGGTATCTCATACTATCTTTGTCGTCAGTAATTGTTATTCCAGTATGGTCAATGGTAACTGTCTCATTGATAGCCATCTCTAAACGCTCTTTTTCTCTGTTCCACACATTTTCAAATAGCTTGTTCATTTCGCTTGAATCAAATACTGCTTTGTCATACTTGAACTTATTCAAATCCAACGTAACTCCATGAGTCCTTACATCTTGGAACAACTTATCAAATTCATTTCCCATTCTGCTTACGTCTTTAACATTGGATATTGTCAGACTAATATTCGACTGTTCATAGTCATATTCAATCTTAATTATTCTTGCCGTAACATCTACTCCAGTCGGTTCATATTTGATGTTAACGAAATCACCAAGATTCATCTTCTTCCAATCATATTGGGCTTCAATTATCTCTAAGAAGTTAACAATATCGATCTCCATGCTAAGTTGTGGACGTAGCAATTCTTTGAACTTCTTCATTGTTTCATCGTACAAATCTTGCTCATCTATGTATTTACTGTCTGAGTAGTCCTGCGTAATAATATATGACTCGCTTAACTCCATCATTTGCTCATGTGTAAAGTTCTTATCATATGCAAATGTACCTCTTAGGTTACTTATCTTGTTGGAAACGGTAGTCAGATTAGCTTTAACAGCATCAATTTCTGCTTGTTTCTGTTTAATCTGCATTTCCTTATTATCTAAACTGTATCGCTCAATAATCTTTGAATCAGTGCCAGAATCATACTCATCTATGCTAATGTTACATACCTGAATGTATACACCCGTATTGCCACCGCTAATAGAGACATTGACATGATCCTGATATCGAACCTTACCCAGAAGTCTCCATTGATTAGAAGAAACGGCTTTATTCGATCCATCTAAACTAACTGTAACACCAGTTGTGTCATCAACCTTAATCATAACCGCATAACCAAAATCAGAAGACAATTTGAAGCTACGTGAACTGCTACCAGAATGCTCATACTTCTCAAAAAACATCTTCAAATCAAATTGTTGAGATATTTTCGTATCTGCAACTACAACTTCATTTTTTACTAGCTTATCCATATCAACTTCAAGAAGAGCTAGTTGCTTTTCATAGCCTTGTTGTTCCTTGAGGTATGCATTAAACTCTGTTTTCTTTGATTCAATTAATGCTTCAAAGTCGAGTAGGGCATGACACAACGAATCACTCATGTAATCACTGTGTCTAATGACATTCCGATTAGCATCCCGTTCAAATGGATACATGAAATATTGAAAGCTTTCTACATAGTTTTGCCCAGTAGGATTTACTTTTTCAAATGTCATGTCATCCTGACCAAACCCCTTTAACCTTGTGACTATAGGTTCAGAGGTTGAATGTCTAGTCATCGATTTTAAATACTTATTCCAACTGAAGGTCAATCCTTTATTTGTTCCAGTGAGTTCAGGCTTTTGTAATGAAATGGTGTTTTTATCCGTATTGAAAATTGTTATAGCATTATATGTTTCGCCAACAGTCAAAATCGCATCCAATACATTTGTGCTTGAGAAATCAAATGCCCTATAAGTTAATTTGAAATCAGCATCAATGTAGTCGATTTTCCAAGTAGTTGGGGCAAGAATTTCATTTAGTATTTGTTCGGCATGATATGATTCTACAGTTAATCCACGAATAGCAAAACCAACTAGAAGACCAGCCGTAGAAATACAATTCAACGTTCGAATATCAGATTCATCGGAACTAGAATCTTCAATGCTTTTAATGTAATACCAATCAACATTATTTCCACTTACTACCTTAATCAGATATCTTTCTCGAATTAGACCAATGTTTTTATTCGGAACTAAACGATGATTGACATCTATGTAAAAGGGGATAGATAACTCTAATTCACTAATATCGTGCCATGTAGTAGAAATTTTATCGTTAAACGCCTCACTTATTTTGCTTATGATTGTCCTATCTGGTCTACATAAGAAATATTGAGGTTGAACAGGTTTTAAATTGTAATCAATTTCTCCGAGCAATGTATCACCTCTTTAGAATAGTGATGGGGGAGAGGTAATCCCCACCGATTATAGATTGAAGCCATAATTATTTCCTAAAATACCTCTCTTGGATTGTGTCTTGGCGGCATCAATCAATTTGGTTAAGATAGTCGAACCTGAATCCTTATCGTTTGCATGAATTTCAACCTTATCAATGTGAATACTGTTATCGCTAGAAGCAGTAGATGTATTATTGTTTTTAACAATGTTAGGGTTAAAAGTGCTCTTAACCGAATCTACGATGCCACGGGTTACATCGATGATTTTCAACAAGTTTCCTGTGTCGCTTTTATTTAAGATTAATTCCTTTTGGTGGGCCAATAAGAATTGACCTTCTTTAGGCATATTAGCAGGAGTCATACCGCCAGTTTCGGCAGAGAACGGTTTGATCTTATTTAGATAGTCGTATGATCCATCTGGAAATCCCCATTTAGAACGCATCGCATCGTTATCTTGTTTTAATTGTCTGAATTGTGCTTGAAGACTTTTAATTTTATTAGTGTCTGGTTTCTTTTCACGTTGTAACTGAACGACTTGTTTAGAAATATTTTCAGCCTTTTGCTTGTTGGAAAGGTATTTTTGCCAATCTCCTTTTTCTTTTTCCTTATTACTGCCATTACTTGAACCATTTCCGTTTCCATCGCCAGTTCCAATGCCCGTGTTATTGCCGATTCCACTATCTAAGTTCAAGAAATCGTCCAACTTACCCTGATCCATAGAAAGACTATCTAACATGTTCTGCATTTGCTTGCTTGTATCTAATGATTGTTCTTGGAGGAAAGTGAAGAACTTCGAATACTCGCCTTTTAATTCGTCAATCACAGATTTTACCTTAGTCTTGTCATTGGACATGAGGTCTTGCTTCATTCTATAGAATCGTTGTTCGTCTTCAAGAATGTCATCATACTTCTGCTCAGTAAGTTCTTTTTCTCTATCGATATTATCTGTAATTGCATCATGATTTCGGTCTTCGGCATTTTTAGTTTTATCAAGGTATTTTTTTCGATCTTCTAACTGATCATTCAAACCTTCTTTACGCAATTCACGCTCACGATCAAGTTTAAACTTATCGATCTCTTCATTCTTTGCATCTAGTTGATCGGTTAAATCTTTCCTTTTAGCTTTAGCTTCATAGGAATTATTAAGAGCAAGCTCATTAATTTTATCCTGTATCTTTTGGCGCTCATCTAGTTTCTTTTTGAGTTCCTTGTCATAGTCATCAGATTCGCTTGTTCGATCTAACTCCTGAAGCTGGCGTTTAATAATCTCTTCAAATCGATCAGACTCTTCTTCGAGATTTTTTAATCGAGCTTCATGTCTCTTATCTTCAGCTTCTTTTTGTTTATCGATAGCCTTTAAAGCTAAATCCTTCTGTTTCTCAATCTGTTTTTTGTATGCTTCAATAATCTTATCAGCAGCCGCAGATTTGATAGAGTAGATAGCATTGTTATACTCAAGGTTCTTCAACGTTAGATCTTGAAGACGTTTAGACAATTCCTCTTTATTCTGTAAATTCAACTTTTCATTTTTCAATTGTCTCTCTACAGCTAAAATCTCTTTCTCTGTAGCTACACGTTGCTCATTTATCAACCCGATCTGAGTAATAAGCTCTTGTTGATATGCCTTCGAGTTTTCGTCCAACGATTCCATACGAGCCTTGGACAGAGCTATCTTATCAGCAGCAGCATTAATCTTTTTCTCATATTCATCAAGATTAGAGACAATGACAGCATAGTATTTTTCTTGTTTCTGCTGTTCTAGTTCCCACCACTTTGTACTATTCGAAGCTTTCTGCTTATCGAACTCGCCAGAAGTGATTTTATTCTGTTTAACCAAATTATCCAGATTGATATTCTGAGAGACCAATTCTTTTTGCTGTGCTGTCAGCGACTTAATCTGAGAAGATTCTTCTTTTCGCCAGTTTGCCGAGACTTGATCATACTTAGCTTGTCTACCTTGAGATTTAGCAATGTCAGCATCCAAGGCATCCAGCTTGTTCTGACTCATAGTTACGTAGTTCTCAATATAATCAACACGAGTTTTATAAATGTTATCGTATGTAGTTGTTCTATTTTTCCGTGCATCTTCTTGTGCTTTTGCTAAATCCGAGGCTGAAGGAAGGGTGTATTTATTTTTAGATTTCCCACCCGAAACAGAAGAAGTGTCGCCATCATAATATCTCAAAACGTTGCCTACATAATTTACATCGCCATAAACCTTGCTACCAGTTTTCTGCTTTTGTTTAGCAGAGAACTTCTTCATGTTCTCTACACTGTAGCCACCATTTTTGTTGAAGTAATCCAATATTCCTGGCCCCATATTATACATAGCTAAAGCAATTTCAACGTTGCCCGTTTGATTGAGATATTTTGCAAACATTGAGGTACCAGTTTTAATACTGCTTTCAACACTGGTGTTTTTACCAAGGCTGCTAACCTGCATTACATTTTTAACACCATTAGCGCCATTACCCGACTCCTGTTGAATGATCGCCTTAATTAACGCAGGATCAACGCCATTCGTTGAAGCGTATTTGTTTATCAGATCAGCGTTTTTGCCTGTAACTTTGCTACTGGATGCAACAGAAGTTGAAGTAGGGAGGGCAGAAGTACCGGGAATGCGTGTAGCTCCATCATAACGAGTTGCCCAATATTTGTCGTTTAGGTTGCCTTGCTTTAATCCCGAATTGCCCATTTGCATAAAGTTTCCATCACCCATATAAACACCAACATGGGAATGTGCCTTACCATTGGTATTGAAGAATACCAAGTCGCCTTTCTGCAATTCCTTTTTACTCGTTACAGCAGTGCCTTGTTTTGCTTGTTCGGCGGCAGTGCGAGGCAGCTTAATATCAAGGAACTCCTTAAACATTTCCTGCACAAACTGAGAGCAATCCGATGTTGCTCTTTGTACAAACTCATCATATGTACCTTTGTATTCGCCGTTAATTTGTTTGTATTTAAAGGCTCCAGAAGAAGAGAGGGATAACGCTTCTTCTATCATAGAATCTAAGCCAGTACCACCCTTAGTTGTAGTGGTGACTTTTGTAGATACCAACTTAGATGGATCTTTAATGCCTTCTGTGTACAATTCAGCTTGCTTTTCAAGAAGTTTTATCTGTTCCTTTAGAGCTTTGCCGTATTCCTCTGTTCCTTTTTTTAATCGACTCATTCGACTAGTCTGTGCATCTTGAGCAGCAGCAATATCTTTAAGTTTCTTCTGAGTTTCCGTTAAAATCTCATTTGTCTCGGACAAGGAATCATTATATTGTTCATTTTTCTTTGTGGCTTCTTTGCTGACACCTAAGTCAGGATCGCTAAAAACACCAAGTAACTTTTTAGCCTGTTCAGATTTTTCTTCTAAAGAAGAAGTAAACTTATCCAATTCACTTCTTTGTTCTTCAAGTACTTTTGTTCTAAAAGTTGGAACCTCTTGATCTTCTGAAATTCCTAAAGCATTCTTTAGCCCATCTGTCATAGGCAATTTGCTCTTAGCAATTTCTTCGTCAATCTTAACTAGCGCTTTCTTAGCGTCAGCTAAATCTTTTATACTATTAAGCTCAAGACCATAAGCGTTAATGTTGCTAATAACAGAATTGATATTGTTGATTTCTCTCTGTTTTTCGCCTTCTAATGCTTGCTTAACCATCAAAATTTGAGCTTGTCTTAGTTCTTCAATTGCTCCAGTCTCTAATACGTAGCCATCTTTAACCTTTTTAACGCTGGCAGCCAGTTGAGGATTCTTTTTAACTAATTCAGTAACTGTTTCTGCACTTAAATGACCATTTTTTTGTTGATCATATAATACTTGATTCAATGTTTTAAGTTCAGATGAACTACTGTCCAAACTTTTTTTAAGATCTTCTTGAGCCTTGGAAGCATCATCAGTAGTATTAGCTAGTTTTCCAGTTGCTCCAGCCAATTGATCTGATTTAAGAGTGCTCTCTGTATACTGAATGTCAATATTTTTTAAATCAAGATTCAACCCATTTAAATCAGTACGTAGTTGATCAACTTTCTCTTGTTGTTCTTTGTAGTCAGCCACGTCAGATGGGCGACCAAACGAACCCTTTGCCCATCTCTTGTCAATTGCCAGTTTATTTTCGGCTTCCTTTAGTTCCTCTGATTTTTGATTGATTTTCTTACGTAAAGCATTTTTTTGACTGGTCAATTCTTGTCTATTTAAATCCTCTTTTTCTAACCGTAACTGTTTCAAAGCTTCAATTTCTTTTTTTGCAGCGTCCTCTGTGAATCCTGCCGCTTTAAGTCTTGCTAATCCTTCATCACCAATGGTAACAGCTATAGCTTTTGAAATTTCATCTAATTGTTTCTTTGCTTTGCCTTGAGCTATTTCTGATAAAGTTCCACTAGTGACAACTTTGGTTAGGTCGTTGTGGGCTTTAATTAATTTAGGAAAGAAATCGATTTGTCTATCAATCTGACTGATTTGTTGTTCTCTAGCCGAGATATTATCTTTAATCTTTTGCGTTTCGTCCCGTTGAGCCTTTTCAGTTGTTCCTAATCCTAAAGCCAATGAAGCCAGAAGGCCTATAGCCACCGAAATACCCATTGTCGCTATACTCGTTGTGACAGCGGCTCTAGCAGATGCGGCAGTTTGTGCATTAATTGCTACAGTTGTCGCTTCAGTTGCAACTGTTCTACCGACTTCAGCAGTAGCGGCGGTTCTAGAAGTTACAGCATGAGCAGCGTTAGCTACAGAACTAGCAGTAACAGCAGCAGTTTCTTCATTAGTTACCACAATCAAACCTTGTCTCATGGCTCTTACAACTGTAAGAGAATCGATTGCAGTTTTAATTGGTGATTTTAGAGCAATGAACGCAGCTCCCAGTGCAACTACGGCAGTACTTACACCAAAAACAGAAGAAGGGATTTGAGATACGCCAATAAAAAGTTGATCAGTTATATCGAGTATGGATTTGATTGTATTACGTAATCCATCATTACCAGCAGTATTGAATATATCAATGAAAGAGGTTTTTACTTGTGATGCTTTACGAGAAATAGTATCCATCTGGGTGGTCAAGTACTCTAATGTTGAGCCAGTTGAACCGATAGAATATGCCGTTCCAAGTAGAATATCACCCGGATTTAATGAAGCAGCCAATTTAGCATACTGATAAACGCCACGGGAAATAGCAGCGTATGATTGGGTTAAATCATAGTTTTTATCAGTAACTGCAATAGACAGATCTAGTAAGATATCTTCAGCTTTGCGCCATTGTTCAACTCCATTAACAACTTCCTTAGTCTTGACACCCAATTTTTCAATTTCACCAACTGCTTTACCTGTACGAATAGTACCTAATACTGTTTTCCACATGTTACCTAGATTTTCACCAGATAATGCGGTATTACGCATACCTGATGAAATCAGACCGTTCATGAAATCAAAACTAACGCCTGTTTCTTGAGCAATCTTACCTGTGCGCTCAAATGCTGCTCCCAAGTCTCTAGCAGGAGCCATAGTTTCGTGCGCTACCTTACTCCAAGAATCAAGGATTCGACCACCATACAGTTGTGCATCATTTGTATTCTTAAGTTGCACACCATATTGAGCTAGCACCGATTCCATTGATTTTGTGGCATCTTCAAGACTCACCAAGTCAACTGTGGAAAGCATAGTAGATTGACGTACTAGGGTCTGAACAACACCGACATCTTTATACATACGACCCCAGAGACGTGCAGACTCAATTACATCAGTGATGGCGGCGGCTTGGTCGTGCGCTGTTTGAATGAACTGCCTTGACTCGTTATTAACCTTTTGCATATCCAAAGAGCCTTTTTGTAAACCTTGAAAGTAGTGCTCATTTGTTTGAATATATCCAGCCATGTGACTCTCAATGTCAATCATGCCTTTAAATCCGGCAGTAATACTAGAAAATACAGTTCCATACATCGCACCAGCAATCATATGTGCGCCAATAGACTTAATAGCATGGCTAACTTTTTCGCCAAAACTTGCAACCTGTGTACTGGCTGATTTAGCTGATGACTCTAAATCTCTAAAACCTTGCTGGATTTGTTTCATTTTCTGCTTTAGGTTTGCATCATTAATATCTAATTTTGATGCAGAAGAGAGCAGGGAGGAGAGGTCAGTCTGATTAATGTTTGAGCCATACTTAGTGCTCAATCTTTGCGCGTTGGTTTCTGCTTGTTGCTTAAACTCTTTAAGATTTTGGATTTTTTTCTGATTTGCTTGACGCTCAGCGACTTCTTGCTGACCAAGTGAACGAACCCACCAGTCCTGATATTCCTTACGAGTCGCCTGAATTGCATCCTGATTCTTTTTATCGGCTGTACGTTGTCTATCTGCATTTTCCTGAATAGCTTTTTGCTGATTAGTGGCTAATTGACGTTCAGCCGTATTTACTCTTTCCATGGACTTAATACGTCCATCATACATTTGATTAACAAGAGATTCTTGATCTTTCAATGTTTTAGCATGGTTGATTATTTCGTCGTACTTTTTTACAATGCCATTTTGATCAATATTAGCTGTAACTTTTTGTCCAGTTTCTTTGTTTTCATATGTATTTTTATAACCAACTACTTGACCTTTACCGTTCTTAATGGCTTTCTCATTGGCTAATGCATAGCCTTTTAACTCAGATTCCAACTGCTGAATTGATTTCCGTTGTCTATCGTAAGCTTCAGTCTCTTGTTGTAATTTCTGTTTGTGCTCATCAATAACTTTGTTGGTCTTAGTAATGATATTGTTGTCGGCTGATCTTAGCTCAGTTATTTTTTCAATACTTCCATCTAGTCTTTTATATGTAGTAGTGGTTTCACTAACAATCTTATTTTGTTGTTCCATTGCTAAATTCAACTTATTAGCAGCGGAAACAAAACTATTCATACTTGCTACAAAGCTCTTATCAATATTGATCTTAATATTTAAACTTTGAAGGGAAGGGTGTTTACTTAGAGCCTTCAATTTTTCATTGATATTTCCTATACTAGCTCCCATATTTAGGTCAGCTTGTACTAGAATCTTAAGCATATCTGCCATTACGTTTAAGTCACTTCCTTTTTTTACTTTAGAAAAATAGAAAAAAGAAGAGACTTAATATCTCTTCTTACTGTTCATCCTTATATTCAATTTGTTCTACAATTTCACAGAAGCGAACATACCAGTCTCCTTCGGTACCAGTAAACTCGGTTGGACCACGATTGATCACCGATTCCTTAACAGATAGGAGCATTGCTTTTCGTTCATCTGTTTCATCAATTACAATTTCTTCATTATAAAGCTTGTTTAACTCAGAGAGCCGTTCATTATCATTCTCGAAGGTATATTTTCCGTTTTCAACAATGGGATTTCCTTCTTTATCTTTAATCACATAATCAAGGTTGATATCATTTGCATCATTTAAAAGTTCTGTGTAATGGTCGGTAAGTAAACCTTTAAATTTAACTCTATGTCTAGTGTCAGTTCGGTCTGTTTTTAGTTTATCTAGATAAGCAATAAAATTTTCAAGTTCAAATTTGTATAGTTTCATATTAGCTCCCTTAACATTAAGATATCTAATTGTGGTAAAAGGATAGTTTTACTTAGATTGTTTTACTTAGTCCAACATGTGACGTAGGGTTCTTGCCAACGTTCTTTATTGAAAAGAAGGGGATTATCAGGGTATTGTTTGTGAGTTGAGAATGTTTTCTTTTGAATGAGAAAATAAAATTTTGCAATTTCTTCGGATGTGCCCTCAACTTCAAAACCGTTGATTTTAGCTTTCATGTTCAACTTCTCCTTCATAGTCTTTACCGATATGGCTTTTCAACTTGCCTAAGCTCTTCCATTTGCGATCTTTAGCTGTTAAATCGTTGTAGATGCGATACATGTCGGCACTCGTCCAACCCATAAGCTCAATAATAAAATCTGACTCAAGTCCAATTCGAGTTAGATTTGTAACAAGGTAGTGTCGAAGGGAGTGAAAATAGAAGGGTGTTTCCAAAAACTTTTCCCACTTAGTACTCCAACTTCTAACTGTACTAACCTCTGCTGGTTCACCATTCGATTTGATAAACAGGTAGTCATGTTCTTTATCATTCTTTTGCATAATCTTTTCTCGTTCTACAATCCAAGCTTGGTAATAGGGCCAGAACTTTTCTTTAAATATGTATTTGTATAGAAGCTTTCCTTGCTTGCCGAACCCCTTAGTCTTAATCTCTTTAGTGGTTTCTAAGAATAGACCGTCAAAAGCAGTGTTATTCTCATCAATTATCGAAGTTGTAAACCTCAACAATTCAGAAACTCTTGCACCACTATTTGCAGCTAAAGCGAGAAGACACGCCTCTTGAGGCTTAATTAAGTCGTCGCTCAAGTGTTTTAGAAGAGCATCAACCTGATCTTCGAGCAATATAGTTTTTTCACGAACAGGGTTATTCTTGAGATTATCGATTGATTTAAGAATCACGTTACGGAAACTTGGATATTCGTCATCAAAAAAGTTCTCAATAAAGTTGGAAAAGCTACTTAAACACGATTTCATTCTACCGAAACGCTTAGGACTCCATTTTAACTCTTCAATTGCATAGCTAAAGAAATCGGAAAATTCAATCTTTTTGATATCTACAAAAAACTTATTGTCATTCTCAAGGAGATTCCAAGTGAAGAATATGTTCAAATCACTTTTATATCCTTTGATCGTTCCATCTGAACATTTCATATTTTTTTCTTTTATAAAACGATTAATCATTTTAACGTTCTTTGGATTAAATTGTGCAGTTAATTCTTCGTTTGTTATTACCTTGAAAAATGTTTTTCTTGCCATTCACATCAAATCCTTATGTATTATTAATGAGTATTTAGGTGAACTCATCACGGTATTTTGCAAGCATATAAACACACTCCCTATGTTTGTATAAAATAGCTCTTTTACTTAACTTCCACATCAAGTCCTTGACGTGATAATCCCCTATGAAGTGCCGCAACATGAGCATTAGTATCATGCAGCTTCTCGACAGTCTTCTCAACGAATGGGCGAGGACGACCAGAATAAGCGAATTCGAAATCGTAACCCTGACCAGTTTCTACGACTAGACCAACATTCTTACTTCCATCCATACGATGACTTTCAATGGATACAATATCCTGTCCAATCATATCAACAATCATATTGCGCTCATCTGTTAGCCCCCCTTGATCACGCTGTCTTTCGTAGACTGTGGGAGTATATACATCATAAACATTATCCTGTATTGACTGTTTCATATTAACTTTTACTGTATTAGCGACATCGACTTGCAAAGATGAGACGATTTTTTGCTTCAATAGTCTTTCCAATTCAGCAAAACTATTCGCTGTTGGCATTAGAGTTAGCCTCGTTATTATTCATTTCTTCGTTTGCTTTTCTTTCAATCTCAGCAAAATTATCTGCTATTTCCTTAAAACGCTTCTCTAATTTTTTGACCTCAACCTCAGGTAATTTATTTGCAACTTCTACGAAAATGTTTGTATTCAATAAATTCTCGTACACCTTAATCAAAGTCTGAAAGTCATTCTTGTTGGGAATGGGGAGGTCTGTAAATTCGCGTAGCATCAAAGTAGATCCAATTTGTGACGCAATTTGGCTGAATGTTAATTCAGTAAGTTGTGATTTTTCAATCCCTTGTACAACTTCTATTAGTCCTGTAAAGATGTTGTTGATTGAACTTTCTTTAAAGTTTTGCTTAACAGTCACCTCAAATTGACCATCCAGAATGGGATATGTTTGCGTCTGTTCTAGCTCTTTGCTGAGTTTATTCAATTCTGTAGCTGTTAGTTTCTTACTCATTTTTTCGCTCCCCTTAACGACAAAAATAAGCATCAACAACTTGTGATGCCCTAATGTCGTAATTGTGATATTTATATACAAATCTTTGTGCTTTTTTTGCTTTGATTTTTCGCTGTCTGTCCGTCATATTAAGAACTTCGTTGACCATTTGAATCATTTCTTCAGTCGTTTTGGGGAGATAGACTAAATCATGGAATAGATATTCCTGAGCCTTAGTCCAAGGGGATACAAATACACCTCCACCAATTGCAATAGCTTCAAACGGCCTCATTGAAGTTTGTGTGATAGAATGATCGTCTAAGTTTTGTCCAATGATAATTTTTGAAGAAGAGTAGAGTAGAGGGAGTTCTTCATATGCCTTATATCCCTTATATACATGAAGATGACTCAACAAATTTATTTTACGATTTACATCCATCCACCAATCATTACCGTAAATAGATATATCAAATCCTTGTTCAACCAAGGGCAGAATAAAGTCTTTCGTTTGCTTAGATCTTCGTTCGTAGTTATTAGCTACTAGTGAAATATCATAATTTGTCTTAGCGGATAATGTCTTGTGGAAGGAGGGATTACACCCAAATAGCATTAACTCTGCCTTTTTACCTTTACGCCAGTAATTTGGTAAACATTCGGCGGTGGTAGTAAAGATGTGATCAGCATAATTAGACCAATAATCGCCTATCCAGTGGTCATATGGAGTATCTTCGATTGCCCAATAAGCATGGAAAATGCCTTTTTCTTTAGTGTGTTCAAATATATCTTCAGCAAAGTTCGCAAAACATTCTGAGAAAACAATGTCTGGTTTATAATTTTCAACTACTTCTTTGAATAACTCACTCTGAATTTCCTTAGACTTATCCCACAGTTGGTATCTACCATCCATAATATAAGTGTCACATCCAAGGTTTTTAAAGCCTGACGCAATACCATACTTGATTAACGCTGCATTATTTGTAAAAAGAACTTTCAATTTTTTAGTCAAGTATAACACCACTCTTTAAACAGTAATCATTAATGGCTTTAAGTATCTGTTCAGAACGTTTCTCCCATGTATTTTCTTTAGCGTGTTTAAGGCATATATCCTTGTAGGTATCCATTTTTCCATGTTGGATTGCTTTGTCGACTTGGGCTAAAAATTCATCGTCATTATCAGCAACTAGAACAGCTTCATCATAAATCTCTGTTTCCATCCATTTGGTAGCTACAGTGATTTTACCCGCAGCCATATGTTCGAACATTTTAATAGCACATGCTGCTTGTGTAATTTCCAATTTAGTATTGAAGGGAAGGAGACATACATCAGCATGAGCATAATAGTTGTAAAGATCGTCGTGATCCTTGGTTCCCAATTTAATAACATTTGATGGACATTCCTTGCCAAACTCTTGTCCCACAAGTACAGTAGTATATTTCTCTGCAACTTTACGAATCAGACGAGTATCTACCCAAGAGCCAATAGCACCTGAAAAGAGAGCAATTGGGCCATTTAATGTTTTATATTCTTCAGGAATTTGTGAGGGTTTATTTATATACGATTCTGGACAAGCATTTCTGACTAGATATGTACTTTCATTGCTTTTGCTTCTAAGGTCATACAGAAACTGACTAGATGTTAACACAATGTCGGCTTTCTTAATGGCATCATCTTCATATTCATACCAATCACTAAAACTATCAACTGAATCATAAATATTAATCTTTGCTTTTATATCTTCGACATATTGAGCCGATTTTGCCCAAGTGTAATAAAATATATCTACTTTAATGCTTCTATGCTTAATTAATTTAAGTACTTCTTCGAAATTGTGATAGACAAATAAATTAGGTTCAACTTCTTCGGGCTGTTTGTCTGATTGAGTGTTATTACAAAAAATCACTGTCCAACCTCTTCGAGCAAATTGCTTAACAATCTGTTGGGGACGTTGCGTGAGGAAATCCCAGTTAAGGGTGGGTGGATAAAGTATTATTTTTTGTTTCATTTAAGAACTCCCTTAAATATTCTGGACTCATAATATGATTCGAAAACACACTTAAATCACAAAAAAGCTCAAACCCTTTGTCCTGAGCCATTTTACAAAAGTATGCATCCTCGCCTTGCGGATGAAATCCGTATTTTACTGACTTGTAGACTTTACGGCTTAACATAATAACTGCCCCTGTAAGATCAACTTTTATAAGAAATGAAGAGGAGAGAGAGGGGGCTTTTTTGACATAACTGTTTACGATGTGTTTGTACAATCCCTGTTCAGTTATCTTCATGATGTTGGGATAAAGGTAAGGCTTATCGATATTAGCTATATATCCGTTCCAAATCAATCCTGAAATAATATCTTTGTTTGATTTGAGTAGATTATTAATAATATCAGGTTGAACAAGGATATCACTGTCGACAAATAACAATCTATCTGTTCTGGCTTTGGTCATGACATAATTCTTTAAAATACTCAAATGAGTGTATACATAGTTATTCCTAGTGCTTAAATCTCGTTTGTCTTCTGGGACATTGCGGTTATATTTCTCAATTCGTATTTTTTTATATTCGTGATGAGTTTTCTTGAATTCAGTCAATATGTTAAGTGACTCATCTTGAGAATCATTTACAACAAACAGTAACTCAATTTTATTTTTGGGATATTCAATATTTCTGATGTGTTCAAGATATAAAGGAAGTATCCAAGCTCTATTTCTAATTGGAGATGCTATTGTAATAGTTTCTGTACAAATAAAGTTTCATCCTCCCTAAAATAAAGAGTGGCTAGACATGATTGTCTACCCACTCAAAATTAGTTTTTAATTATACAAGTTCATCTTCATCATAGATTGTCATGATATAGGTTTCTTTACGATTTACTGGTTTCAAAATCTCAATTGGAATGTCAAATACAGAAGGGTCTCCTTCGGCAGCCATAGTAAGGTTCCAGTTATCTTCCATCTTGGCATCGAAAATTTGAATTTGTGCCGCAAAATCTTGTTTAGTGACTGTATCCCGGATCAAGCAATCTAGAATCAATTCATATGTACCAGCGAACTTATCAGAGCTAACTGTTATTTGTTTTGCTGAAGCCCCTGTTTGAGTCGTATAATAAGCAACCAATTCTGTGCCATTAGTAAACTCACCTGTTTTAAATGTTAATTCTTTACCTTCAATCTTGTATTGCTTATCTCCAAGAGTACCAGTCGCAAATGTAATTTCTTCAAGATGAACTTGATCCTCAGAGAGCGTGTAAACACTATTTAGTCCATTAACAGGAGTAGCAGGAGTGTATTTCAATGTTGCCTTATCGTCAATTACTTTAATAATATCGCGATATTTGATAGGAACTTGTCCACTCTTAATATCATTACCAGTCATCATTGCAATAACTTCGTTTGTAAAAATAGCGTCTTGCAACGATACCTTACCGCCACGATCTCCAGAAAAACCAACAATACGGTTATTACCACGGCCACCCATTGCATATACAGTGGTTGCAGTGTTCTCAATTCCCGATGTTTTAAGATTTTGGAGTTGAATCTTTGCTTTACCAGTTTTCTTATCATAAAACGTAGCAAGTGCAACCTCACGGATTGCCCAAGTATTAGGTGTCAATATGATCACACATCTTTCTTATTTTAATTTGTTTGCCCAATGTATGTCAGCCATCTTTATACTCTTACCATCAAGTGTTCCAGCATAAAGAGCTGTTATTGTGTGGTGATAGTTATCGATATTGTTACTGACATACAGACCGTTGTAGATTTGATAAATATTCATTTTATACAAATCAAAAAGGCTTAACCCGTTGTCTTTCCAAGCTAAACCTGCAACTATACTATGTAAGTCAATTTTTTCTTTTACTTTTGGTTGTTTGGCTCGATTCTTTAAAATCATCTCTATCATCTTCTTAGCACGTGAGTTAGCAGGTTTAAATTCAGGCTCATTCTGTATCTCTACATTATTACCAAGCCTTATAATCTTTTGGATTATATTAAAATTACTATGATTTATTTGCCCCTTACCAATCTCAATATAAACATTATTTTCCGATTCTTTTAGGGTTGGACTCTCACTAAAAAACAAGTATATTGCCGCAAATGCATTAGCCTTAAACTCTTCATTGTGATAGCAGTTTGCATAAAAGATATCAAAATTCGTAACATTATTGTCTAAGTCGCTTTTTATCATAGTTTTATCTATAAGGAGAGATGCCAGGAAAGAATTATACAGAGACATGTTTATATCAACGATTTTTTCAAGAGTGGGGATTGTTAGGTAGCCAGCTTGCTCGATGTAAATTGGTCTACCGCCAAGTAACTTGAAATGGATATCTAATTCATCCAAATGACCACCTACTTAAATTCATATAACTTGTATTGTAAGTAGTAACCCACATAATTTGTATTTACGAACATCTCATCCATACGGTAAAACTCTAATTTTCCAATTCCTAAGATTCGTTCATCGTTAAATAGTTCATCAATGGCAGCAATAATATCGTCGTATCTCAGATTTTCATAATCGGTTCTTATTAAATCTTTATGCACCAAAACTTGAAAGTGTAGCAGGGCAGACTTGAATTTCAAATTATCTGTCGGTCTGTATTCTTTAAAGGAAAAAGTAACATACGAGGAAGCGTCACTAGATAACTCAGGAACATGATTGTAGGGGTATATTTTATTGAACAATAGAGAAGATGGATCATCTATTGTCTCTCGATTTAAATAGTTGCTATTATCGTACTGTAAAGCCTTACATAATTCTTGTGAGCTAATTAGCTTTTCTAAGACTTTTGTTCTGAGAGATCCTAATTCTCTAAATCGAGACATGTTAGTTCACAATAAAATCTCTGGTCAGTACATATTCCAGAAAACCACTAGTGTTCATATCCCTTGTATCATCAAATGTAGCGACGACCTTATCTACCTGATCCAGAGTAAGTGGAGTAGTTCGGTGAATTTCCTCGCCAAGACTATTACGAACCTTAACCTTATAATAATTACCATTAGGTTGTAGATTACCAAGTTCATATGTAAGGGCAATGCATTTTAGAGCTTCAAGTGCAGATCCTTTGTCGGGGTGTGTTTCCTTGGAAAATGCTAATTTAAGTTTATTATCTGTAGCAATTGAATAAGCATATTTATATTGTGGATTAATAGCAACGTCTAGATCAGCATCAATGATTTCAATTGTGGGTGTAGCACTAATAATTACAGTGTTATCAATCCCAGATGAGTGCTGCATAGAGTAGGGAAGGGGAGAGAAGATAAGCCAATTATTTGTAGCTCCTTGAACAAATTGCTCAAGCTTAAGTTCTCCAAAACGGATGATGGCTTGCATGGATACACTCCTTATAGTAATGATTTAATTTCAATTTCTTTTTTTGTATAAGCTAAGCTGGTAGAGTTTTCAACATGTAAAATAACTCTTCCTTTCTTATTGTTAGCTTTAATTTTACAGACTTGTCCATCTTGTTCGATTATGCTGGCTAAAGTGGTGGTTAAACCATCAATCTCAGTCAACCAAAAATGAGCCTTTTCTTGTCGATCAATTCCATTGTCCTTAAACGAACAAGTGAAGGATTTGGTCATATTGTATTTAATGAATTCGTCGCCTGTAATGTGGGCAGTATAATTGTTTGTAGTAGAGGACGTAACATTAACTTGAATAGTTTGAGAAATATTTCTGAATGAAATGGTTATTTTACTTATTCCTTTTTTCAAAGGAGTTACTAAGCCAGTAGGAGAGACTGATAAGATATTTTCATCAGCCACAGAATATGTGATTTGTTCATCAACTTCTATGACCTTTGAATTATTGGTTAACTCAATGCTCAACTGAAGAGTTTGATTTTCTTCTATAGCCACAATATCCTTAACATTCAAAACCTTTAGTTGGTAGTCAGCGATGTTACCAATGTAATCAGCAATCTCAAGTTCTAAATTGTCAGCAGGAATTAAATCTTGCTCTTCTAATGTCAAATTTATTAATCCGTCAATTAAACGATTAATTCCTACAGTCTTCCAAGCACGACCATCAATAATAAACCGTCTATTTTTCTTTATTCTTTCGGTCTGATCGTTTTTTTGGACAGTTATTTGTCGTCTTTCATTGGGCATCATCAGGATTCGTCCTTCTTGGATGCCAAAATTAGACGATGTATCGGATTTGAAAGAGAATGGAGTTTCTTGAATTTCTCCCTGATCGTCTAACCACTTAAGGGTCGAGTAACAAATGAGCATCACGCCACGATGATATATCTCCATATCATCAACATGATTGCACAGCCATTTCTTATCTTTCCATACAATCAAGTCACCCATTTTTAACGGATAATTCATTGCGACAATATTCTTCTGTTCTCGTATATCTCCGTCATCAGTTATCCAAACTTCTTGGTTGGAATTTCCGTTGATACTCACTTGATAATAGCTAGGAGATTGTGAAAAAGTTGAATTCATAACGTGCTTAGTGTGGACAATATTTCTGTCTCTAGCAGTTGTTTTACAGTTAGAAAGATATGACTTGTACGCCTTGTAACTCATACTAATTCACGCTCATATTTTTCAAATAGTATTGCATCATTAGCGCATCAGCGCGCTCAATAGCTTTATCACGTAATACAGCTTTTTCTTTAAAGTTCTGAGATTCGCTATACCTTTTCCAATCCGATGAAGAAATCGCCAATCTCATATCAAGAATATTATTTACTTCTTTTTCAAACCATTCGCCAAGCATTAGCTGTGACAGTATTTCTTGTTCTAACTCCGTTAAATCAACAGTAAAGCTTCTGTTTTCCTCATCTCTGGCAGAGAGATCGTTTTTACAGTAGCTAAACTTAACCAAACCTGACTTAAGAAATCCCGTAAGATAATCTTCATAATCTTCAATCGAGTTCAGGAACATTTCATCAATTGTGTAATCCTGAATTTTTCCTTGAAATCTCTCGAAGATTTTTGAGTATGGGGTCATAAAAATCAATCCCCTTAAACGTTATTTTTAACTTTTGCTAACTCATACAAGTCCTGATTTACTAGCTTACCAATCGCATCAATTTTATATCTGTCCTGAAACTTTCTATCATTGCTTGCAATGCCTACTACAATTCGCTCAACTATGTTCTCACGTAGAGTAGGGGAAACAGAATTTAAAGTATCTGTGATTTCGTTGATGTCCAAGGAGATAATATTCTCGATTGCTTCACGACTAATAAAATTTTGATATACATCTTCTAGGTACAGAGCTTTTACTGCTTTCTCGCTTTGGATCAGAAATGCTCCTTCATGAGCGAACTTAGTATGGTTGTCTACAATTGCTCGTACATCTTCGAAGGTAATCAGCTTCGATGTTCCAAAATCATTAAATCTAATAGTAGAATTAGTAGCCGTTAGATTCAGTCCACCATTAGTTAAAGAAATCACCCTGATGTATTCGCGAGGATCAATATCTAATTTATCTTCAACAGACTCAAACAGTGAATTTACCTTTCTGGTCTCTGTTTTAAGCTCCTCATGAGTGGTTTCGAGTTCTTTATTTTTCTCTAGCAAACCTTTAACTAGGGCTGTGAGTTCAGCAACTTGATCTTCTAACGCTTTTTCTTTTTCAGTTTTTTGAACAGGTTCGTTACTAGGATTATCTATTGTATCTGTATTATTAGCTGAATCCATTTTTCGTGTTGCCGCCATTCTCTATGCCTCCCTATTATTTGAATTAAAAGAAGGTCAGTAAGCTTAACACTTACCGACCAGTAATATTATGCAAATTTATACAAACCGTAAGCTGCTGCTGTAATTAATTGAACATCGTAGTGTTGTGAAACAGAATAGCCTGTAGTTTGATCTGCATTATCTTCTGGTTTCGTTTGTGTAATCACTGTGTTTCCTTCGAATCCAATCTTGACCAACTTATCAGAACCAGAAGAAAGTACAATAGCGAAATCACCATCAATAGCAAAATCATCACTATTTGGTTTCAAACGTTGCCCAATTTCAAAAAGCTCTGTGCCTTGGAAATTACCCAAATGTCCATTTTTATTAAACTCTTGTCCAAGACCAAATTGAAGGTACTGATTCTCTGGCAAGATACGAGCAAGTGCAGTTTTAGTGCCGAATACCACACTCTTGTCCGTATTGTTTGCAGCAGAAACACGTTGAACCAGATTGTTAAAAGCTGTAGAAGTAAAGGCAGCATTTTCTTTATATTTAGCGCCCAGAGTAGTAAAAGAGTCATAAATCGAAGAGTAAATGCGAGTAGTGATATCAGTTTCAATTGCTTGAGCTACACGTGCAACCCATGCGCCCCAATTTGTTTTCCCTGCAAGCACACGATAAAGTTCTTCATAAATTTCTACAGTACGGCGTTGAGGAGTAAGTGTTACATCTTTTCCGAACAAACGTTGCCGTTGATTACCTCGTTGACCATTAGCTTTAGTACTAACGACAAACAAATCTGGACTATCTACGTGAAACACCAGTTGATCGCCCCAGTTTACATTTTTAACTTCTGCGAACTGGTAAAAACTATCCAAAACTGTTTCAGGGATTACGATATCCAAAGTTTGAGCTACCAGAGCAAATGTTGCCCACTGGATATTAGGGTTAGAAGCCATCATACCTTCAGTAAAATTGGTATCAGACGGAATGCCTGCTAGACGGTAAGCTTCTTTTTTCAAGCCTTTGGTGAACAGTTCTTGTTTTGCATCAAGGGATACGCCATCATTCGCATATTGAGCATACTTATTAAAACGACCATCTTTGTTGCGGTTTTGATAACAATAGTGGTACCAAGCTTCTACACCAGCTTGTACAACATCTTTTTCATTTTGCGACATATTAAAAAACTTAAGGCTACCATAGTTTTTCATACTAAATTAGTTCCTCCGATTATTATGTATTAGGCTTCTTTAATTACTTGCAGTTTAGTTGCTGGAACACGAGAGCGCCCAACGGAAATAGTTGTTTTTTCAAGAACCAACAGCGCTACTTTAGTTGTTCCAAGGGTTGCGCTAGCAATGCCTTTATATTTACCATCCTGTGGAATAACGTATTGATCCACAACTGTTGAGCCATCGATGCCGTCATCCGTGATAGTGAATGTGTCACCATTTTTAAGGCGAAATGCACGAGCAGGGGTATTAGCTTTATTGGTGAATAGAGCAGGGTCACTTACGTCAATTCGGAAGCCATTGACCTCTGGAATCTCTGGGCTTGCAACCAACAGCACTTCTTGAGCAGCTACATCAGTTGGAGTTGCAGCAATACGAACTTCTGGGTTTCCTGCCAGCACTCCTTTTAGAACTACAAAGCTACCGTTATCAACCGCCTCAGGCAATTGAACAGACTGAATAAAGCTGTCTACTTTAGTACCAGCCATCAGATTAAGATTTACAATTGTACTCATTAAATATATTTCCTCCTATTAATTGTTTTGTTGAGAAAGTCTATCCCAAACTGTTTTAGGTGTTTCTTTATTTTGCTCGCCATCATCTGGAAGTCCCATTGAAATAAAGTTAAAGTTCTTCGATTTGGTAGTTTCGATAATACGATCACATACGTAAGATTTAACTTCCTTTTCAAATTCAGAAAAAGTAGCAAATGAAGAACGCTTTTCTGTAAACTTAGCTTTTTCATCTTCGGTGAGAAGAGTAGGGTAAGAATTAAATAGCTCATCAATTCTTTCTACATCTTCAGCTTCTTTAAATTTTAAAATTTCTTTCTGAAGCTCGGTGATTTTCTCGTCTTTATTTGTAATTTGAGACTCTACTTCAGTAAATTTTTCTTGAATTTCTGTCAATGTTTGATTCAATGAAAGAATGGCCTCATCTTTACTCTCGATTTTTTCAGTAAACTCAGCGACCAGCGTTTCTTTCTCGTTTTTTTCCTTGTTTAAGACTTCTGTTGCTTCGCTGCTAATTAAATCGATAGTGGACTTAAAGGTGTTGATCGCATCATCGGCTTCATCTCCATCTACCCAATCTACAGGAGAATATTTAATTCTTGTCAGAGTGTTGAAATCAATTACAACATTATCTCCTTGCATACTGTAAGATGCTTTCTTATACTTGTATCCATCTTGAACATCGCAAAGATAGATATAATTTTCATCAAAGTCACTAAGATAATAAGAGCATCTTTCTACTGACTCTCCATACCAATTAGTACCTATGTATTTCTGTTTACTAAGGGCGTTATCAATCTCTTCGTATAATTGATTAGTAGTCAATTTGAAAAGGGCTGCAATTTCTTTTTTGTTTTTTTGCAATTGGACATTATCCTCCTTACTTTTATCTGTTTGTGTATTAGCATCATTAAAATGATGTAGAAATGAATTTAACTCTTTCATTTTTTTGGTAAAGTCATCATCCAAAGAAAAATGCTCAATTTTTGCGTGAGCGTTAATCATACCAGTGCCGTATTTATTGCCCAATAAAGTAACGCCAGTATACCTAAATGATCTAATATTCAATATTTTTGTCTCTTTGTTGTACTCAGATTCATCAATTACAATTTCGATTGACAGCTTAGTTTCTTCTTGGTTGTTGATGATATCCATCTCATCTTGTGCATAGACATTCCATATGTATCCATCTACAACTGCATAATTTCTCCCATCAATTTCTTCATAATGATAGTTGTTATTAACGGCAGAAATTACTCCGATGGGCTTTTCGATATATGTAATTTTATCTTCGTCTTCATCATATTCCATTTCATGCTCACCAAAATCATCGCCTTCTATATGGGCCAAAATAGGAATATTAACGACAGATGATTCAGCATTTTTAAGAACATCGAAATCGATGTTACTTTTATTGTTGTTTACACCATCATGAGATATCCACATTCTAAGTCTTGAAAATCTAGAATCGTTAAGAGGTTCGATTTCATAATTCTCGACGAAAAGAGTAGCTTTTTTATCCTTATTTTTTATAATTATCACCTCCTCAAAAGAGTCTAACGATTATTCAAATCTAAGTCTCTTGTCTTTGCACCATCATCACTAAGATCGTTATCAGATACTTTTGGGCGACCGCTATCCTTATTACCGTTCTGCACGTGGGAACTGGAAAGGGGAACGAGGTATTTTTCAACAAGGTTAATACTGTTTTCATAAGCCAACAGACTTTGCATATCTTCAGGGTTGATACCCATAGCCAAAGAGACCAATGTTTTAGAAAATCCAAACTGTCCAGCTTTAAGGTACTTTTCGAACTTTTCATCTCTGTTGAACACTGTTATATCAGGAAAGACTACTTTATGACGATATTTTCCCGTTTTGCTTTTTAGATAACTGTTGATAAAACGCTCAAACTGGCGATACATATGAATTACATAACTTTCATCGACCTTGATTGATGCTTGAAGACCGGAAGCATTAACAGTCCCCGAACCAAATAATATAGGAGTAGAGCCAGCAGCTTGATAAAAATTATCCTGACTAAAACCAACTATGTTATTTTGAGTTTGTGATTGATTAAAATCCACCGTTTTTAACTCAAACGGGGTAGTGGCAACTTTTACTCCATTCGGAACGCCAGCTTGGAGAATAGCAGTATATTGACCTGCAACATTTGGATCAATAGCAAAGTTATTAGCTACCGATGCCCCCTTGGTGTCACTCTTCATTGGAATTTGTCCAACAATTATCTTCCAAGTTTCAAGCTCGGTTTTTGTTTTCAGTAAACCTTTGTAATGTTCTATTTCGGCACTATCTAAAAATAACCCCATTAAAGGAGGAGTAAGCCCAGCTCTTGTTTCGTCGAATTTAAACACTGGAGCTTTTATAGGATCAAGAGGTTGCCAATAAAAATAACGATCTTTTCTGCTCCCAGCATTGGCGAAGTCACTGTAATATTCACTAAATTCAGGAGCAAAATCGTTTATATTCACACCTGATTGTAAAAAATAATACATATTAAAAGCATATTGATATCCATATTCAGTTTTATTGATGATTTTGCAGTATTTTGCTGGCATTTCTTGCAAAGCAACAGAATCACCGAACTCACGAACATAGTAAAATTTAGCGTCTTCTAAGATTACACCTTTTAAAATGTTTGGAAAGGTAGACTTGGGCGATATTTTTTCTACGATATCAACGGCTTTACGTCTAGATTTTTTAAAAGCAGTAGATTTCATATCCTCTTCATCTGCATTAGTTGCAACTATAAATGAGTCGAAGGTAGGTATAGTAGAATAGTAGTTAACTAATCGATTAAACTGCATTACTACATTAAAAAGATACTGACTTAAATCCTTTAAGGCATCTTCGTTTGCTTTTGGATTTTTAATCATTTCTTCAATCTTTTTTCGATCAAATGTAGTAGGAGACATATTTAGGGATTTCAGCAATTCATTTTGCCATAGTGGACTAAATAGCGAACCACTTTGATAACTACTGGAGAGAGCTTTTGCAAATTGCAATGCATAATCTTCACTATTTTCTATTTTGGGTGGAGCTATGTTTACATTAGGCGTATCCTTGTTGTTTTTTCTTGTCATCGTTCACATCCTTTCTGTATAGATTTATTGCGATATGTATAGGTAATCTAATACATTAAAGCTATCTTCTTCGCGTTTGAAATCTTCAAAATTCTTCAAATAATATAGGACATAAGCTAGAGCAGCCCAAATATCTTTCTCTGTTTTCTTTACAACTTGTTCTACACCTAATTTTCCACCTTGTTTTTGAACCAATTTCAGATTTGCTACTTGATCAATAAGTTGATCACTTTGAAAATGAGCTGCTTTAATCTGATTGATTTCTAAATCTTTATCTTTTGAGTTTTTTGGTTTATTGGTTAATTCAAGCATTTTCTCTGGAATTAACAGCTTTAATCTACCGCTTTCAACAAAATCAATAAAATTAGTAATGATATCTGTTTGGATTCCTTGTGCTTTTAAACTATATATTTTTTGAGGTGCTATACTATTTTGAGGTGATTCATCGGTATTGATGGTATCCCAGCTATCGTAAGGGTCATTCATAAGAGGGTCTAGGGTTTCCTTCATTAACTCTTCGACGACACCTTGACCTATACCGTTGGCATCGACTACAGTAACATTGCCTCCATAATGCTTATCTAATCTTTTAATAAACATGGCTTGTTCGTTGAAATTAGTTCCGTTTGGTGGAACGAAAATATTACATACTGTTGCAGTTTTAATGGTGCCATTTAAATTTCTTTCAACTTCCATCACTACGAATGCAGATTTATTGTTGTTGTTTGACTGTGAACGTGCAATATCAGCTCCGATAAAGTATTCCCTATTTCTCTTTGGATTGATAGTCGCTTGTTTAATTGTGCGTAGCTCCATAAGTTTGTTAATATTCACAATAGCTCCATCACTTACTCCGCACCATCTAGACTCGTAGTTTTGAGCAAATGATATTGCGCTAGTAGTGGGGTCATCCTTTTTAGCTAATATCTGCGCGCGCGTCTCACCCCTGCCGTAATGACAAGGTAATTCCCAACTTGCACCCAGTACTATTTTACCTTTAAGATTAGCCATTTCATCGATCATGTTGTTTAGTCGAATGAATTCATCACTACCGCGGTAGCCGCTAGTAGTTAAATAATTGATCATACCATTTAGTTCATAGGGATTAATTGTAGATTGTTTACCAATGGTTCTTCTCGGTACATTTACTACAGGTTCCAAAGCGTCTTTAAACAAAGCATTGTTCAATAGTGCTGATTCCTCAACATTCAGTCTTCTTCTGCGCTGACCTTTCGAGTGTTGCGAATTCGCAAGGACACTATAAATTGCACCAGACGAAAAGACTACTTCTACTTGGTCTTTTGAGAAACTAGACTTTACAATTTCATTATTCATAAGTGGGAACCATTTAATTATTTCATTATGTTTCTCTTCGCTTATTGAAGAGGCATTTTCTCTTGTTTGAGCACTCATAGCGATTGTGATGTCTGGGAAGTGAATGCAGGTGTGGTAAATACTCATCAGCTCAAGCATTGTTTTACCAAATCCACGGGGAAAAACACCATAGGTGCTAAGAAACCTACTCATTGAACGTAAAAAAACTCTTTGGTCAAGATCTAATCTCATACCACCTTTTTCCGGTGATATTAAGTCATAAAAAAGATCGGGGAACCACTTACTCCATTGGATAAAAGTAATCCATTTTTCTAGATTCTTATCGAAGCTACTTTCTTTTTTTTCGTCTAGTTTTACACTGCTATTAAAATCGGGATTGTTATTTGTTCTAGAACTCATTCTAGTATGCTTGAAATTATCGCTTTGAAAATTCTTATGGCTAGCCATTCACATCATCTTTTTCTAGGGTATTGTCACTCATTTGACTTTCGTAATCTTCCGCTTTCTTACTATAAAAATCATAAATTTCTTTGTATTCACAGGAAGGGAGACCTCGTAGATCCCGAACATAATTAATAAAGCACCATAACGTAACATCTACTTTGTCCTTAGGCTGCTCAATAAATTGCGGAAGGAGAGGCATTATTTCATAATTTTCTTCAACCATTCGTGCTAACTGTCCAAAAGTATCTAAGCCTCCAGATAAGTCTGCTTTACTCATTTGTGATGGCTTAAGCTTTCCTGCTTCAGCGACATCCTTTACCATTGCAGCCCATTCTTTAGCTTCTTTGAAATTGCCTTTTGCTTTAGCAAGAGTTTCTTTTACTTTGTTAACACAAAATTCTCTAAAATATTCCTCATGCATCGTAGTCAAGAGTTGAAAACTAGTCTTTAACTGCTGATACTTATTTTCAAATAATGTATACTCTTCATCTGGATAGCCATAACCATACTTATCTTTTAGTTGATCTAGATTGTAATGTTCTTTATTAATCTGTTCATAATTAGTTTCATCTTTTTTTTCTTGTATTTTTGGGATGTCTTGTTCATCACTATCTTTCCAAGTTAACTCTCTATACTTAGGCAATCCAAGGGTTTTCATGTAAATACCAAAATGATCATGGTTTTTTACTTTAGCTTCTTCCTCAGAAGAGATCCATAAGCTATGTATGAATGGTCTGTTTATTTGCATTAGTATGTCTTTTGTGGTGTCTAGATCTTCATAATTAATAGAATTTTTTAAACAGTTTTTACATACACTCAACCGACCATCGCTATCGAATTTATTATAGGACTTATAAAAATATGAAAGAGCCAAGCTCTTGTTGCAAGAAATGCATAGCTTCTTAGTGTCTGCCAATACTTCACCTTCTTTACATAGAAGAACATAATAAAATTCCCATTTGATTATGAAAAAGCATGGGGTAGGAGGGAGCGGCCTGTTTAAAGACGGAAGTCTCCCCATGAGAAACAAATAATAAAAAGCCTGATAGTACTCAGGCATTTGATTTATGTATTCCTCAGGTTCTTGGTTATTTCAATTTATTCACAATCTTTGTGATTTCATCAGGAGTAACAATTTGTTTTGCTCTTTTATCAGTTCGGTTGCCATAAATAAATGCTGCTCCATCTTCAGCATAATAAACAACCGCTTGTTTATTAATCACTGGGTATCCGTGTTCTTCTTCGATATCTACTTCAACAATTTTCTTGTTTAGTGCGTATTGTTCAGCTAGCTCTTTCTCATTAACTACATGCAAAATTTGATATTTATCTAAATATGCGTACATTATTTCCTCCAATAATATGTATAAGTTTTATTTTACTTCTTGTAAATTGATATCTATTTTGTATTCAATTCGTCCGTCCACATCAAAAATATGCATCTTTTGCATTGCATCCGAATACATACGTTTACTGACGGCATAAGAATCTACGCCGCAAAGACTGCCATTAGAAACTACCGTTGTTCTACCGAAATCTTTAACAGTATCATGATGAATATGGCCTTGGAAGATGTATTGAGGTATTACGCCAAGGAATTGAGGTAATTGTCGGGCTGAGGTCGTTACATGGTCTAAATCGCCATGCACATATATGTGAGGCTTTTCAAATGATTCATCGATAAAATAACCATCTTCACCTTTTAATAGTTCAATATTCTCTAATTCTCTAAGGCGAGTTTCCATATACCAAGGAATGATGTTTTCAAAGTTTTCTTTTAATATAGCTTCATTTTTACTTTGAAAAGTCCGACTATGATTGCCAATTAGGTTTATGACTCTTACTTTTGGTACAAACTTAGCAATCTCTGCAACGGCTTCAGACAATCGCTCTGATATGTATTGAGTTTGAGAGATGACATCTTCACTCTGTTCAATTCTTGAAGTAAGATGTATAAACCCTGCAATTTGATCTCCAATAGAAGCTATTGTTAATTCGTCAACATTGTGTTTCTGACAATAATAAATCGTTTTGGATACAAGATGATTAAATCTTTTATCAAACACACGTGGATTGTATTTGTTTAAAGAGTTATCCGATTCTTGTCCATAGTGAAAGTCTGAAAAAAGTACGTTTGCGCGAATATAAGAGGGGCTTTCCTTGACAGGAGAGTAGGGGAGAGGCTTAACTTGTTCAAGTCGCTTAATGCCAGATGAAATTTCATCTTTTAAGTGTTCAAACTTAGCAATCATTTTGATTTTATTGTTGAATTCGCGTTTTTGGTCTTGAAATTGATATTTTTGCTTTTGTAATTCAATTGTTTTGTCTTCTATTTCGCGTCTATACTCATCAGTTGACGACTTTTTCACGCCAATTGAGATGCCACGAGTAAGTAAGTGGAACTCTTTGCGATATTTAGACTCTGTGAAATCCTCATTGAGATATTCATTCATAAGAGTCGCGATTTTACCCCAAGACAAGCTCAACTCGTCCTTACAGGAGCCAATTCGTATAAGGTATTCTTCGTATGTCTCGTTATCTAGTGATTTGAGAGGAGTCATCAATACACTCCTTATTCTTCAATTACATGGCTTGGTTCAAAGTCGGAAGCAAGCGTCAGAGAGAGTGTGGTTCCATCAAATTCCTGTAGCAGTGATTTAACACCAAAAACTTGAACTCCATTTTTATCTTCATGTGTAATAGTCATGTCATCCATGTTAAACAAGCCAGTACGGTTAACTGTTTTGCTATCTTTATTTTTTGCCATATGTATAGTTGCTCCCTTGGTAATTTTAATTTACGTAGCAATTACTTTTCTCTCTTGCAGAGAATATCATTATTCATAAAAGAGAAGAGGAGGTGATCAATCTCCTCAAACTTCTTCTCTGGCTGCCTGTAATCGACAGCTGTGTTTCTGGTGAAATAATAAATCAATTCAGGTCGGCGTATCCTGATCTCTGGTAACTTGCAGTTAAGCAAGCGCGTGGGGAGCCTTGACTCATATCTGGCTTGCGCCAACTTTACCACTCACTCTTATATTGTGGTGAAACACCAATCTAAGACTATAACCTTATAGTGATTAATGGACAACTCAAAGCCTAATGTAAACACGGAATTGTGATCCCGCCGGAAGGGAGCGCCACGTTGCCCTATGGCGCGAACCAAATGGCTCTATATATGTATGTAAACTTTATAAAATTACTGTTTTACTTGTTCTTTAAATGCTTTAGCTGCTTTGAATGCTGGCTTTTTGGATGCGGCAATTGCAATAGTGGCTTGAGCTTTTGCTGTTTCAGCATCTACGCCTTGTGCTTTTAGTTCTGCGAGCAGTTTGGGGTTAACACCATTCCGTGCAGCAGTCTCACGAATCTCAAATGTACCGAAGCCAGCAATCTTAACTTCTTCGCCTCTAGCCAATGCACCAGTAATAGTAGCAAATGTAGATTCAACTACTGCCTCAACATCTTTTTTTGTGTAGCCTGTAGTTTCTGTAATCGCCTTAATCAATTCTGTTTTATTCATGTTATAATTATCTCCCTTAATATTTTATCGTTTGTTATTTGTGGGGGAATGTAAAGATCTCTTCGCTTTGTATATCAGTCAAAACTTGTCCCCCTTAAAGACTATTAAGCAAATCGAGTAAATGTCTAAAAAAACCTTTTAAACATTAGGTTTTATGTATATTGTTGTTTTGAGGTCTCAACGGGACAATTTTATACTTCTTTGTTTTCTCTTTTTTTCACGCTCCTTTTCTTTTCGCACTATTTTGAAACAGTCCTCACAATAAATCTGACGCTGTCTAGTTATAGTATATTTAGCTTTACATCTTTTGCATGTACCCAACTTATTGAGATTCCTTAATAAATTATCCAGAATAATGTCGCCGAATGATGACCACAAAGTTGTCTTAAAATTGCTTTTTTTGTTGTTATACAAGTACTCAATTAAAACATCAACAATTTCGTTTCTACTTTTTTTACTACTTGAAAATATACTTTCTCTTATGGATGCATAATGATACAATTCGTCATTTGACTTGGTGTTTCCATCATTAGAAAACATAAATTTCTTATTCTTGTCTAATCTTTTGTAAGCTTCAATTAAGTTCTCATCGAGTGGTACAGGTTTGTTTGGATCACTCAGTAAAAGGGTATAATTGAATTTACCAGATCCAATTCTAAAACTAATTCTAGGATTTGGTATAATGGTGGACAGACGATTCATTGCACTTTTATTTGAAACCTCAACTTTTTTCTCATCTTTGTCTTTTGCATACATAAAAAAATAAGGAGCTTTTGATTTAGTATGCTTTAGTATGTTTTTCTTTATATGTTCTGGACGTTCTGGTTTGTACAGTGTTTTTGCATAGTCGATTGTAAAGTTGTTTTCCATACATAAAATCTTGATAACATTTAGATCGATATTATCACTATTCCAAATCTTCGTTATATCATTGCTAATGATTCCGATGTTACCCCCCGTATATGCAGCGTTCAGTCCATTGAATATACTCCTGCTATTAACAAGTTCCGCTCCTGCTTTAGCCATCTCGTAATAAAGAGGGTATACACCTTGCATGTTCCTCTTTGCAACATCGACTAGTGTTTTGTCGCAACAGACTAGGGCTTTGTCCCCATCGTTGTCAAACATAAGTATTTTACTGATAGGATCATGAATGCTTGTATATAAACTCTTAGTTACAAACCATCGCTTCATCTCTTTATTCTTGGAGTTCTTTCTAACAGCGTGTTCCCTATACAGGTGAGGACTTCTAAGACAATCTAGTTCAACAGCATTATCAAATAAATCACAAAACACTTCTGTATTATTTAATAAACCTTGAGGTTGATTGATTCCCAAGAAAAGATACTCACAAAATGCGTAGAGATCAGGGCTTATAAATGTATACTTTCCCTCCACATCAATTTTTCCAGCCTTGGCATGTTTAATTAAGCTTTTTTTCACTTGCTTAATTGTTTCTTTGCTATAAGTATCGTTAAGAAGTTCTGGATAAACCTCCAAGGCTTTCTGGAAGTGGTTTTTGTTTTTATTGTATCTGGTGACACCTAAAATTTTTAACATTGTGTCTTTGTCTGATCCAATTCTGCGAATGTCTTGTACGGTTTCAGAGCTGATTGTTTTTAGTTCCTCGTTTGTTATGTCGGTTAAAGTTTGCAACATTTGATAATTTAATTTGGCGTTTCCAATTACATCTTCTTCTTCATTGCACTTTCCTGCCTGACAATTATACTTTAAATATTTATTTATGTATTCTGACCAAGAGCTATAGTATTTCCACATTTTAAACTGACTCTTCGTAAAAATGATTTCTATTTCTTCTTTTAATATATCATGCTCTTTACCATAGATGTCTTTGACGACTCCATATTTACTGTAGCCCACTTGTTTGTTTTTTTCTCTTAAAAATTTATCAAAAGGGAAGGGGACTAGAAGCCCTTTGACCCAAGGAAGGCGAATCATCATTGCCTTTTTACTTTTACGAGGTAAAATCATTCCACAACCATCTGTGTGTTCAATGGGTACATCCATTGCTTTACGTTCAATTTCATAAGTTTTATCAGAAATAAAGTCAACGTTAGTTTTTAGAGTTGTGGTCATATCATCAACGACAATAGATTTTTTAATATCAAAATCGTGCCATTGTTCTGTTGCGCTGTTACAAAGAGCTAAGTATGCCAGATACTTATTAATGTTTACGCCACCAAGCTCATTGATCTTTTCTATGGTTAATCCACACATTAGTGTTCGCTGGTGAACATGGAATACTGATTCTTTAATGAAGACAGTTTTCTTTGTTCTAATTTGCCCAGCACTTGCAGTAAAGCAAACATACTTCTCACTGTTGTAAAGAAACCCATTAACAATGATATCTTTTAGAACATCGAAAAAGTATGTTTGTACTATGATTATATCTCTAAAGAGACTGCCTTCTTCGACTTGAAGGACTCTTGTTAGTGTTGAATCAAATACAGAAACAATATTCTTCAGATTTTTGTTATCGACTTCGCTTGGGCGAAGGGATCTAATAGTTTTATTTGATCTGAATAGGGCATATAGTTTGTCTTTAGATTTCTTTATCCGTTTATTGGTGTACTTTAAGTATAGGTCAGCCTTGTTTAATAACAATGGATGATTTGAATATTTGCTTTTAATTTCTTTTAGGGTAGCTCTGAATCTATAGTTTCTTTTTTGTCTTCTATGTATTTTCATTTCTTCTTCATTATAGAAAGCGCTAGTATCGACACTAAATACATGTACTTGTTTATTCAAATTGATAACTTATTCTCCTCTGCAATAAGAGTTGCCTTGTTTGGTTCTCTATAATATTTTTTCTGAGCTTCATTCTTTAACCAAATAAGCTCATCATCGTGCTTCTCTATGTATTCATAACAATCTTCTGCGCCTTTCAACATCCAATCTGATACATCTCTATGATCAAAGCAATCTAGTTCAAAACCATCATAATATCTATCCTCCCAAGTGATAATTGAATGATTCCCTTTATTCATTTTTGACATTATGTACTTATTTCCCCTTGTTTATTTATTTTGTTTTTCCAGAGATAGTTGGTCTCTGCATTAACAATATATCATCTTCCATCATTACCGTCAACAATACATATCATTTAATTATATTTACTTATTGAAAAGAGAATAGTATAATAGAAACAAGAGAAAGGAGCTGCATAATATGAGTGCATCGCTAAATAATAATTTGGTTGGATTACATACAAAAAGTGTGAATGAAGATATTGAAACTCATTTGAATAGCTTCGAAAGTAGATTTACTTCAAACACTTATAGGAATAGATTGGTTAAATTCTTTATGTGGTACAGAGGTAAAAATCTAGCTTCATTAAAAGAAGATGACTTGCAGATTAGAAATGCTGATATTCTAAGATATCGTAACTTTTTGAAAGAATTAAAAGATGAAGATGAAAAGAGATTCTACACAAACACTACAATCAATAATTTCATTGCAGCGATACAAAGCCTTTATACATTTCTCGAAAAAAATGACTACAATGTAAAAGCAATTGTGACTCAAATAAAGCCATTATCTGATGATTCCGAACAATGCGGTAGACTCTATACTCACGAAGCTGAACAGATGGCTGTGATTGCCGAAGGGACAGTAAAAGGTATTGAAAAATCAGCATTGATTCGCATGGCATATACAACGAGTTTTCGTAAAGGATCGCTATTAAATCTTCAATGGACAGATATAATCAAGACTGAATCTCATGATTACTATGAGGTAAATATTATAGGGAAAGGTGGAAAGAAACATGTAATGCCAATCTCTCCAGATCTATATGATTATCTACTAAAAATAAAGGAACAACCATACTATAAAAGATACAATGATAATAAAATATTTCATTTAGGTACAAAAACAATTCAAAATATGATGGATTATTTAAAAAGCGAACTAAAGATACCAAAAGAAAGAAACGTAGTGTTCCATAGTTTTCGAAATGTTGCCAGTATGTATGGAACACTAGAAGAAGCAAAAGAACACTACAATCATTCTAGTTACAATGTTACGGAACGCTACAGACATAAAGACAATGATTTAAGCAATAGTCTCAGTTTACGCATCGGCAATCAAATCGAGGATTCTATATTCGATGAATTGACAAAAGAAGAATTGGTTGAGATTATTTTAAATCAGCATGAGGGAGCAGTCTTTCAAATGAAAAGGGAAGCTAAAAAAATAAAAGAAGGGAAGACAGAGTAAAGTCTGTGGATGAATGAATCAAATATGGACGACAATAAAAATACAAAACAAAAGCGAAATAAACAATCTATTCATTTACCAACTAGTACTGTTAGAGACCCAAACATAAATGCTAATGATTTTTGTTTGATTCTTTATCTTAAGTACTTAACATGGAGAAGCGGAAACAGATACGAGTTTGATGTTTCTTTGTCTGAATTGAAACAGTTTTTGAATATTCAGGACAATAAAACACTCAAGTCTTCTTTTAATAATATTTTTAGAGAAGATTATATAATAAGAGAGATAAAAAAGATTCTACCCAATAACCCAATAAGGTTCTTTTTAAATCAGAAGAAGTTTGATACCGACAGTAAATTAGACGAAAAGTTTTTTACATATCTACCAATCAACATTTTGTACGGAATGAAAGATCGGAAATTGGATAAAAAAGAAGTTCGAATCCTTTATTATATTAAAAGCTATATTAATTACTCTGACCCTAAGAAGGTGTATTGCTTTACTGGTATAGAGAAGACAATGGTTAAAGAATTAAATATGGGCAAAAATACGATTCCAAAGTACACTGATATGTTAGTAAAAAAGAATTTGATTCGCATTGAAAAAAAGAAACTTGAAACAAGCTATCAATATGATGATGAAGGGAATTTGATATTCACAAGATACAACAACCATTATTATCTGGATTTTAATAGCATTGATAAACTATAGAAATTTACCTAGTCCCAATTTATCCAACTATCACTCCCAAAACATCCAACATCTACTCCCAATTTATCCAACATCCACTCCCTATTCCTCCGGGAGAAATAGGGGACTAGTAATTAAGTTAATATATAATAAATAATAGATATATATATACAGTATTTAGAGATGGTTTCGCTACGCTGCCCAACTCTTGGATTGTGATTTTTTTGGTGTTTGGGGGATAATGATATTTCTTGTTGATATATTAGGGTGATTAGCAGTTGAAAAATTGGTGGAAGTAAAAGTTTGAGATTAATGTGTTATAGGGGATAGTTGTGTCTTTAACTTAGACGTTTCAAGACCAAAATTTAATTTCCCTTTAGTTAAATTGGATTTTTATTAAGAAATACATATATGAGATATAAGACATTCAAAGAATGGATGTCTTTTTTTGTTGTCTGAAAAGCAGCTCAATCGTGATATCAGAAAATTTTGATCGCCAAAACGAAAAAATTGATAAAATTCCAATTAAAATAATGATTATTACGTAAGTAATGTTTGATGGTCACAAGTTGAATCGTAAAAGGTTAAGTGTATAAAGAGTTTTTTGATAAATTTTAATTAAAAATAGTAAAAAATAGGGTGGTTACACAATTGTAATATGAACTAAAACATAGATAAAGAAAGGTGATTTGCGATTGAATTTACGATTGAAACGATAAGAAAATACGTGTGAATAGTTACAAAATATTAATATATTATAGAGCTGAAAAAATAAGTTGAGTGTGTGAGTGGAAGTGCTACAGGATATTTTGTAAATTTTAGGTGGTGTCTGGATGTAAACTATCCCCCCGTATCCCTGCATAGATACCATATAAGTATAGTTATGTAGTATCTATCATTGAGCATGAAGGGCTGATAGAGTGGTCGAGAATGGGCATGTCAAGTTGAATAAAATTGTAAAAAAATACTAAATAATATGCAGTGAATTTGAAATTTCTGGTCGGGTTATTTGGGTAGTTGGGGGAGCAATGAACCGTTGTAATCGTTAGTCAACGCGATTGACAATGTGCTAGTCTTAAAACTAATCATATTAGTTTATAAACTATCACGATTAACATTAACGCTATCTTACATAACATATATTATATTTTCTCTAATTGTCTACTATTCTCACTCCATCAATTATCTTATCACCATTAACCTAATCGAATAAACAAAAATAAATAAATTATATATAACTATATACAAAATAGTGGACTTATGCTATAATAATATATGTAAGGGATACACGCCGAAAGGTGGTGACACCATGCTAGAATACATACCTTACATTGCTCTAATCATAAACTTTCTCGGTTTTGCGCTTCGGGTTCTAAAATTCATCTTTGATGAAAAACGAGCAAGACGCAAAGAGATAGCGGAACGATTAGACAAGCTTAAAGAAGCTGAAAATGAAAAGAGTGCATTTCCTCCCAGAAAGGAAACACACTCCAAGCATTAAAGCTTCACAACCTAGGGGAATCGAAAGTTGATTCCCTTAGAACACAATTACATAATAGCATAATCATTGACTATAGGCAACGAAAGGGAGGGAATTGACTATGAAGCGATTTATTAAACGTATACCATCAAATGTATTGTTTATTATCTGTGGCGTTGCATCTTTATTTATTGAGTATCCAAATTCAATAAAATTTGTTGCTTGGATATTAGCGGCTTTAATGATCGCGTGGGGTGTGCTGGACATAATAAGATACAAAAATAAAAAGTAATGCATAAGTATAGTGGACCTTAAATCCGTATCAAATTACCTTTCTTATCCGCATCATATGGTGCAATATAGTTAGTTATCACTATTGATAGAATGGGATCTTATGAATAACGATATGTTGAAGCGAACAGAAATACCACCTAAGCCACAAGAACATCTGAATTTAATGAAAGAGTTATGGATAGCGATTACTATAAGACTGCAAGTAACGACAAAAGTTATCCCTTAGATAATTGCAATAGCTGCGCTCATTAATGTGATATATCATTCATAGATAAACTATACACAAACAAGCCTAGATGAATTATGTCTAGGCTCTTTTTGTTTACTTTTTAGGTTGTATAAGTGATTCACATTTCATCAATTGCAGACAATTACTCATTGGTTTACTCTTCAATTTTAACGGTAATCAATTGCGCTAAATCAGTTAATTCAAATGTTCTCATAATAGCAGCGATTTGTTCCCGTGAAAATGTTTTATTTACATTTCTAGCCCATTCGCTGATAGTTGCCTCGCGTATACCCAATTCTTTATGTGCCGTCTTAAAATCCCATCCACGCTGTTTCAGTAGTGAATTAAGATGACATTCTATAACAATATTCATTTCACTAAACCTCCAGAAGTTCCCTATGTATTTTCATTATAAGGAGAGACTGCTATACGTGCAATTACGAAAATCGAATTTAGTTATTGACGAATGCGAATTTCGCATTTATAATATAAATATAAATAAAAAAACGAATTATAAAAGGAGAAAATACATATGAACAAGCTAACTGGATGCAAAGCATTTGGAAACTGGGGCGGTGCAGGATGGGATTATGGAATTGTAGTTAACGAATTTTCTGATTCCATAGGAACAGACATTGTTATTGAATGGGAGGACGGTCGTCAACAAACCGTAGATATAAAAGATATCGTAGAAATCAATGACGATACTGATATTGAAACTGTAGGCATTTACATCGATGTAAAAGGAGAATACCTTTCATCGAATATAAATGTTCAAATAACCAAGGAAGAAGACAGACCTTCAAAGGAATCAACTAACCAAACCGATATTAATAAATTCAATTGTTCACCACGAATCACAAACTATGATTTGCTTGATGACTTAGACAAACTTAGAGCATTATCTTCTTGTCTTGTAGAGGCTATTTTATCACTTAATGCACGGACATATGGATATAATTCATTATTGTTGTCCGAGCAGCAACGTGTTAAAAATATATTTTTTGAAGAATTAAACAAAAATAATATAGAGATTACTACAGCAATTATCAGTAAGGCTAAACGACTTACTTGGAATACTTTAGCTTCCTTACTGTATGAATACATTGAAAATAAACAAACTTGTTAGAAAGGGAGAGACATTAAATGAAGCATATAAGAGTAGTCAAACAAAACGGATCAACAATCATACATAAACTTGGAACTGACTTAGACATTCTTGAACTATCAACAGCGTTTCAATTGGATAGAGTTGAGTACCAAGACAAGCATGTCTATATACATCTAAAAGGGTGATATGTTGATGAAGTGGAGAATGAAAGATAAAGTGTCATTGTTGATAAGTGTTTCGTTATGGGTTGTTGTAATAGTGAAAATTTATTATTAAAATCAATATATAAGAATAATTAATATTGTTCCACGTGAAACGTATGAAAGGATGTGTTTACGGATGAAAGAAACTATTTCTAATAAATTAATTGTCGAAGCATTGAACGCTGCTACACATGCAACCGGAATCATATACAAGGAACATACATCATTTGAACTCAGACGTATAATGTTGGAGCTAGCTGAAAATGGAGCTTGCGATAGTGAATATGAAGGTGATGGTTATTTTACAATTGGATTAGTTGATACTATTCATATTAGTGAAATGTCAGACATTTTCATAGCTAAGAATATGATTAAAAATTATTCATAACACCTACTTTTAACCCGTCTAAAAGACGGTTTTTTTTACTTTAACATATAAAAATAATTAAATATATTGATATAATGATCCGTTTATGCTATAATAAATACATAAAGAACAAGAGATAACGAGGTGAAAACATAATGAGTCAATCAAAATTAGCAATAATAAAAAGCCAATGGCAACGCAGGCAAATCTTAAAAAGTCAAACTGTATTCGGACACTTGGTATTAAGATAATAATTCATTATTAAAAATAAATAAAAAATTAAAAGCTGGTTATTCAAATGGGAAACATTAATAGTATGAACATGGTAGAAAAATTAGACTGGCTTTCTGAATCCCTAGCAACTGTTATTACAAATATTGCATATACTTCTTGGAAGCACTTGAGCGATGAACAAAAAGAGCTGGTAAAAGTGGCATTTCACAAGAAGAATCAGAAGGTAAAAATAGCAATCAGCAGCAATATATTAGCAAGATTAATAAGCAAATCGAGTCAGCACAAAGGAAAGTGAATGCCTGGTCTGGTGATTATTTAACTAACACATGGAAACGCCAGCAAGAAGCAGCAAGCCGAGAACAGAAAAAGATAATTTGAACTTAGAAATTAGTATTCTGGAACATCTAAAAGAAAAGGCAACTAATAACATAATGAATGAATTCGACATAGCTCTATTAGTGGGTAGCTTTAGGGAAGATATGAGAGTCAAATATAAATCAAGAGGTAAGCACAATTATGAAGTAAAATATCCGACTATTAATCCAGATGCCAATGTTAACGGCTGGTGGAATCAAGAAGTTCCAAAAATGCAGAAGCGATTAAACAAAGCAGGAATACACAACACAGTACAGTATAATGATGCGATAGATAAATATGCTGTACTTATAAATGCCATAGATAAACCAGTCAATCCAGTACAACAGAAGATTAAGAAAATGGAAAGTGAAGTTAAGCTCAGTAAAATTGATGGATATTTCCCGACACCTAGAACAATTGTTCAACGCATGATTGAATTGGCAGACATACAAGATAGTGAAACCATTTTGGAGCCAAGCGCTGGCAACGGCAATATTTTAGATGGTGTAAATGAATATATACAAGACAATAACCTAAATACAGATTTGCAATGTATAGAGTGGAATTATACGCTACGTCAAATTCTTGAGTTAAAGCAGTACAAGTTAGTTGCAAATGATTTTATCGAATTTGTGCCGTTTACTAAGTATGACAAAGTAATAATGAATCCACCCTTTGAAAAAGGCAAAGATGTTGATCACGTATTAAAAGCATACGACTGTCTTAAGGATGGGGGAAGGCTTATCGCTATTATGTCACCACATTGGACATTTGCTAGTGATTCTAAGAGTATTCATTTTCGTAGCTGGCTAAATGATAAGGGTTATTATGAGAAACTTCCAGAAGGTTCATTTAAGGAGTCAGGTACTGGAGTCAATACAGTGTTGGTTGTTATTGAAAAATCTGAAGAAGAGACAGCAAGGGCAAATTAGGTGCTTTAGCATTTTGGAGGGAAGTTGGTGATGACATGAAAAAGAAGAAGGCTAAGAAAAAGCCAGCTAGTGTATCGCGACTATATTGGAGCTATTTAGTGGGTAAATTAGATCCCACTGAATTAACTACTAAGCAATTTAATCAAATTGTGCTTGAGCAATACATACAATATAAGCAGCGTGGAGGATATAAGTCTTTTGAAGAGTATTATCAATACATTAAGTCAAAAGTGTTATAAAACTGATATTTTACTTAGAAATATTTTATGATTTAAAATAAAAAAATAATTAAACTATTGAATATAATGAAATAAAGTGTTATAATAAATTCATAAGATAAATACATAGGAGGCGGTTAAAAAATGAAAAACAGAATCGGTAGTCTTAGAGGAATGCTAGCATTTGTAAACACAATCACCAAAGAGGAGAAAATTTTCGTAAGAGATATGGAACACAAAGAACGTGCTAAGATCAAATTCACTGAAAATGAAAACAATATTTTGACGAACATTTCAAGCAAGGTGAACGCTTGGTACTTTAATTATTAAGTCGTCAGAGCGACAATAAACCGCATTAGGCTCTGAGCGTTAGCCAGTAACAAGCTGGCTAGGTTGCAAGTGGAACATAGTATTGTTCAATTAACAATGTATTGTAACGATCTTAAATTTTAATTATATGGCGGCGGCCTTACGCGGGAGGTGTCGGGTATGAGCGAGGATATGAGAATTAAATTATCTCACATGGGTATTAATTTTAATAATACACTCAAAAAATGTGAGGGCAAAGACTATGACTATCGCCTTTTCATAGCTAAGTACAAAAACTTAGTCAATGCAGTAGAAGAGTTTTACAGATTGGAAGCTAAAAACTCAATAATTCACGTAGCATTCAATGATATGTATGCTAAAAAGTTCGACGAATTAAGGGACCTAGAAAAATCGCTGAAAGATCGAGGCATGATCTAAAATGGGGCTACGACCCCTCTATCGCTTATCTGTCAGACAATAGGGCTTTGTAAAATACTCATTTTATCAGGAAGTAATAATATGAAAATCAATGAAATTGGAACATTAAATTTAAACGAAACTGTGTTCAAGTTAAGTGATAACAGTATAACAGCTAGAGTTAACAATAAAACTAAGGCAGTAATAAATGACGTTCAGTCTGTTAAAACTTTACCTTTTAATCGTAAGGTTGAACTAAATGTAAAATTCAAAAGTAAGTTAAACAATTTTTTTGAAGGATTATATATATCTGCTGATCAAAGATTATTTTATATCATTGACCAGAAATATCATGAGTCAGTTTTAATTAGTTACAACAATGGATGGAAAGAAGAGGCAGAAAGACTTTTCGCGAAGGTGACTGAATTAACAGAACTTAAAGTCAATGTACTATATCTTAATGTGGCTTAAGGTTGATAAAAGAGTGATTTGATTAAGAAATGGGGTATTTTAATGAAAAATAACATAGGTAAAAGAGTTGAAATTGTAAAGGATATGGTTTCGAGCGAATCTGAATCAAAACTAATCGGTTTAACTGGATGCATCACTGAATCGGATGGCAGCTATTATACAGTGCAATTAAAAGGATTCGGTAGACAGCTAAAACCTGAGTTTCATAGTACTGAACTCAAGTTCTTATAAAATTCTTGTTTTACATAGATGTAAATGCATGAATATACAAATTCAAAAGTATAATACTCGATTTCAGTGATATTTTAATTCATGAAAATGAATTTTTATAAGTTGGAGGATGAAAGTGATTAGATTACTAGTCTATAATAAGGCATTTGGTCAGCCTTTCGTAAAATATAAAGTTGTCGATGATGTTCAAAAGATAGTTATTGACGAAGGTAAGTACAAAGAGTATGAGCAAATAGGATTATTGAATGCTCGCCTTAAAGACGTGTATGGCAAAGACAACGTTAGGCTATTGTCTAGATAAGATGAAATGCTTATTTGATTATGAGTGCATACATGATAAGATAAAATCAACTAGGTTCATTGGAGGTGTCAACAAATGAAAAGTAAGGTAATGGCGCAATTTTTGGTTGCTGGAGACATAATAATACACAACCGAAGAAAATACATAATTTCCAATACAAAGACAATCGGAAATCTTACAAGTATACTTTGTAGCAGCCTAAAAGATCAAAAGTTGCATAGTATCAAACAGGCTCCAAAAAGCGAATTTTATACAGTTGTTAATGACGGAAGACTTTAGCAGTCTTTCATAGAGAAACGAGGTGGGCTTATGGGGCCATTTTATATTGAGTGTTCCGGTTGTGGTATGAAAATTGATTTGCATGCAGGCAAAGAAAATGAAGATTACACAATTGAAGAACATGATGGAGAAGAATGTTTCTTCTGTAAAGATTGCAATAAAAAATAAAATTTAAAAAAATGAAGTATGTTTTAGGAAAAATACTATGTTTAATAAACACATTTTCAATTCAAGACTTCTTTTTGTGAAGTCTTTTTTGTTTTAATAAAACCAGTCTTTTACATAGATTGTACATCATAATGAACCATATGTTATAATTAGGAAAAAGGTATAGGTGAATTATATGAGACTGAACATAAAAAACTGGCTTGCTCTTTTGGGAGCTAGTTTATTTCTAGGGTATACTATTTATTCTTTTCAAAATCCTGACACTAGTTCAGAACACGTTGCCAATATAGCGTCTGGTGTTATGCAAAAACTTATTGGAGCTATTGCAACTGTGGCAAACGCAACACATATAGTAATCAATTAGGCAGCCTTTCGAGGCTGTTTTTTTATTTGGTTTTCTTTTTTACAAACAAAAATAATAAAATTAATATCATTGACAGGAAAAGATATTATGGTATAATTAAGACAGATAAAAGAAATACATATTATTGAATTAAGATAATTATTTTACTATATCATCTCAAAAGGAATGGTGATTTATGTTTAAGAAGGTTAGAGCATTTATTACAAATGGATCTGGTAAGTGGGTAAATTTTCCCTTGAGTGATGAGGAGAAGAATGAAATCAAAGACTCTTTCGACGATGATTATTCTTCTTTACGTGTTAGCCCATCATTAACATACTTTCTAGACGACGATTATAAAAGATGCATTGAGGTCAATACATCAGAAATGAATTTAGATCAACTAGATCAATTAGCGGAAGCAATTAAATACTATACAGAAAAAAGAAGAAAGAACGCCCATATTAAGAAAATGGAAAAGGACGGAAAATTGAAAATTGGGCAGTTTTGATCAAATTTTAATTTCAAACAGATTGGGAGTGACAATGTATGATTGAAACAATTTTGAATGAGAGAAATCTAAAGCCTAACACAAGAGTGCGCGCCTATTTGGAGTTTAGAAGGGAATTTAATCATAGCGAAGATGGTTCGGAATTGATTCGACTTAAAAAAAGTTCACCCAGCATCGTGATCGGCGCGCTAGACAGAGGAATTCACACAAAGGCAGTTGAGTTCTTATCTGGGTTTACGGTCTTAAAAGTTCAATACATTGAGGAATCGGTATATATTCGTTACTTTCAACCAGACGGAATTTATGATGTTATAGACTCTTATTACATCCCACAAAAAGGATTGTACTATGTTATTCAAAAGAAGAATACAACTGATATCACCGTTGCTCCATCTTCTTGGTTTGATATCACAGAATGGGAATAGCAACTTGATGAGACTTGGTCAAATGTTACTTTTACAAACTAGGCATATGCCTAGTTTTTTGCTATAGGGTTCAAAAAAACTAAAATACAAATATAATTAAATATTGACAATGTAATTGAGGGGTGATAGTATTATATATAGAAAGTGATTAAAATAAATTTTAATAGCGAGGTGAACACATGACATTGAGAGAAAGAACACTTCAATTAATTAGTGATAAAGGAATTAAAAAATCCTTTATAGCTGGTAAGTTGAATATCAGCAATTCATTATTCTCACTATTTATTAATGGGAAACAGCCTCTACAGAAACCTGAAATAATTAAACTGGAAGAGTTAATCGAATCGTACAAATGATGATGAATATATACAATTAAAAGGAGAATTAAACATGGGAGCATTATTGAAATTACACGCAGAAAACTTTGTGGAAGATAAAAATGTTAGAGATCAATACATAAATAAAACTGAAGTATTACAGAAGGTAAAGTCGCTTTCACTGTTACCAGATAATCAACATATGACAGTAAAAGCAGTTGCTGAATACTATGAAGTTGAATATCAAACGATTATAAATGTCCTTAATAGACATAAATCAGAGTTTGAAAAAGATGGTGTTAAGACGATAAACAATAAAGATGAGGGTTATTTCAAAGTGAAAGAAGCCTTATCTACTGGGCAATTTATAGTTAAACTAGTACCGCGTAAAGCGATTTTAAGAGTCGGAATGTTGTTAAGAGATAGTGAGGTGGCAATTAAGGTTAGAGATTATTTACTAAGAGTTGAAGAAGTGTCAACTGAGGAACAAAAGAGAGGGGGATGGTCTGATCATGATGTAATAAAATTAAATGACATAATGAAAGATGAAATGAGTAAGGGAAATAGTAAATGGGGGGCTATCAGGAAAGCTGCTAAGGCATTCAATAAAAATCCTCACGCTGTGTACCAGAAATATTTGTACGTAACTAAGAAACACGGATCTATAGACGAATATATAAATAAAAATAATTTGTTGTTTTTGAATAAAGAATCTGAGGAAATTCACAATGAAGAAGTTGAAGTAATTGACCAGACACCAAAACAAGAAGCGCAAAACTCCCCATTAGTAGGAGCCTTTCAAACAAAAATAAACAGAATATTAGATAATATGAAAAATACCAATGAACTTGAAGCAACAATAAATGAACTTAAGTTAGAAGTAAAAGAATTAAAACATAATTTACAAATAAGAGATATAGAAATAGCTACATTTGATGAAAGTCTTGCTAAAAGGGATAGAATTATAAGTAAACTCAAGAAAGAAAAATTAGCTCTAGAAACTAGTGTAAAAGCAATTCGAAAAATAGTTTTAAATGGAACAAAAACAAGCAATATTGAAGAAAATAGCAAGCCTGAAGGACTTATCTATACACATGACAAGAGCGGTATAGTGGAAGTAAAAAACTAAATACATTAGTAACGATTAACTGGGTGTAAATTACCCAGTTTTTTGTTTCATTCCGACATATAAAAATAATTAAATATTGTAATAAACAAATAATTGTGATACAATATATTTAACAAAAAGTAACGGCGTATAGTAACCAGTAACAGTGTATTGTTAAGGGGTAAAACAACGATTTTATTTAGAATATACGGAGGTTCGACATGAAAACATTCTCCACAATCCAGAAGCAAATTCTTGAGGCCATGAAAGTTGAAGATATGAACAAAGTGAGGCTATTTAAACGATTATTAGCAACTGGAGCAGCACCAGCCTGCAAACGTTGTGGAGGAAGTGGAAGATACTCCTATAACCTTAAAGATGGATCAACTTGCTATGGCTGTGGGGGAGCTGGTGTTATTATCAAGAATGAGTCTCACTTACTTAAAATAGTCGAGTCACAACAAATACAGGACAGACTTACTAAATATTTAAATGAACTTGAGTCCAAAAAAATAATCAAAGAACAAACAAAAGTTAACTCTCAAATTGTGAAAGAAGAAATAGAAGAGTCTGAAGTAACTTTAAACGGCTTGTATCAAGATGCTTTATAGCGAGAAGATTGGGAGTTTGTTGTACGAATCATGATATTATTGAAAAATAAGGGCGAACAAACTGATGGAAAACATGCTACAGAAAAGCAAATTAACTATATTAAATCTTTAATTAATAAAAAGCAAACTAAGACACAAAGCGATAAAGACAACCTAATCCAATTTATAGGTGAGGTTGAGACAGGAAAGAAAAGTTTGAACTATACCGAAGTAAATTACATTATCAATTGGCTAATCGAAAGATAAATATAGTGTGGGAGGAAAACAAAAATGGCTTCAAAAGTAAAGCAGTATAAAGGTTTTAAAATCCACGAAACGCAAGATATTACTATGGGATCGCCATTGTTTGTTGTGTACACAGCAGAGGAATGGGCTTATGGCAAAGGTATTCGCTCAAATGAGTGGGAAGCATGTTCTATGCAGGAAGCAAAGGATTTCATCGATAGCTACAATGTAGAAAATTGAGATATGGTAAAAACAGCATTTGATAAGGAAGGAGAAAGTAGATGAGTGATAACAAATCAGTCAACTTTAAAACAACAATAAACGAAAAAGTATCAAATGGGGATATGATTGATTACGAAGGGAAAACGATGTATATAACAAAAATCAATACAGTTGAGATAACACCGGATGGAAAGTTGCTTGTGGTGGGCTTATGCAAGGAAGAACAGATCAGTAGAGTGCTTCGGAAATTATCAAGACATAAATAGATTGAAGATTAGCAAATTGAACAATACCTTGCTTTAACAAAAAAATGGAGGCTTTGATTATGCGTAAATATAGAAAAGAAAATGGATTTATGTATATAGATTGGGAGATGTCTATTGGTTACCCTGGTGCAACACAAGAAGGAACAGCAGAAATTGAACTGACTGAAATTGAAGATAAATCAGATTTGGAGCAAAATGAAATTATTAGCCAAGCGATATGGGAAGATGCAATGCAGTATGTTGATGTATATCCCAAGAAGACCAAGAAGACTCAAGGTGAATAAACGTTGTAAAAGCAGGATTGTAAAAGGAGGGATTTGCAGTGAAGGGTACATATAAAAATAGTGAGTACTTTGGCAAGATTATTCGTTACTCGGATGATAAGTCTTGTTTTATGCGCGAAAACTCGTTTGAATTAAATGATGGTGATACTGTTGAAGGATATATTGATAATCATAGGATGTTTATAGTTGAGAGAAAACTTTGAATAAAACAGTTAATTTATTAGAAAGGAATGAATGTGCTGTGACGTATATAGAAGAGTTAGATGAAATTTGGAACAAAGCATTAAAGCAGACCCCATGTTCATGTATGAATGATGACAAGTGGGAGCAGGATGTTTCAGGTCGTATAAAATGTTCTAGATGTGAACAGATAGTGACTGAAAACAAAACGGGAACGCTTCTTATAGAAATCAAAAGAATTAGAAAATAAATATAAGCAATAGGAGGTAAATACATATGACTACACATCATGATATTGAACTGTATCCGTATAATCAAAAAACATACGACAAGATTATTGAAGCATGGAAGACAAAGAATCGTGTAGCAACTGTACAAGCTACTGGGACAGGTAAGACGTTTCTAATACTGAAATGCCTATTTACTCATCCAGATGTAAATAAGGTTGTATTGACTCCATCTAACCATATCTTGAATCAGTTAGCGAGTAGGGTAGATGAGCTACCTAATACAACATTGCTAACTTATACTGAATTATCATTTATGAGTGAGGAAGGTATTCAGCAGTTGAACGTAAGTATGATTGTTCTGGACGAATTTCATCGTTGCGGCGCTGAAAAATGGGGAGAAGGTGTAAACAAACTTATTGCAGCTTATCCAGATGTTAAATTATTGGGTACTACTGCTACGCCAATCCGCTACCTAGATGATGAACGTGACATGTCCGATGAATTGTTTGATGGTAATGTTGTAACAAATCTTAGTTTGACCGAAGCAATCGTTAAAGGTATTTTACCTATGCCTAAATATGTGTCGGCATTGTATACATTTGACGAAGAGATTATGAATCTAAAAGATAAGATTGATAAATCCAGCAATAGTGATGAAGAAAAGGAAAGTTTACACAAGGAGGTTGAACAACTAAGAAAGAAACTAGACAAAAGCAAAGGCATTCCTGTCATCTTGAAAAAATATCTGGGCGACAGTACAGGAAAGTTTATTGTGTTTTGTAGAAATAAAAAGCATCTAATAGAGATGCAAAGTATAGTTAAAGGTTGGTTTAAAAAGGCTAAGTTAGGTAAGGGTGTTGATTTATATAGTGTCTATACAGGAAAAATTGAAAGCGAAAATAATAAAGCAATTGAAAAGTTTGTTTCAAATAAAAATAATAATAGTATTAGATTGCTTTTTACTATTGATATGTTAAATGAAGGCTTGCATGTTGAAGATGTTGATGGAGTAATTTGCCTGAGACCTACTATATCACCAATTATTTATTATCAGCAAATTGGACGTGCATTGCAGATTGGCAGCAAAGAGCCTTTTGTATTCGACTTCGTTAATAATTTCAACAATCTAGGTGGCAGTACATTTGGTAACGACTTACGAGAAGCAGTAGAAAAAGAGAATGAGATGCAACGAAGTGCTGAAGGTGAAATTGAATTAAATTTGGAAGATTTTATTGTATATGATGAAATTCATGAAGGGTTAAATTTGTTTAAAAATATCGAAAATCAACTAAGAAATAATTGGAGCCAAATGTTTAGTCGTTATTGTAAAGGTGAAGATAGTGTTGAAATTAAGAGGTGGGCAATCAATCAAAGAAGTCTCTATAATGCAAATCAATTGACCCAAAATAAAATTGACCAATTAAATAGTGTCGGTTTCATATGGAATAATATGCTCGATCATACATGGAATTTCAACTATGAACTGTATAGGAGCATAAAAGAAAAGTTTAGTTGTTATAATCTACCTAATAATTATGTAGTTGATGGACATAAAATCGGACTATGGCAACAAATACAAAGACGGTGTTATAAACAAGGTAAACTATCTCAGAATCGTATCGATAAGCTAAACCAAATCAATTTTGTTTGGGATGTAGTTGATTCTAGGTGGGATAAAATGTTTCAAAGGTGTGCTATGGGAGACAGAAACGAACAGGTAAGAGTTTGGGAAGTCACTCAAAGAATGAATTATAAAAATGGTTTATTAGATAAACATAAAATCAAAAAATTAAAATCTATAAATTTTAATTGGAACCCGATGGATTCCAAATGGGATGAAATGTTTGAATGTTATTCTAATGGTGAACACAGTAAAGAGGTGAAGACTTGGACAGTATTACAAAGAGTTAATTACAAAAAAGGTATACTAGATGAAGATCGGATCGACAAACTTAATAATATAGGATTTGTATGGGATACAAAAAATGAATCATGGAATCGAAATTATGAACTATATATAAATTATATAAAAGAAAATGGTGGTTATACCGTTCCCAAAGAATTAATCATTAATGGAATAAGACTTAATCATTGGGTCAAACGACAACGTCGTATATTTGCAAAGGGAGAATTATCACAAGAAAAGACAGATAAACTTAATGCAATTGGCTTTCAGTGGGAACCTATAGGTACACAATGGGATGAATATTATAAATTGCTTTGCAAATATAAATATGAGAATAATCAAACCGATGTACCCCAAAAATATGAGTTATGTGGTGTGAAACTTGGAAGGTGGGTACATCATCAACGCCAATATCGTAAAAATGGAAAGCTCTCACAAGAAAGAATAGATAAACTAGATGAGATAGGTTTCCAGTGGGAAGGCATAAGGAAAAACGCAAAAGATAGCCAAGTTAGCTTCAAAGACGAAAAAATGCTGTAAACTCGACGTTGATTTTTTCGAATATACATGATAAAAACGGACTTTTATCAATACATAGGAAGGAGTAGTAAATTGATTCATAAAGAAAAAGAAATCCGTCCTACAGTAGTACATCTAGATCCAGAGGGGTATAACAGGGTCGTCGAATATGCTACCAGCACAGAGAAAACAAAAAGTGTGGGAATGGATCGTATGCGCGAAATGATGCATCACCACAGAATAAACACAAAAGAGAGTAGATTAAACAAATGAGCAATATAATTATACTGACAATGCACATGAGTGGAGCGAGGATGTTCTATGAATTTAATAGCTTTGATGATTTTGAGAGTGAGTATGAGAATCTTAGTAATAACTCATATCTTCAAGGGGCAGTATTAAAGGGTAAACTGTGGGACGAAAGCAAGAAATGGCATATATTAAAAGAAAAAATAAAAAGAATGCGTTGGTAATTGATGATAAAAGTTGAATTTTACAATATAAAAATACATAAGGAGTGGTAGGTTTATGAATCCACAAGCTATGCAAGAAGCCATGACGTTGATGGAAAAGGCAAAGAAGTATGATGAATTAATCGCTTTTCCCGAAAGAGATTGTGAGTTACGTTGCTCATTTTGCGGTAAGGGTCAATCTGAAGTGGATAAAATGGTGACAGCAAAGAACATCTGTATTTGCAACGAATGCATTGGAGTGTGTGTAGAAATTATTACTGAAGATGAAAAAGAAGAAACTAAATAGGTAGATTTATGACAGCGAAAAAATACAGGGTGAGATAGCCTGACATAAATCCAAAAGGAGAAATACGTAATTGGAGAATAATGTTCAAGTAGTAGAGCAAAAATTAGTAGAGTTTAACGGGTTTGAATTATTGGGTATTAAAGCGAACGATGGTAAGATTTATGTGGGTGTACGTTGGGTTTGTGAAGGGGTGGGACTGTCAGATGGTCAAGTAAAGGCAGAACGGAAGAAGATCAAGGAAGATATAGTATTGAATCAAGGGGGACGAAATTTCGTCCTCCCCACCAATGGTGGACAGCAGGATATATTGACACTAGATATTGATTTTCTACCTCTATGGCTTGCTAAAATCACTATCACCCCAAATATGCAAAAGAATCAACCAGAAGTAGCAAGCAAACTAGTTCAGTATCAACTAAAAGCTAAAGATGTCTTAGCTGAAGCGTTTATACATAATTCAGCGCAGCAATATTTATCCTTGTCAGAAGAAGACCGCGCGATTGCTTATTTTACAGCCAAGAAAGAGCAGAAACAGTTACAGTTGCAGATTGAAGAGAATAAACCTCTGGTTACATTTGCGGAAACCGTTCTAAAATCTAAGGATAATATTTTGGTGCGAGAAATGAGCAAACTCATACAGGATGAAGGAATTAATATTGGCGAAAAGAAATTATATCAGAAGCTACGTGATTGGAATCTTGTATTAACTTATAAGAACGAGCCAACTCAGTACGCAATGAATCAGAAATTGTTTGTTGTCGAAGAAAAAAGCATAGATACAGCATATGGGGTCAAACTGGTTAAAACAATGAAAATTACTCCAAAAGGACAAATCCGTATAGTAGAGAAGATTAAAAAAGAATATAGTAAGAGTGTTGTCGAAGTAATTCAAAATACATAGAACATTAGTAATAGTACGTAAATTTTAAGTCGATTGAATATTTACTTTTTACAGTTAGACAAACTTATAAACTAATAAGAGAAGTTGATTCGTCGCGAGATTCGGTATACACTACACGGATAAACAGCTTAGAGGTGAACAGCATGACTGTACGTAAGTGTAAGAATGAATTTTGTTCAGGAAACATTATATCTGACTATACAGAAGCTGAATATTGTCTTAAATGCTATATGGATATGTTGAAATTTCTTCCCTTGTTTCACATACCAGTTGGAGTTATGCCATATAAATCGACGAGACAGATGAGATATAATCCAAATCAATGTAAGATGAAATTTTGTAAGAATAAGGCGCGGCTAAGAGGTAGATGCTTTAAGTGTTATATTGAGTTTATGAAAAAACATGAATCTGAAATGAAAAGCCAGTAAAAGATTAATTTGACAAGATCGCTGAGGCGGTCTTTTTTGTTAAACAATTAAATATAATGAAATACACAAAATCTATATACAAAAATAATTAAATAATATATAATGAAGACATAGAGAGACATGAGGTGATAAGCATGTACAAGGTGACCGTGTTTGAGAAGGTGCTGGGTAAATTAGAGGCGAATATGTATTCATTCGATGATAAAATAGAAATGATTAAATTTACTGCATTGCGCGAAAACGAAGGTGCAATGGTTGTCATGAACATTAGTTTAAAACTAACCGTGTAACAAAACATAGAAGAAAGAGGATGAAAGAGTGAACATAGGAGATAAAGTATATTTAAAAGCTGTTGGAAATATGGCAAGAGGAAGAAAGGAGCCACTGATTAAGGAGAGCGAAATTACGAGAATTGGACGTAAGTATTTTGAAGTCCAACTCGGTACCAAGCCAATCAAGTTTAATATCGAAAGTTATAGACAGGAAAATGGTGGCTATAGTGCTGATTGGAAACTATATTTTTCCATACAGGAAATCTTAGATGAACAAGAATTTGAAAAGTTAGAAAAGGACATCAAATCCAAATTTGATACTTTCGGCAAGTTAGATCTTACGCTTGATCAACTTAGACGAATCAATGAAATTATCAGTGAGTAGATAAAACTATATTTTTATAAGGAGAGATCGCAGTATGGAACTAATTTTTAGGGAAAAAGTGATAATCTACAATCTTTTGAGCGAAAGATATCATGAATTAAAAAGCAAACCGGAATCAAGAGATGAGAGTACATTTCAAGAGCTAGAGGGCATGTACATTAAATTTGGTGATCATTTAGAAAAAGAGTACGGAAAAGATTGGTGGAAGTAAATAAAAAGATTATTTTATGGGGAGCGTCGGATTTATGTTAAAGGATCTAGAATTCAAAGAAATACCGAAATTCTTTTCTGAGTTGTCAAAAAAAGAGACAGGGAACTTTCAATTGGCTCGAATTTATGGAATGGCTAACTCTTGGCTGGAACAGAGAGAGAAAGAAGAAGTAATTGAAAAGCTAGTTGAACAAGATTATCGAAGAGTAGTTAAAACAACAATCATTTGTGATGATCTAGCCATTGTAGAAGCAGAAGTAAGACTAAACAAAACAAAGGAAACAACGTTCTATCCCGTAGTTAACGGTAAATTTCACAATGAATCAAGAATGACGTTTGATGAGGCTTTGTTACTTGGTTTCTGCCGTAAGTACAATAATGAAAGATTCGATTCGGCAATTTTCAATATGTTAAGAATGGACATGAAACTAAATAGTGAATCTGTATAAAAGGATTCATTTATTAAGATACAGAGGAGAGAAACACCAATGAATAAAATTATTGATGACATAAAAGAGCTGGTGCTGTTAAGTCCAGAGAAATTAGATGAAAAATTGTTAGAGGAAAAGTACAACAAGCCAAATTTGCGTGAACTGGTGAGAAGGAGCCTTAAAGAAATTAAAGAGTACAAAAGTGCATTTGAGTATCAATTAAAAGTGAATGAAGATCAAGCGAAGCAGTTGGAAACAATAAGGTCAATGATTGATAATTTTGATAAATGAAGTATTTCATAAAAAAAGATGCGACATAAGCCGCAACTTAATCAAAGTATTTTATAGCAATAACAATTATTATCCCAATCGCAAGGGAAATAAAACCAAATGGTATAGAGACAGTATAATGGTATGTAGATTCAATAAAGTTTTTATTAAACGCATTGCTAATCTGAGCCCCCATAAACTCATGTGTATCTGGAGTGTTTTTGACTGCGTGTTTGATGATGAAGGCATAAGCGAGATAAAGTAAAGATAATGTAGTTAGACCTTGACCCAAATTGTTTATGTGTTTTACCATGTATGCTCTCCTTTGCAATGTAAATAAACTTAGATTATTTAAATTATACCACTCGATTTATGTGATATGCAAATATTGGAATGCAATCAAAAAGGAGGATGAAGAAAATGAAGATTAAGGTTTTTACATGTTCTAATGGAATTGAGTTAATTGTTAAACATAGAAAATCAGCAGTGGTTTTTGAAATGAATCAAAACCAAATAAATAATAAATATAATGTTACATATAAGTTTGAACTTAAGGATTTCGTAGAGTTATATAACTACATTAATATGATTGCGAATGAAGCTTGGAATAATCTATCTCCCAAGGGAGCTGACAGTTTAGGATCAGACTATTACGAATATTATGACAAAGAACTTGACACTAATGGCTATCTTCGTATTCGAAAAAACACAATTAGTATAGATAGACCAGCATTAAATGGGCAGAAACTTTATCAATTCAATAAGAAAAAAATGGAGTCATTTATTTATGACTTTGAAAAGCTTGTTTAGAGTTAGTGTCATCAGCAATAGAATGTTACAGATAAAATAAGTCTTTTAATAACAATAATTCACATAACAACGGAGGAATAAATGTGTTTACAGTAATCAATACAGAAACGAAGAAATACCTTAGAGCAGATTGGGAAGAACAGCGCGGTCAACTATATACGCATGACGTTGATCTAGCTGTCAAGTTTGAAAGTTGGCATGATGCTGAAGATATTACAGAAGTAACAGAACAAGTAGTACCTCTGTCTAACGATTAAAAATATAATAAAAGGAGAATTTGAGATGGATACATACATGATTGTTGTAGATGGAAAAGTAAAAGAAGAAATCGAAACCGCTGGACGTTCCAAAGAAGCAATGAGTTTTGTGTTGATTGATCGTTTCTATCACTGGAGTGGTTTTTCTGCTAATGTGAACATCTATAGTTCTTTAACGGGGAGTGAGTATCATTATGTTTAAAGCTGGGGCATTAAAAGATAATAAGCTGTATGTTAGAAATAATCAGGGCAAGTGGATTGAATTACATGAAGCAGCGAAACAATATGAACAACATAGAATATTGAAACATACATAATAAAGATAATGGTAAGTGGTCATTTTAATAAACAAAAATAATGAAATATATTGAATATAATATGAAAATATGTTATGATTTATTTATCGATAGGCAAACATTGTAAAGAAACTAGTAACATAGTATCGTAGAGTTTGAAGAATATTGCACAAGAATGAGTCAGGATAAAAAGAAGATATTCGTATACGACGAAGCAACTAAAAAGGAAATGGAAGTAGATGAGTGCGGCTTCGAACCTGAAGGATTGGCCCGGAAGTATCTCTGCATCAACGGAAAATGGGATGACTATATTCATATGGAAATGTATACGTAAATGTTTGTGTTTGTAATTATGTGCCTTACAAAAATTTCAACCGGCGAATAAAAGGAGAGTATAAGCAGCATGGATAACTCTATAATTGTGTGTCAGGCTACGATTAGGGATTTGGATTTAGTAGCGGAATTATTTAATGAATACAGGGTGTTTTATGGGCAGGCTTCAGACTTGCAAGGCGCGCGGGACTTTCTGTTCGAACGGTTCGAGCACCAGGAGTCCGTGATACTCTATGCGAAGGAAGCAGCTTCGGGTAGATCGGCTGGTTTTACACAGCTGTATCCGCTCTTCTCATCCATTTCCATGCAGCGGCTGCTGCTGCTCAATGATCTGTATGTCGCCCCGCAGTACCGTCGTAACGGGGTAGGGCAGTTGTTGATGGACGAAGCCAAGCAGTATGCCAAGCTGGTACGTGCCAAAGGAATTCAGTTATCCACCGGTGTGGAGAATCAAACAGCCCAGTCGCTGTACGAACGAAATGGTTATGTCCGAGATTCTGTGTATTACCATTACTTTCTTGCTATATGATGATACTTAAGCATATAAGACCGCTTTAATTTTGTTTTGGACTCTGCGCAGAATTAATCTCTCTGAAGTTACTTTTTCTCTAAACATGTTATCCTCGGTTTATTATAATATTATAGAGGAATCTCTATATATGTTAATCAGGGGTATATGACGGAAGCCGTGCGTTGTGTGGCCGATCTGGCCTTCCGGGAATTGGGTCTCCACCGGATTGAAGCTAACATCATGCCCCGTAATGAGGTGTCCTTAAGTGTCGTCCGCGTAGATGTTTCACGCATTGTCGCCTTTAAAGCTAGGACAATTAAAAGGAAGTCATTGTTGGTGGCATTTATGGATGATGGCAATCAATACATTATGTTGTAGTAAAAGGTTTATTTTATAAAGAAAAGTGGTGAACGATGTGTCGGAGATGACTTTTAGTTTAGAAAGATATGTAATAAATGATATTTGCGATAAAGAAACTACAATAAAGTATGCCATGACGATGACTGAACTTGAAGAAATAGATTTGTTACTACAACAGAATGAAAGGTACGTATTAATCAGCAAGTCACATGAGATCGTAACTTTATCAGATCTGCCGACTGAATATTTGGACACATTGCTTGAAAAGACATCTAAAGACTCCAAGAACGCTATGGTTTTAACTGAGATCCATCGTATTATCAACGCAAGACAAGATTCTATCAAATAACTATTTGAATTAAAACTATAAGGAGGAAATAAGCCCTATGGATCTGATAAATGAACAAATTGAATTACTAATTAAATTAAACCAGCCAGAAACAATGAAGAACCAATCTCTTCAAAGCATCTACGGTGATAAAATAATTGAAGGGCTGAAGGCTCTTGGATTAATTGAATTTGAAGAAGTATTGCGCCTAACTGAGAAAGGAAAATCTATTGTCAATGAAGCTTAAAAGGGAGGGAAATTGTGTATACAGTCTTAGTGGCATTCGATAACATTACGGAAGTGTATCAAGTTGAAAAATATAACGATGAAGTTAAAAATGCAATCGAATATCTGAATACATATGGGGGCGATTCGATAGAGTTTGTATGTGAGGGCGAAATTGTCGAGAGTGTTTATCAACTATATTCAATAGAATATATGATCAATAGGTTTGAGAAAAGTGAATTCTTTGAGAATTATTGTGACTCAAGTGAAAAACCAATGATGGAAAATTACAAGGAGTTACTAAGGAAAATAGCTGCAAAATAAAAAACACGTGGTGAAATTATGAACCGTACGATGAATGATAAAATGACTGTTTTACTATACTAATTTGAAATGGAGTGTTAGATGTGGAGAAAGATAATAGAGACTTGGAAAAAATCATTTCCTTGTTTGAGACACAATCTGTAGAAAAGGCCAATGAGTATATCAGTGAAGGTTGGGTTTTACTTAATATCCATACGACCGACTACGGACATCCCGTGGAACGTCACCAAAACACTGTTTTTACTCTAGGTTGGAATGGCGAAAAAGGTGAAGTGAAGGTGCCGAAGAATCCTTTTGATTAATCATTCTGGCGTAGCAGGGAATTGAGGATTAACGCAATAAAATGGGCATTTCAGGGGGGCATTCGAAGTGAGTTTTGTATCTATAATAGCAAACGAAAAACTATGTTGTATAATGTCTGATGGTAGACTAACAAACAGATCTACTGGCGAAATTGCACAGGAAGACTTAAAGAAATACGATACGTACAACAATAATACTTCTTTTATAGCATCAACAGGAACAAAAGGAGTATCAGATTATATACTTAAAAATGTGAAAATTGAATCAAATAATTATGATGAATGGATTGACACATTCGAGAAACTTTATGATGATCCTGGACTAAGCCTCATTTTTAAGTTACATCCTCAGAGTAGACTTCAATTAACATTCGGTGGTTTAAATCACAAAAATCAAATTGAGCTTTATTCTTTCAATTACACTGGAAGAACAATAAAAAAACACAAAGTGTCCAAGGAAGAATATCTATTGCTATTATTGGGTGAGGAGGAATATTTCGCTGGTCCATGTGACATATATAAAAGAGAATTGGAAAACAAAGAAAATATAACTGCGTCTGACCTAATTAGTGTGCAAAAACTAATGAATAATCATGTGGCTGATTTAACTCCTCATGTAAATAAAAATACCTATCGCCTAGTTATCAAAAAGCAATAAATGGCATGTATTGAAGGAAGGCGATGCGACTATGACAAATAAGGTCAACCTTTATGTTGACGACCTCAGAGACTGTCCAGATGGCTTTGTGGTGGCTCGTACATACTATGAAGCAATACATATCCTTGAAACCAGAAGTGTCGGCATTCTTACGTTAGACCATGATCTAGGCGAAGATGTGGATGGTAAAGAGCTACCTAACGGATATGACTTGGTGAAGTACTTTTGTGAGCATGGATTGAGGGCTGATAATATCTATTTACATACTGACAACCCAGTGGGACGAAAGAATATGTATGAGACTTTGTTGGCAGCTCAACGGAGAGGATTTATTGATGAGGCTATTGAGATATACCATTATCCTATAACGGTGAACAAGTATTCTGGTAGCTGGTAAAAGGCATGTTTTATAATAACGGGAGGTGCCCAAAATGAAATACGGTTTACTGGAGAATGGGATTGATTCTTTAAAGCAAGCATATACCTGTATTGAAAAACTCGACGTAGGATTACACGAGGGAACTGAACATAACCTAAAAGATGCAATTCTATCATTGAATCATGCCATTGAAATATTATTTAAGATGATTCTTAAAAATGAAAAAGAATATCTGATTTTTAGTGATATAGGAAAATACATGGCTGCTAAAAGTCAGATGATCAAGCAAGGCAAACAAAACGTTTTTGAGGTGGGACATGATCTAAAGACTCTTTCGTTAGTGGATAGTGTTAAAAGACTTGAGTTACTCTGTGACATAGCCATTCCAGATGTCCTTAAAGGAGCTATTGATGATTTTAATAAAACGAGAAACAAACTTATGCACTATGAATTGGAGTTATCTGAAGAAGAGGTAAATACAACTACCAGAAATCTTAAAGGGTTCTACGAGGAGGCTGTTACCTTCTTGGAACATCATATAGACAACATTGAAGAACTATTAGATAAAGCTAGGTTTGAATACTCTAATGATGAATATTTATCAGATATGGCTGAACACTACGAAGACATGATGTATGATGAATACAGAGAAATGATGTTGGAGCGGGAATAGTCTTATGAAATGCAAGTTTGATTAGTCCAATTTGCGAATAGTAGAGGAGTATAAAATCATGAAGGCTATGGCAATCGTAAGATCGTCTATTGAATGGGGCATAGACGAACAGAAAAGTAAAATAAATCAGTATACAATGTCAGAAGGTATCAATCTTGTTCACATTGTTTTGGTTGCAAATGATGTGGATTTAAAATTGGCTATCAATAATCTATCAGAAGTTGACGCTGTTATTGTGACCGACGTAACCCGAATTAGTAGAAACAAAGAAACCTTAGACATGTTCAAAGAAAAACTTAAACATAATGATACGCAATTGGTAATACTCTCTTGATCTTTATATCTTAAGCGGAAGGGAGAAAAATGGGTTGGTATCAAATAGATTAATAGATAACTTAAAATCTAAACAAAATAAATGGAGTTATAACCAACGCATATGGTTAAGAGGTGCTAGTATTGGATGGATAAAGGGATATTGTGATGTTAAGGACAAATATGCAGTAGAAAGAATGGTAAATGGAAAATTAGTAGTAAGATTGTATATGTCTGAAAATATTTTAGAGTATGAGCCTTGGGATGAAGAGAAAAAGAAGCAACATAAGAAGCATGTTGAATATATAAAAAGACAAAAGTATATAGAAGATTAATTTAGATTTTTTAAGGATGACAGTGTGACGTGTAGATTTAATAATAAGATAGGTGAAATTGCAAAATGTATTGTGAGAAGTGTGGTAAGAAATTAGAGGATGTGTTAGAACACGTTAAGCACATCCTCCATGAGTGCAATGGATAAAATACATACAAGTAAGGGGAAGCAGCAATAGTGGACGAGAAGACAAGAGAAGCACTTAGAAAGGCTGTGTATCTAATTGGTATTGGGGAAGGGTTGAAGGCAAGTGAATTGATCATGCAACTTTTAAACGAATCAGCTACTTTCGTTGACTGATCGAAGTATTAGCAGTAAAATAAGAGCTAGTTAAGCCGCAAGGCATAGCGCAGCACTAATTAAGTAAGAAATTACGGAAAATAGCCGTTATCTTTGGTCGGATGCTCGGCTATTTTCATTTTTGTAGTAAAATATAATTTTTATTAAAAAACCTGCCAATTAAATGGCAGGTTCTTTGTATTGAGACATGTTTTTTTGTATCTGATCCGCTCTGTGTAAAATTTTAAGTAAAGTGTCTAAATCGTCACTTGCAATAGGTTGTCGATCTTCTTTTTTGCTTTCTTGGATATCTATAGTTAATTCAGTTATTTTGTTATTCTGTGTACGTATGGTTTCTTGCATATTTAGATATTCAATCCTTAATTTATTTAGGGCTTGGATAGCATTGTCTATCTCGTCCATAAAGTTTATATCGGTCTTTTGAATTTTTGTGTTATTGATTCTGTTTTTTGGACTTCTCTTATTATTCCTTCTTTGTTCTTTTGCTTTTTTTATTTCACTATGATATTTATGTCTCAGGGCGCTATTCCACCTAAATCCACAGGCTGCCGCTGTGCGGTTCAGTTCACTCCCAACCTCCTGAAATGCAGTTAATTGAGTTTTGTTACTGCTTATATAGTTAATCACTGTTTTAGCTAGCAGATCGTCATCGGATCGAGACCAAGCGTCTTGTCGCATCTATATTCCTCCCTGAAAATATCCTTAGTACTATGTATATCCAGTTGTCAATAGAATTATGCACTTAGCCACGGAAATATTCGTATGATACGAAAAAAACTTGACAGAACAAACGTTCCATCTTGTATTTAATTATTTTTGTTAGTATAATTACATATAGAAAGAGCAAAGATAAGTTTAGAAAAGTACATAATAGAATTTAACTAGTAGCAAAAATAAAAATAAGATGAGAAGTAAACAATAGTTAATGAGGAGTGATTACATAGTGGCGGTAGCAATGGATCGAATGACAAAAGAAATTAAACGCTTGGATATGTGGAATGTACATTTAGGGAGTAATAAAGGGAGCGTACAAAGTGGTGAAAGACCTTGTGTGGTGATTGGAAACAATATGGGAAACAAGTATTCTCCAGTAGTTATAGTGGCTCCTGTAACATCACGTGTAAAAAAAGAAATGCCTACTCATGTAAAAGTAAGTGGAACAGACACAGGACTATATAGCGATAGCATCATCTTGCTGGAACAAATTATGACTATATCCAAAGATCAATTAGATTTTAAAATTACCGAACTTCCAGATAAGTATAGTCATGAAATTGTGGATGCATTATCAGTTTCATTGGCAATGAGATAAAGAAACGGGAAACTAATCCCGTTTCTCTTCTTTATGTAAAAGGATTATCTCATCAAGATCTATATCCAAGACTTCGCATATAGTAGCCAAGTTGTCGAAAGATAGTTGTTTTGCAGTGTTATTGCATAGGCTATTTATTGTTGCAGGTCTAATGCCAGTTCTGCGCGCCAACTCCCTATTACTAATACCCTTTCTATCTAATATATGAGATAGTGTAATTTCAAACCACCACATATTTCACCAAAAAAGCAGTTGACATGTAAAATAACCCCTTTTATAATAAATTAAGAGCAAGTGGAACGAATTTCGTTCCATAAAGAAGGCATAACAAAATCTCCCTACTTTTGTAGAGGGAGTAATTTGTCATTTTATTCTATCAGATTAACGGCATAATAGACAACATCATGGAGAGCATATATGAAAAATAAAAGATTTTGCCTAATGAAGCTAACCGAGTACGACAGAGAACATAAGCTCGAAACTTGGGTATTTACAAACACAAATGCCGACAGCGAGCATACACTTAGCAATTTTATGGCAAACGGGTTCCGTATATGGGATTCAAAGAAAAACAGGGTAGTGAGAACAAACCTTGATGTTGACAAGTGGTTACAGGTTCACCAAAAGGAGTGAAATGATGGGACAAGTCATAACAGATTTAATGATAAAAACATCATATGATTACGCAAAAAGAGTATTTCATAATCAGATTGAATTAAATCATGCACTTAACGACATTGTAGCGCTGTCTGGTATGTATAGAGGCTTAGCTTTAGCTTACGTTTCAGCCTTCAGATCAATGATAGAAGGAAAAGTTTATAAGATTGCAATAAAGACAGAAGCGACAAATTATTTTCTTGTTAATATTTATAGAGATTATGGCGTTTTATGTTTTAGCAAAGCTCTAGAGTCTGTAGATCTACATATAGATTATTACAAAAACAACAAGGGTATAAATTTAAACAAAGTAAAGGAAATTGTTGAGAATTTAAAAGATAAGGAGGTTCTTGTATGAAATGTATGTATTGTAGAAAGGAATTTTTTACAACTGTTGAGGATCGAAAATTGTGTGATATCTGTCTCCCCATTGTGAGGAAAGAGTTAATAGCAAATCCACATAAATATACGAAATTAGATTTTGGTAATTTATTGTGGCACAAAGAGGATGATCATGCTGGTAACTATCTTTAATCTTTCTTATTGCAAAAAACACTGATTAGAAGAGATCTATGTTTTACAGCAGCCATGTATATGAACACTAATATGAGCGAACATGAATAGCGTTCGCTTTTTTGTGTTTTTTAAAATTTATTCTTTTGATAATAACTATCGCTTATAGTATATTAAACATAGGGGGTGTTTGCGATTAATTCTCAATATTACACAATGACTTACACGCTAAACAGCGGTATTAAAGGAAGTGTAGAGCTTTCGGTCAAACAAATACAGGATTGGATAGAATCATATCGCGTAGGCAGTAAATATGTAACCACAGTAGGCAGAGAGCATTTTGGGTTGAATCCTGAGCTTGTAGCAGACTTCAAGGTACATAATGAATTTTCAGAGCAAAGGGAATATGTAGCAACAATACAGCAACCAGCAGTAGTGAGTAAGTCTAAAGAACAGCTAGCAGATGCATACAGTCAGCATAAGGTTTTGATTAAGGTAGAATGTAAATGTGGAGCGTCCTATATTAATGAATCGGCGTATAAGAGGAGCAAATGGGGTTGTAAAGAATGCGGTGATATTGTATTTTTGGATAACAAGAAGGGTATGGTTGATACAGATAAGGGTAAGGCTTGGTTTATGACTAATAGGTATTTTGTTGAGAGGTGATTTTATGGATAATGATATCGTTGTTCAAGCAAGGCTTGCGGCAGAAAAAGCAGGTGGATATTTGACAACAGAACTATTTGATCAATATAGAGATAAGGATAAAACTGTAACGTGGGATGCCTATAACAGAAAACATAAAATTGGATTCAAGGAATTTTTAAAAAAAGCAAACATACCAAGTAAAGATGAGTTTCAACTAAAAGAAAATAGAATAAAAGCAATAAGCAATTTGAAGTTATTAAATGTAACACAAGGCTATATTGATAAGCAAGGATATGAGAAAGAGGGCTTTAGTCCTAGCTGGGATTATATATCTGAGCATTTTGGAATAGAAAGTCTCGCAGAAGTAGCAAAAGTCAACTTAAAGAATAGATATTTAAACATCGATACAATGATAAGTGATTTGAAACAAACAATAAAAAGGTTGGGTTATATTCCAACCAGAAAAAAATACAGCGATCTAAAACTTAAACCTTCATTGTCTACGATCTCAAATAACAATATGACTTGGGAAGTTGCGATGGCAAAAGCTGAGTTTAATGCTAAAGGCGCTAAAACAAACGATAAAGTTTGCAGTAATGAGAGATGCTACACGCAATTCACACCAGTTAATAATGAAGAGTTATTTTGTGATAGCTGTTACAAGCAAATAAGGGAAGAAATTATAAAAAAGATACAAAACTATTCATTAAGCGATGTAAGAAAAATGGCTATCGATCTAGTTTTATTTGGTAATAGCCATCAAAAGTTGGACGAATATCGGCGACTATAGTCATGTATATTTATTATTTTTTTATGTTATAATGAAAATATAATCAATACAAAGGGTGACGATATTGAAAAAAGAGAGAAGCGAATTAGAACAGCGTCTAACTGAAATTGTTGAATCAAATAAAAATGATAAGAAAAGCCTTTTAAAAATTAATGATCGTTTGAGTGCATTGGGAGTTCCATACGGAGAATATAATAAAATAATAATTAACACAAAACTGTTACAAGATACTGATATTTCACTTATATGTGTGATTACAGAAGTTTTGCAAAGTGTTCTTGGTAATACAATAATAGATGCAATGGATTATTTTAGCCATAATGAAATAAACGAAGCAAAAGAAAACATTAAATTGATCTATCAAAAAGATTATTTAAAATTGCCTATTACTTTTGAAGACGTAATACAAATAGATGAAAGATCTTATTCCACAAAAATTACTATACAGATGTTGGTACAAATGTTCAATTCTCAATTAATTAATTATGACCCACGCTCCCAACGTGGTATGAGATACAAAGGTAATACTCGCGATGGTGTAGTGGAGTCACCCATTGTTAACCAAACGAGTGTGAAAAAAATAGCTCAAAAAATTCTAAATCAAAGCTATCTTGCCGATACAATTACTTTTAATGTATTCGCATACGAACACCAACCTGTGACATATGATAAAGAAAATTATACTCTCACAATAAACGAAAAAAGTATAATTTCTATTCTCGATGGATATCATCGATTCCAGGGTCAAATTAAAGCTTTAAACGCAAATGAAGACATTCATTTTGTATCTCCTCTTTCAATAAGAGTATATGACAACACCACAGCAGAGCAATATTTTGGTCAAATAAATACCATAAACCCATTGAGCAAGGAAAGAAGAAAAGAACTGCAAGCGGAAAAGAAGTCAGATAACGTGGTAAAAGAATTGCAAAATAATCCAACTAGTGAACTAAGAGGGATTAGAATAGCTTCTAGCAGAAAGGCAAATAAAGAAGTTGGTCAACTTACAACTTTTAGTATTTTGTCATTCGGAATTGAAAAAACATTTAACCCAACTAATTATGTTGAGTACAGAGAAGTCTCAGAATATTTAATTAAATTTTTTGGTTATTTAATTGGCTTTTATTACGACGAATTTATTGAAAATCCCAATAAACACACTTATATTAACAATCCTTTTATGTTCCTTGGGTATACGGTTATTGCTAAACGTTTTTATGATGAGAATAGAGAATTGAAAAGCTTGAAGAGTGTAATAGATGCGATCGATTTTGAAGATAGTGATTTGATTGAAATTCTTGAATCGAAGAGAATATATGACAACAAGAAATTACAGGGAGAACTTATTAAATATTTTGAGCGCACTATAAAATAACAAGAGGTGTCTTATTGATGAACCGTATATATGGAGATAATCTATATAATCCAGATATAAAACAAAGGTTTTTAGATGGATATAGAAAAGCAACAAGAGGTAATTATGAAAGTAAATTAAAACGAGCAAGCAAAGTTGAGATGAAGTACAACAAAGATTTGTACAATTTTAGTCTGTCTGAAATCGAAGAGGTTATGTATTTACTGGCACCCAATAAGTTAAGTTCAGCCACTATATATGGATCAATTATTAAGAAATATATTGAGTGGGCTATTTCTCAAGATCTTAGAGCTGACAACCTGAATCCATTGGATGTTGTTAATGGAAAAGAATTTTACGAAAAGTTTATTCCAAAGCAGATTCTTATAAGAGATGACGATCTTGAGTTAGCGCTTGGTCAAATTGATAGTAATAGAGATATTGTTATAATCCAAAGTATATTTGAAGGCATTATGGGACGAGAATGTTCTGAAATTAGGAATCTAAAAAGGCAAGATATAGACCAAGCAACTAGAACAGTAAAATTAACAAACGTTGGTCGATATGGGGAAGTGGAAAATCGTGAAATAATTGTTAGTGAATTTCTTTTGGAAGCTATGCTAAGAGCTGATGAAGAGACATCTTATAGTTCAAATTTTGGAGAAGGAAGTCTCAGTAACAAAAAAAATAGTGCTCTTAAAGACAGCTCATATATTATAAAGAGCACTAAAGATGAAAAAGTTAAGCAGACGCTTATATCGCAAACCATTACAAAGTTTGCTGCAAAATTGAATATGGAGAAACTATCTCCTGTAGACATAAGAAATTCAGGAATGTTAAAAATGGCAAAGGACATTTACATTGATAAAAAAGGTAAGTTGGAAAGAAGCGATATACACGAAATAAGCAAAAAGTTTAATGTGGGTAGTAAAGATGGAGAAATATTTTATACAACAATGTACACAAAAGACTTTTTGAATGTAGAAACAATAACAAGAATATATCCAAAAGTGCTTGAAGTAGAATAAGTTTTTACTTATTCTACTTTTTTTATGTTTAGTTGTTGACATATATGAGCGCTCATGATATATTCTCTATATAAATTAATTATATTTGTATTTAGGGAGAGAAACAGCGGAATGGAAACAGTTAAATACATATTATTGTCTATGCTCGATGGGGTAGCAATTTTTACATTCGGTTTTGGTATGTATCAAGTTAAACTTCGTGAATATTGGATACAGTTTGTAGTGGCGAGTTTATGTATATCTGTTGCTACTTATTTATACAGAGATTATGGGCTGCCAGAAAACTTTGCTCCCATTGTAAATATAGGTTTGATGATTGTTTTTCTCATTTTCTTATTTAAGATATCGCTACTTTCATCACTTAGAATTTCTGGAATTAGTTTTTTGTTTTCATTTATTGCTCAAACAATTATCGCTGTCCTTTTTATGGTGTCAACATCGAAGTCATTAGATTCCACACTCTTTACATATGGATATATAGTACAAATAGCAGGGGATAGTATAGTAATCTTTACAAGTTTATATTTAAGAAAAAAATCTATCTGGTTCACTACATTACCCTATCAGTACTCCTTAAAATTCAAATTAAATTTCTCTAATATCACTTTGTTTATTGCGTCAATTTTGGGAGTAACATTTATGAGTAAATCTATTTTTAATAATATATATGTAAGTGGTCTATTTTGGCTGGCAATATTCGTCATTATGATAATGATTGAATTTAGAAAGGAATTGAAAGATGAGAATAATTGATCATTTTGTTGATAGGGTGAGCCACCACTTAAAAAATAAATATCCTGATGAGTTACCTTCGTATGGGATCATCCGATATGCCTTAAAATTCATAATTACAAATACCATACCAATTCTTTTGATAGTATTGTTTTCTCTAATTTTTGGCAATTTAAAAGAAAGTTTGGTGGCGATACTTGGGTTCTCACTATTAAGAATATTTTCGGGTGGGTTTCACTTTCAAACTCCCGAAAAGTGCATCATTTTTTCGACAGTAATGATAATTCTTATTTCTAAACTTGGCTACTATTTTACTGCACATACTTTTATAATGTTCATAGTTAGTTTGCTCTTAGTTCTAATTTACTCACCAAGCGATATACAAAATCAAACGAAAGTAAAAAAAGAGAATTATAAATGGTTTAAAATTATTTCATTGTTTTTAGTTTCAATATTTTATTTAATAAACCATCCAATATCCAATCTAGCTATATTAGTACAAAGCATTCTTCTTATTCGCCTGAAGGGAGGTGAAAAGGAAGAATGAAAAGCAAATTGATTATGTTAGTTGGATTCGTTTTTACGATGCTGACCGTAGCTGAAGTGAATCTGGCTAGTTGGACGCTGGTATGCGGTGAACCAGTGCCTGAAGAATTAAAATAATTAAGTGAAACAAATGTTTATCGCCTTGTAAAAAATAAAGCTTGCAAGGCGAGTAAACAAATCGAGGTGAATTCCAATGAAGTTAACTGATACAATCAAAGTAGTAAAAAGAGAAGGTAAAAAAATACATGATCAGGCGATTATGCTTCAAGTGGGGGAAATAAAAGCCTTTAAATCTGAGACAAAAAACGGAAGAACTACACTTATATATTTGACCGATGACGGTGAATACATAGACGAGACTAGAGTAGATCAAACGATGAGATTGTTTCAAGAACTACCAGAGTTCGAAAAAGTAAGTAGGGGAAGCATGGTTCAGATAGGAAAAATTGAACACATAGATGAAAAGAGCTACAAGATTTATGTTAACAGACTTAAAAATTCTTTTGTTGATGTAACTGCAATACACTTGAAAAAAATACTAAGTTACTTCAAAAGGTAAAATAAAATTTTCAATAATACATAAAAATAGTGGCAGCTTCTTGCATTTTACCTTTTGGTATTGGTATAATGAAGTAAATCAGAACAAATGTTCTCGTTTTTTAGATTTTCGACATTTTGCGACATAAATATTGTAGTACATTCCATATTAAGGGTTTTGTCAAGAAATATTCATATCATATGAATTTCAGTTGCCTAACTCTGGAAATATCATATAATTAATGTATAGAAAAAATATTACAGAGGAGAAAAGTTATGCAGCATGAAGAGCTAGTCGAAGCATTACAGATTCCTGAAAAGGCAGATATAGTTATCAATTTGATGAGCTTTCTTTTACGTTCAAATGACGATAGAAGTGAAATGTTCTTTTACTGTTGTAAACAAAAAGGCTTAGAGTTGGAGTTTCTTGGGAAGAAAAGAAGGGCATTAATCGATCAATTCGGATATAAAAATAAAGAAGATTTTATTACTGATTACTTAGAAGACAAAGTTAGAGCTTTAGAGAAATTGTGCCAAGAAAAAGCGGAAAAATGTATATTGGTTAAATTTAAAACGAATAATCCTGAGAAGATATATAATGCCTACGCTAAAAACGGAAAATATACAGCAATGATTAGATTGGCGTACTTAGCCTAGAAGTATAATGCCGACACAGATTCGGCAAATTACATAAATGAGTTGAAATATAAAAATAAATAAATAGTCTATTGACTTAATTTATGAATGCTGATATATTTAAATAGAAGCAAAGATTAAGTAAAAGATAATACGAGTAAAAGAATACTTTTATCAAGATAGACTGTTACCAAAAGGCAATGAAGAAGGGTCTTTAGCTCAGTTGGTTAGAGCGGTCGGCTCATAACCGATTGGTCGGGGGTTTAAATCCCTCAAGACCCACCAAGAAAATAACACACAAAAATGTGTGATTATATAGATAAGATATAACTGAAAGGAGATGTCAAAACATGAACAGGTCTTACGATAGCGGATTTACTTAGTTTCAATGTAGGAGCTAAAATAACTCTTAAAGAAGTACATACAATAATAACGCCAAGTGCGATTATATAGATGCAATACATCTCACTTAACAAGGTGGTGATATGAATCAAGAACAAGCTGAGAAGCCCTCCTTTTTTATGATTGATTAGACTTAAATTAATCAAATAAAAATAATCAAACATAAAAAGGAGAAATAATATACATATGGCAGACTATAAGATTAAAGTGAACAAGAAGCACGGTGGCAAAGAATTTAAAAGCGCATTTCGATTTATCGGGAAAGTAAGTGAGATTAGCAAAAAGGATCAAGAAACAGACAGTTGGGTTAAACAGCCTATTTATCAACAAACAACTACGAAAACAAATAAACAACGTAGAGTACTGCAATTTGAAATTGAAACAGCATTGAGTAATCGCCTTCGAGTGGAATTGTCGGGTATGGAACAGCAATGGGCTTATCCTTATAGTAGTACACATAAAAAACCTCACAAAGTAGCTTGGGCTGACAGAAATAACAAAGAAGCTTTTCCAGACAATACATATCATCCGATTGAAGTAGATTGGGATAAAACAGAGCGGCTTGGTGAGTTGATTAAAGTAGACGAGTGGTATGAAGTAAGAGGACAATATCAATTTGATGTCTTTACTCCAGACAGTGGCGAGGAAAAGGTTTATCTGAAACGCATCATCAATTCTGTTCGCCTAATCAAAGATGGCCTGATTGTTAACGATGATGGCACAACTCAAACAGTTAAGCACTCTGGAGAAGAATTTGATTACATTACAGACTTTAATGATGAAAATTTCAGAGAAGTAAATTACTTTACAATGCAACTTGGTATTCGAAGCACTTATCAAGAAGAAGGTGGAGATACAAAAATAAACGGACTATTTCTTGATTATGGGAAAGAACGTTCTGAGCCAAAAGAAGTTGAATTGATTTGTTATCAAACAGAGGCAGCAGAAGGAAAGATTTCAATGGCAGATGCATTTGCAAGTTTGAATACATATGATTTCATCGAAGCAACAGGACAAGATAATAACCGGGCAACATTTGCCTACGTAGATGTAGTGGAAGAACTAGCTTCGGACGATCCTTTTAGTAGTGTAGATAGTACTCAAAAAGTAACAAGAAAAGAACGTGTGACAAACGGAGACAAAAAGGGACTTGAAGTAACCAGTTATGTCCAGGGAAGCCTTATGCGTGAACTGCTTACTGAAGAAGAGGTCAAGAAGTCTGCTGTTTTGACAAATGAAAATCCATTTGGTGGCAGTGTTGCAAGTGATGATCCGTTTAACCAAACAGCCAATCCATCCGATGATCCATTTACCGTAAATAGCGACGATCCTTTCGCGTGAGAGTAGATTCTTACAATTTATTAGAAAACGGCTTGTGCGTAAAAGCGCAGAACAAACATAAATACATATAATAGGGAGAGATTCATTAATGAGTTGGAGAAATAAAGTTGTAGGTAATACGCCTAAAGTTGAGCTGCATTCTATCACAAGTCTGGTTGCAGGTACGTATAAAACAGGAAAAACACGACTTTGGAAAGAACTAACTGAAATGCACTACAAAAATCCAGTAGAAGAAACACTGCTTATCGCGTGGGAGCCAGGATTCGAGACTTGGGAATTGGAGGAAAACGTTCTACCTATTTTTGAAGAAGGGTCGGACGAAGATGCTTGGAAGCAATGGGAGTTTTTTAAGAAAGACGTGGTTCCCGGTCTCGTTCAAGAAGCAAAAGAAAATAAAAAAGTTAAGTTGATCGGATTCGATACGGCAGATCGTTGTATTGATGCAGCAACGGCTTGGCTACTAAAAGATAGAGCAAAAAAATATGGTGTCGCTCGACTTGTTTCATTGCAAGAACTAACTGAAGCTTCTAAGGGGGCAGAGAATGGATACACTGCACTCTACGATGAAATGAAAAAGCCTATCGATGCTCTTAAAGCAGCTAAATATGGAATTATGGCAATGGCATGGACTAAGGAAAAAGAAACCACTCTGTATAATGGCATGAAATATAATTCTGTTGAACTTATGATGCATCAAACTGGAAGAAAGATATTTGAATCCCAAGCAAGATTGATTTGCTGCCTATTTAATGAAGTTGTGGTTACGGACAAAGCAGGTAGCGAGGTTTCAGAAAATGTTAAGACTAAAGCAGGAAAAGAAAAAGGTCATAACTTCCATGAAACTCGTACAGTAATGGTTTTTAGACCAACTGAGTACATCTCTATTGCTGGTGGAAGTTATACAGACCTCCCAGAAGAGCCAGTAGAGTATAGTGCAGAAAACTTCATGAAGGTATTTGAGAATGCGGTTAAGGGGCAACTAAAAAAAACAAAGAAGAACGTTGAAGAACTGAAGGTAGAACAAGAACAAGAACGTAATGAACAAGCTAAGGAATTTGCAACACAAGAGGTAGAGAAACTAAATGCTGAAGATTTAATTAATCAAATTAATCAACAAAAAGAAAGATATACTAATGATCAACTAACAAAATACATTGTTCCTGAATTCAAAAAAATTCTTGGAACAGCAGCATACCCAACAGTTTCAGATGTGGATGGTCTTACCAAAGCACTTAAATTAATTACCGAGTTCCAGTTGCCAGCTTAATACATAGATTCAGTAAAAGACAGATTTTATTATTTTTTATTATAAATAAAAGTCCATATGTACGAAGTCAACTGTTTTACAATGACATATGGACTCAAAAGGAGTTTTTTAATGATAAGAATGAGCAAAGATTTGGCTATTGGAATCTTAAAACAGAAGAATTTTGAAGCAAAAAGCGACTTGAGTATTCGACCAATCACAAAGATGAATTTTATAAATACTGATGGAGAAAAAGATTGCGTGTACGATTTCTCTTTAATTATTCAAAGAGGAATAATGAGCGAGGAATTAAAAGAATCATTGAAATATGGACAGACATTAACCAGCAATCTACAGAAGGAATTAGACTCCTATATTATTGAGTATACTTACAACAACGAGTTGATTCTTAATAGTAAAGAGGTATCGAACTTTTTGAATACAGTAGACCTTTTGAGGAATAAAAGGGATAAATCAATGCTTGATAAAAAAGATAAACTTAAACCCTCAATTAAATTTTATGAATATTAATTTATAGATTTTTATGAGTAATAGCCTCACTTTAAAAGTGGGGTTTCATACTAAAACAGGAGCGTGATACGTTGGGTGAGCTAATCCTCTCTCTGCTATTGGCGCTATCAGTATGCAACAACACTGAAGCACAAAGTGTCAATCAAGTACGAGAAATGAAAAACACGACCATTAAGCAGGAAGTAAAGGTTGCTAAGTTGGATGAGATCGAACAAGTGAAGAATAAGAAAGATACATATACATGGGAACGATTTGAGTTAACAGCATACACCAATAATCAAGGAAGAAGTGTACATAGCAAAGACTATGGCAGAACAGCTTCAGGTAAAATGACAAAGGCTGGCGAAACAATAGCTGCTGACTGGAGGGTACTGCCTAAGGGGACAGTGGTTTATATAGATGGTGTAGGTAGAAGAGTAGTGCAGGATAAAGGTGGAGCAATTAAAGGTCACAAAATTGATGTGTATGTCAGAACAGAAAATGAAGCAAGACAATTTGGTAGAAAGAGACATGTAAAAGTACGAGTGATTAAGTGGGGAGATAACAAATGAAAAAAGTATTTTTGCTAATGGGATATTCAGGTTCGGGTAAAACGGAGGTTGCTAAAGCATTACAAGGACGAGGATATAATATCCTCCAGTCCTACACAACGCGTCAACCAAGACATGAGAATGAATGGGGACACATTTTTACTTCAAATGAAGTATATGAACAACTTGAAAGAGATAAACAAGTTGCAGCTTACAGTTATTTTGATGGTAATCATTATTTTAGTACGAAAGATCAAATTTATAGTACTGATATTTATGTGGTAGATCCAGACGGAACTAAAGAGCTAAAGGAAACTGTAAAAGACGTTGAATTTGTAGTTATTTATCTAAAAGTAGATAAGGAAACTCGCATGGAACGTATGAAAAATAGAGGAGATAGTGTAGATAAAATCCTCAAACGTATTTCTGGAGATGGTCGTAAATTTAGAAAGAAACGCTTTGATTATCAAGTAATTAATTATGAATTTGTTAAAGCGGTAAATATCATCGATCTAATAATCCAGACAGAGCAAGATTACTAAAGGAGGGATATCGATGTTGGCTTTTAATTTTGAACGGTTATCTGATTTGTATAAGTATTTAGATATGGATGACATTGATTATGGAGAACTCCAAGAATTACGAGATAAGATTGATGACTTGAAGCAGATTGTTGAAGATAAAATGGATGTATATTGATGAGCAGGACTAAGACGATTAAATACATAAATGAGACTTCGGTTGATGAGATGATTAAGCAAGTAGTGGCTAAGGGAACAGATATAAGTCGTGTTATTGATGCAGCCAAGGAGAGCAGAACCGAATATGGACTAAAAGTTCAGGAGTTCATTCAACGCCTAGAAATTGCATCTAAGTAAAACCTGTACTTTATCAGAATAGGAGAAGGATATATGAGTGAGCTTTTTACCAAGACAGGAGCATTAAAAGCACGGCCTCCAAAGAAATACGAATGTAGGGACTGTGGTCATCTTAACTCAAAAACAGCAAGTATCAAAATAACTGGAATTACTTTTGCTGCTTGTAGTGTGTGTGGAGGCAGTATTAAGGAGCGAGACGTGCACAAAGAATGGCAAAAAAGAAACAATGGGCAATGGGATATCGAAAAAGAAATGCTTAAAATCGTAAAATCAGAGGAACGTGTAGAGAGAAGTGCTCTTTTAAAACGATTCGAGACGCATCAGAAGTGTCTTGTTGAAGCATCGCTTGGCGATCTCATATGGAATCGCATACTGGAAGTTAAAAAAGAAAGTGACCATTATTATTATAGTTTAAACAATAAACCAATGTGTTAGTGAAAGCGAACATGAAAAACAGAGAATATTTGTGAAATAAGGTGGCTCTAATGAAAATTATAAACAATAAAGATATTAAAAAAGTGAAGGCTGAAGACGGGGATATTCTAATTACTGCTCAAGGAAGTTATATCTTGATTGTGTACGATAAGAATAGTCAGTTGTATGGATTTGTTTACTTAGAGCATCGAGGCGCAGTTTTATTGAAATGGACTGACAATATTGATGATGTTGCTATTGGAACAATAGTGAATGAAGATGATGTCATTGAAATTGTTAAAAATAAAGAAGTTCAGTTGACTTTGGGCTAATGAAGAGTCTAAGAAATATACATAAAATAAAGATTTTATTTTGAATTTTCGGAGGGATAGCAATTTATCAAGCTTTAACTAGTACAGTTCTAGAAGACAAATTAGGTATAGCTCATCAGTTTTTAAAAGGACATTTTTACAATATTGATACATACAGCACTGATAAATTTATTACTACATATGGATCTAATTCAATTGGTTTTATCGAAAAGGATTGTTACTTCCTAAGTGAAACACAGGTAAATAAATATTTCGAATACAAAGAGCCACTATATGTCTATGGTGGAGTAGGGAATCCAAAACGGCTAAATTGGAATATCAACGGAGGTAGTATTATATGAAAAAGCATTTGAAAAGACATTATTTAAGCTATATCTGGCTATTTGTTCTTTTACTAGCATCTGCGATATTACCAGAGGCATCGCTAAAAATTACTGTACTGGGTATGGCTGCTTGGATGACAATATTTCTTTTGATACATGTATTTTCTTTTACATTAGTGTTTTTGGTTTATTTCGGCATCTGGGGTGGGAGCTTAACTGTTAGCAGTAAAGGGTTATTAAAGAAGATTAAGAGCAAGAGAAATTCTAAATCAAATTGATATTTCATTAAGAAAGGAGAGAGTTATCTGAGCGTTCAAAGCGCAAAACATTTTATTGAGCAGCAGCTAGACTACTACGAAAATTTTATTCCTGATTTAGAGAGAGAAAAGGAAGATTTGGGGCATAAGTTGGAGTTAGTTCAAAGTCGAATTGAAATTTACAAAGAAAAAGTCTCTGACTATAGAACAATATTAGACCAATTAAAATCCCATGAGTAAATAAAATCGATCTTTGATGCAGAAAGGAATGAGATATCTGAAAAAGGTAATAGAAACAAACGTATCAATGGTCGATGATCAAATTCAGGATTTTCAATCCAGAGTGATTGATGTGTCAAGTTGGGTTGATTATCAAAACGAGTTCATAGAAAACAAATCGGTTACACGAACGTCTTCTATTGGCAATATGTTCGGGGTAACAATTCCACAAAACGCTACAATTGAAAATTTGCACTATAACGACAATACGCTTAAATGTGATATTTATAGTTATTCTGGATTACATACTAAAAAGATTAGTTATTTAATCGAGTAAAATCAGCATTTTATATTCGGTAATATAACGGTATTTACAATATGTCTATGGAATGTTAAAATCGATTTATAAAAGGAGGGTGTAAAATGATACCAAAATTAATAGACATAATTAAGAATTACAGAGAATCAAGAGGGTTATCGAGGAGAGAAATGGCAAATATGACAGGTTTATCTGAAAGAAGCATTCAAAACTATGAGACTGGAGCTTCAGATTTAACTTTAAATAGCGCCTTAATCTTTGGGAATCTCATGGGTATGAACAAATACAATGTACTCATTTCGTATCATTATCATGAGAATAACCCTGTAATTGGAGAAGACATTACTGGCAACTTGATTTCCGAAGAACAAATGTTTGATGAGATTAAATGTAATTACAAAGTATCAGCTCTTAGTTCTTTGTATCACCATAATAAAGACGAAGAAGCTTTAATCGATTTATCGGTTGAAAGTGGAATATCGAAAGAAAGATTGGAAGAAATAGGATTAAGTTATTTCAATGAATGCAATATTGATTTAAACGAAGTAGTATCAATATGTTCCGCGTTGGGCAAAAAATTCAGTGAATTGTTTGCGTTGGTGGCTATCGACTTCGTAAGCGATCAAAAAGTGGTAGATGTAGTTTATACACTTCAAAAATATATACAACGTCTTTTGATCACTAAGAATAATAAGCCACTAATTTCGCTAGATCAAGGGAATATTCCTATTACTGAGGATGAAGAGAAATTCTTAAAGGAGTCACTTAAGGTCTATAGAAAATTGAAGTTAACTTCACAATAAAACACACACTTGATTCTTGATGGGATAGGGATTCAAGGATCAAGTAAAATGAAACTTTTACACTGAAAGGGGAATTGCAAATGAAATCAATTGTTATAGCTAAAAGACATAAGAATGAATATTACATGGGAACTCAAATTAGTTAGTATAGAGATTTATTGCCAAAGATTGAAGAGGTATTGAAGTATGATTGCGTATTAACTGACTTGCCGGGAGTTATACGCACAAACACTAAGAAACTTGAGGATATTGTTATTAAAGAAACTTATGACTTTCATGGTTTATTGAAAGTAGGCGATTGTATTGAGGTTGATAAAAAAGAGTATGCAATTTCAAAAGTGAAACATGGTGCCGATGGGACGATGTACTATTATGTAAATATTGAATATGAAGACAAGGAAAGCAAAAAAGAAGCCGATAAGCAAATAGAATTGAGAAAAGCGTATTTGAAAGGAAGAGAGGATGAACGGCGTATAAATCGAGAACTTCAACATGAAAAAATATTCAGCAAAGATGAGACAATGTGTGAGAATGTACAAGTTCCAAAAACACAAAACGCACAAATAGCACAAAGAATTATTGATTCGCTTAGAGGTAAAAAGAGTGAAATCAGAAAGAATACATATTAGTTGTTTTTTGTTTTGAGTCTGTAATGAAGTTTTACTAGAGGAGGTACAATGAAGATTTATCACACACAAACCGCTAAAAATAAACAACATAAGTATCATATTTTGAGTAATATCGGTGAACGTGTATATCATTCACTATGCAGCTCTGGGAGCTTTTGGGTGGGGGGATATCATAATGATAAGCCAGTAATTAACCCCAATTTAATTGATTTTGATAGTAATTATGCGAATGAACTATGTCCTTCTTGTGTATTACAAGCCTATAAAAACGGAATGATTGGGATCTATGAAAGTCAGGGTGAACAAATGAATCAATTCACTAATCAAGAACTAAAAATGATAATTGATCAATGCGACAGAATAGAAGAGGAATATGGAAGTTCTCGAAGCAAGTCAGAACGACTACTGTCATTTCAAATTGCACAAAAAGCAAATAATTTACTGGGTGAGGAATCAGTTGATCTTGAACATATGGAAATAAATTTAGAAGATATTATTGAGTGAAGTTTAAAACGAGCAAATAGAGAGGATATGGGAAATGGCTACAGCAGAAGAGCGTGAAACAGTATGTGTCTGTAACGATGAAACAAATGAGTGGGAAGTGTACAGTTGCTCCCCTAAAACAATCACAAAAATCAAAAAGGCTGGTTTAGAACTGCTTCGAGTTGATGCAGATGGTGGTCACTACTTCAAGGGTGATTATGGACAGGTTTCATTCCGTGCTAAGAGTAGTGGGCGCAACTGGACACCTGAACAGAGACAAGCCGCCGCTGATAGAATGGCTAAAGCTAGATCAAATAAAAATACATAGGAAGTGGTTTAATGAAAATAAATCAACAGTTTCAATGTGAAAGATGTGAAGAGGTTTTTACAGATGAGGGAAATTGCGCTACCCACGAAGCAAATTGTTGTCCAGAAGAGATAAGATGGTGCTATAAATGTGGTAAAACAGAAACTTGGAATGTAAAAGATGATTGGGCATTTGCTTATCAAGAGCAATGGCACACAGTCAATCTTGGAAGAATGGGATATGGCAGCTCACTTGATGGATGTGATGTTGAATTTACAATTTGTGATGATTGTTTGTGTGGAATTGTAGATACGTTTGAAATAGAAGGACAGGAAAAAATACATAATAGTGGTTCGAATGCTGATCTACCAACAGATATTTGGATTCGCGAAGCAAGAGGCGAATTAAGCGATGAAGAGTATGAAGAGTATGGTATGTATTCCCCTCGTCAAATTAAGGCCTACCAAGAAAGATTTCCAATATGCGATAAGGTAATAATTTATGAGTACGAAGATGGAAGCAGGGGGAGCCATTGTTGCAACTACTCCTTTGGAGACAGTGAGGGTAAGGCCACTCGCGATGGCAATTCCAAATGTTTTGATTGTGTTTCTTTTAAAGAAAGAACTGGAGAAATAGAAATTGAAAAAGGGTAAAGATAATCAAATAAGAATTTTACATAGAAAAGAGGTAGTGAATGAACCTATTTAGAAAAGTGCTGAATCATTTTAAACGCACAGAAATTATTGAAGATGCTACTATGCATAACAATAAGCTGGGGTCAGTAAAAAGAGAGCTGGAGCGACAATACAATATTTTTGAACTCTTGCTTCCAAAAGAATTTACCTCAGAGTTTAGAAACAAATCATACATATCTGGTGGATGTATTTATAGTTTGTACCATGAGCATGAACCTAAAGATTATGACTTCTTCTTAACATCGAATGAGTTAGCAGAAAGACTGAAAACGTATTTCATGGATCAAGCAGGATATCATGGCTCAGATATCAGTGGTGGTACTTATAAGGGACTGCCATTGGTAATTGCTAAAAACGCAATTTCAGTTGGCAAATTTCAAATAATCACTCAATGGATAGGTGAACCAGAAGAAGTTGTTGGGGAATTCGATTTCAAACATAATCAATTCTACTATCGCAATGGGGTTATCGATGTTGCAATGTTGAATGATTGGGCGTATCTCAAAGGAAATAAACTTTCATATAATGAGAATCGAGCAAGAGATATTGTAGGTACAATTTTAAGAACACCCAAATTTGTTGAGCGCGGAATGACGATTACCCAAAGGGAAATGGCTAAAGTGTTACTGAGGCTTAATAAGGTTGGATTTAATGACAAGGAAATTGAGCAATTAGAAAGCCTTGATGTTGATAGACATTTTAGTTCATAAAGGAGAGGGATACTATAGTGTCAAATGAGTCATCTGGGATAAAAAGTACAGATTATATTTACGGTGTGGTTGAAAACTATAAAAGAAAAAAAGATTTTATGGATGAGATAGAAGTACATTGTATAAATGAAGGATACAATATGGACGACATTACCACAGTTACTATACCTATGTATTCAGACAAGAATAATTATGGGGAACGAACAGTTACTTTAGAGAAATATTATAGAGCAAGTATAAGCCGTACGTGAGTGAAATCGCAATTTTAGTTGAAGTAAATAGAAGCAATGCTAATTACTTAGAAAGGAGTGGTTATATTCTTGGTTAACTTTTTTATTGGCACACTTCTTTTTATCATTGATTTTATTAGTGTATTGGTAATTTACTGCGTGATAGGTCTTCTATGGACGATTGCAGAAAAAATATTTTTGGCACAATCACACCTAGAACTATCGACGATATTGTAGCTTTTATTCTAGCTTGTTCTATTTATTTGAATCTAATCAAATAGAAATTTGATTAAAACTAAAGGAGCTGAATGTCTTGGAGAATGTATTAACAATAGTGTCAGGTGACGATTGGTCTTCTGTATATATTAATCATAATAAAGAATTTAGCGGTCATAGTATTCCTGAACATGTTTTTATTAAATTAATTAATGGTCATATGCCAGAAAGAGCAGAAAGCTATTATATGATCCAGAATGGTCAAGAGTGGCTTGAAGATCATGGTGATTTTCCTGATAACTTCAATGACATACCGAAAGAATATTTATCTAATTAAAAGAGGACTTTTACTGAAAGGAGTAAACGATGACTATATACGAAGATATGGATAGGCTGCGTAGAGAGGTAGAAGAAAAAGCAGCTTTATTAAAAGCGATGGAATCTAAGCATTTTGATGTTAATGGTATTTGGAAAATCTCAACTGAAGGAGATTGTGAAGGTCGAAGCATAAAACAACTTGGAACATACGAAGGCAATCTATTCGATGGTATAAGACTATATAACAGAAGCAGCTATTATTCTCTGACATGTGAAAGAGTTGGATATCTTTCGTTGTTAACTAATAAAAAGCCTGCTAAAAAGAAGGTTCACTTCCAAGTGAGGGATGAAACAATGAGAAAAGGCGATGATCAAGAAATAATAAAACAGTTGTTGCCAAGTGTACCAGATGGTTGCGCCTTAAGTACAAGTAATTATTATGGGTGCATTGCTTTGGAATGGGAGGAGTAGTGTTTGATATTTACTGAGCAGGACATGTTTGATAGTTGCAGAGATGTGTTGCTGTTTAGGTCAATCTTTAGTGTTCTTAGTAGGGGAGAAAAGATCGTAACAATTCTATTCTTTCCCATAGGCTATGTACTTGCAATGATTGGTCTAATTCTATTCTGGATAGCATTAAGACGAGATAAAATGTAAATTTGATAGGAAAAGGAGGCAAATATGAATGGCAAGAGGTATTATTAACTATAAAATGATGTGGAATGATTTAAAAAATATACATATCAAAAATGTAGAATTAAGTGACGAAGATAAAGGAAAGGCATATATTTCTGACATAATTATGATGATGAATGACTTGGAATGTGATTACGAGGAATAGAGGGTTATATTTGTTGATATTATCTGAGCTAAAGGAGGAATTGAAATAAGTAAGCAATTTAAGATCGAATTGACACTAGACGAACTTGAAATCCTCGACGGCAAAGTCTCAAAAGGGGCACAAAAAATAATTAATGAAGCCAAAAAAGAATGTTCTTATGGATTTGAAATGTCTATAATGAATGAAATCATCAAGTCATCTGAAAAAACTGGTACATTAAAATGGACGCATAAATCAATTAGATCTTGTGATTACTGTGATAAAGAGTATGACTACCATACATATCCAAGAAGTAGTAGGAACCACACAAAAGGCGAGAAGAATTATAATAAGCCAATCTATTATAGTGGTATAAAGTTTAATGAAGGGTTTGTCACATTTCAAGGAGATGGTGATATGTGTTCAGAGTGCTGCATTAAACACAAAGTAAAGGAACGATTGATTGACTATATTATAGATAATGATTTGAAAATACAGATTATGAAGAATGACTATAGAACCAGTAAATATTTAAAAGACGACATTAGAACTTGTTATAGTTGCAATGAGGATATGCTAGAATCTCAAATGGGTAAAGGGCGAACAATGATGGGTGATGGATTCTATCCGTCTAAATGTCCTCATTGTGGCGCTGAATCAAAGCCTTTTGGCAAAAGCCATGGAGTAACAAATAGATTTGGAATGATTAAAAATCCTGCTGCTAAAGAAGAAGTTCAAAAAACAAAAGAGTTGGTTGATGCATATAACCAAAACAAAGACAAAAATGATCATTTTTATTTTTACCAAAACAGCCATACAGACTGGTGTTAATGAAGAAAAATGGACAAATGGGCACACGAAAGTTATTCAATTTAACATAAGTTCTAAAAAGTTCACGGTTGGATATTTTTATAAAGAGAAGTGTCAGCAATTTAAAGAATTGTTAACTAGTTTTGGCTACATAGAAGTAGAAGATAAGTGAGTAAAACATAGATTTTATCATAATACATAGAAAAGGATGAAAAAAAGATGAGTAAGTTATATGAGCTTGGAGAACAATATAGAGTATTTAATAATTTTGTAGATTCAGCTTGGGACAATGACGATTTAACTGAAGATGATTTGCAACTGTACATTGAGACGCTAGAATCTATTGAAGATGAGCTGAGTAACAAGGCAGAGAATATCGCCAAGTTCATGAAAAACATCGAAGGAGACATTAAAGCCTTAAAAGAAGAAGAGGATCGCTTAGCTAAAAAACGCAAATACCTTCAGAACAAAGTAGAAGGATTAAAGAGCTACACTCAAGCTGTATTAGAAGTAAATAAGATTGACAAAATAGACGCAGGTCTATTTAAGGTTAGACTACAAAAGAATCCCCCATCCATTAATATTGTAAATGACAGAGCTATTCCTAATACATACAGAATTCCGCAACCCGATAAGATTGATACCAAGGGGTTATTGGCTGCTGTAAAACAGGGTGAAGTTGTTGAAGGTGTTGAATTAGTGACAGATAAAAAGCATTTGCGTATTAGTTAGTGTAAAGCCTCCTATAATGGAGGTTTTTTTATTTTAACAAACAAAAATAATGAAATTTATTGATAAGAGATGAAATGGATGCTATAATTGATTTATGGAAAGATAGTTCATGTATGAGAAGGAAAGAACGACATATAACAACAGGTTATTGTATAATTGAATTACAAAAATTTAGGGAGGACTTTCCATGATTGCTCAGGGTGTTACTGTATTTGATGAATCCGAAGTGGAGTATGAGGTAATTGAAATGATTGGAAATGGGAACTTTGGTTTTGTTTTTAAGATACAAAGGAAATCAGATAAATGTATCTTTGCTTTAAAAACATTGCCAACAACATTCCCCACTCAAGAAGCCTATGCAACATTTATTAATGAATGCCAAATGGCAACAAAAGTTTCTCATCCCAACACAATAAAATACTTTTACGTACACAAAGATAAGTACCCCAATTTACCACCTTATTTAATTATGGAATATGCAAATCAAGGAACATTGATGAGTTATTTAAATAGGCAAAAAGAAGAAGGTGTTTTCTTTTCAAATGATCTATTGAGAGAGTTTTACGGTCAGTTAATTCAGGGAATGAAACATATAAATAGTCTCTTGGTACATAGGGATATAAAAGCAGATAATATACTAATTGATAAGGGAACACTAAAAATTGCTGATTTTGGTCTGGCTAAAGTTGCAACAGAAGGGACTAGGCAACTCACTTTCAAAGGTGTTGGTCATATTAAATATATGGCTCCAGAGAGATGGAGAAGCGAAAAGAATACAATCCAAAATGATATCTATTCAATGGGAATCTTGTTTTATGAGTTAGCCACACTTAGACATCCTTATGAAGTAAAAAATGAGGCTGATATGACTATGTGGCAGGAAGCTCATACTTTTCAAAACGCAGTTCCAATAAAACGCATTAATCCGGGCATTACTAACAGTATTGTACAAGTCATCAATAAGATGATTGAAAAAAATATTAGCGCGCGCTATAAAAACTGGGAAGAGATTGAGAGAGATATTGGATTAGATGAAACACCTTTAACTTCCGTAACGAGTTTAATTGATAATCTTATCAATGTTAAGGTTGTGAAAGATGAATCGCTCAAGACTCAGCAACTTTTAAAACAAAAAGAAGAAAGCGAACAACAGGATCATGTAAAAAGAATTAACTATCAATTTAAAGAACATATTTATGAGCCACTAAAAGATTATGTGAATGAGTTCAATACTAAATATACTGGTTCAAAAATGATTTTAGATGAGTTCAATGATCTAAAAAGAGATAGCATCAATTTGGAGCTTCGTTTACCCTCACAAAAAAGAGTCAAAATTAGACTGAGAGTACTGTATGATAAAGATTTTGTCAAAACTAGAAAAGATGATTTTTGGGAAAGTAGAACTGAGGTTGTTGTACGCCCCAAACTTAGAGACCAACTGATACTTGCTTGGGGTTACTTTGATATTCAGAGTGATCTGGGGTTTAACTTATTGCTGGTTGAAGAAAAGGACAATATTTATGGTAAGTGGTTTTTTATGAAAAACAAAATTGGTGCATTTCGCCAAAGACCAAGTAATATCATTGAACCATTTGCAGTAGAGTTTGACGGTTTAGAAAAGACATTATCACATTTAAATGTATTAGGTGCAGATTTTAATAGTGAGATTATAGAAGGTGATAGATTTATAGAATTAGTAAACGAAATTTTAGTCAAAAATATATAATTAATCTAAGAGGGAGGGGGATTCCTCCCTCGCTTATTAAAATATTATTATAAAAGGCACGTTTTATAAGTAGGAGGAAATTGATGTATAAGAAGTATTGGAACGAAGATGGTAAACAATACAAGATAAAAATTGATGAAGTCAGTGTTAATACAAGCAGAGAACATGGGATGACTTACTACAAACTTGTTCAAAAACTAAAAATCTACCAGAAGAAAAAATACTGCTTGGGTTGGAAGTGTATTTATATAAATCAATGGGACGAAAAAAGGGGCGAGGATTTAATTAAAAGAATCCGTGAGAGCACTAATGATTGCTTCAGTAAATAAATAAAGGAGAGAAATCTTTTATGACTATAAGTGTGCCAATTGAAATTATCAGAAATAATAAAACTCAGGAGTTTATTGAGTTGCAACAAGTACATGAAAGTTTAGACAACGAATTGAAAAGATGTGCTATTAAGCTGGAAGAATTATATGTCGAATTAAATAAAACAATTAATCCAACAGATCGTTATGGTCATTCATACACTTACAACTACGAATACTTTAAGAAACGAACAGCATGGAGAGAAGCGTTGCTTATGCAAGATGCGATTAACGAAGTTGTGAACGTAGAAGGAGAAATACAAGAAGTAAATGCGGCATATATAGAAGTCAGAGAGAAACTTAGAGTTATTTATAGAAAATGTGGTATGACAGATGTTGTTATTTAAGTGGTGTTGATTTATTTAACAATAGAGGAGCGATAATTTGTTCTATGTAGGAATGAATTCAATTGATAATTTGGACGTTGTTGAAACTCCTGTTTATAATGACGAACTTAGAGAATTATTAGAGTATTTTTACGGTCACCAGTATTCCGTTGTCTTTGTTATCGAAGGGAAAGACATGTTCATTAAGCATTTATATAGGGAGCCAATCGAAAGTCTCCTAAAGAAATGGACACAAGAAATTAGCTGGAGGGCTACCAACAGAGAAGAGTATGATCTTTTTTTAAACCACCTTCAAGATCTGATTGGGTAAAATGCGTGTTTTACAATGAATATCAAGAGAGTGTTTTTAATAGGTTTTATAAAACGCAGGAATGATGGGAAGGGTCTTAATGAAGATTGAAAAATGTGTCATTGAATTAGCAAATGGAAGATTTGCGAAATTTGAACAAGAATCAGATACAGACATCAGAGTTTATTCTCGCAGAGACTTTTATGACGCTGAATTTTTATCTGAGGATTATGCAGAAGCACAATTTCATGACTTAATTAGTCAGGATTGTGGATGGACATATTTCGGAGAATGTATTGAACCAAAAGCAATTCGAAAAGTAGAGATTGAACTTATCTAATCATAGAGGGGTGAAAAATGAAGGTAAATACAGACAGTATCTGTTTAAAGTGTGGGCATTTTTGGCATGAATGTGGAGATCCGATACAGCAAGTAGAATACGCTTGCTTCGAAACATGTAGTAATCCAAATGAGAATATTCAAGACAAGTTCGAAAATGAGTGTGTGATCAAAGGGTGTATTGGCTTCGCACTAGACAATTGAGATAAAATACATATTTTAGAGAGAAAATAGAGAAAGGATGAAGAATAATTAAAAACGATTATGAAATATTGAAAGATGGAAGAGTTGTAATTTTTATGGAGACAAGAAATATGGAAAAGTTTGAAACCTATATCTCTTTAGCGGACTTAGATAAAGTTAAATCATATGATGTAAAGTGGTATGTTGCATGGCATAAAAATAACAATAGCTATTATGCAAGAGCATCCATATATTTAGGCAAACGAGACGAAACGAGATATAAGTACAAATTGCTTTACTTACATAAATTGATCTATGATAGTTCAAATAGTAAAGATATAATTGATCACATTGACAATAATACTCTAAACAATATTAGAACAAACCTCAGAAAGACGAACAATAAAGATAACCTTAAAAATAGGAGTGGCAAAAATTCAAATAATAAATCGGGATACAGGAATGTGTGCTGGAATAAAGCTTATAAGATGTGGGTGGTACAACTACAGATAGATGGAAAAAACAAAATTTTAGGTGCTTTTGATGATGTACACGAGGCTGGGAAGTATGCAGAAAGAATGAGACAAACCTATTATGGAGAATTTAGAGGGAGAAATTAATTCTTGATAAACTTAACATTTCACAGGGGGGATTATATGTGCATCTAGATTATCAGGCTTATGATATACGCCATAAAGAAATGGAAACCATTGATGATTTGTATTGGTTCGAGGAAAGTGGGGTTCATGATGCTGATGGATGCGGTCATTATGGACAATATATTTTCAGACAATTTACAGGTTTATATGACGCTACTAGAAAACAAAAGGTTTACCATAAGGATATTATCCAATACGAAGATTGGCTATATGTCGTTGAATGGGATTACAAAGAAACAGGTTTTTACTTGGCAGACTACAAACATCTTGACAATCCGGGTGCGGAAGAACATATAAAAGGATCTTGTATTTCTTTGGGATTAAAAGTCGGAAATGTTTTTGAACATGAAGATTTAATTAAACAAAATAATTGGGGGGATTCGTAATTGTCATTTAATTTCTCCAAATTTAAATCACCTGAATATCAGCAAAAGCGAAGAGAGCAAGAAGAGCGAGAACGAATAGAATTTCAATTAGAAAGAAAAACGGTTTGCTTCACAGGGCATCGCCCAAACAAAATGAATAATTGCTATAGCCTTACTGATGAACAATCAAAATACATAAGCAGAAAACTTGAACCTGTGTTGGTCAATCTAATTGAAAAAGAAGGAATTGAACGCTTTATATCTGGTGGAGCAATTGGGTTTGACCAGATAGCATTTTGGACAGTACAAGGACTAAAGAAAAAGTGCTGCCCCAACATTGTTAATGTTGTCGCTGTACCATTTAAAAATCAGCCAATAAAATGGTCAGACAAAGAGACCCAACTATGGTACAAGAAGATGCTTGATACAGCAAATGATGTTGTTTATGTAGACGAGCTGCCACTGTATAGAGTAGAGGGAGTGTCAATTGGCGAGTATCATATAGCGAAGATGCAAAAGAGAAATGAGTATATGGTAGATAAGTCACGAATTGTTGTCGCTGCTTGGGATGGATCGAAGGGTGGAACTGGTAACTGCTGTAGATATGTGAGAAAAGTGGGCAAGACACTATATACGTTAAAGCCGCATCGTGATTTTGAGTTGGACTTGCTTTATGGATTCAATGGATAGGAGTAGAAAAATGAAATATAAGATATGGGACATGTTTAGAGATCGTTTTTTAACTGAAGATGAAAGCTATTGCTTTGGCATTGGATCGGATGGCAAGTTGTACGAATTTGATTTTGGGGCGTGTGGTGAAAGTGCTTGGTTGAACAGAAAAGCATGTCCTGAATACTATGAAATTCATATGGAAGATGACTGATAAAATTGGGCTTTTACGATTAGATAAGTGAAACTAAGTTGGCACGAAAATTGAAGATCGAGGAGAAGCGATGACATGGAGCTAGATAATTATTTGAATAACGCAGTTATCAGCAATGAACTGTCCAAGGCGATTAATATTGCCGCAAATCTACACACAGGGCAACTTGATAAGGGAGGAAATCCATACATTCTTCATCCCCTCAGAGTAATGATGAAGATGGAAGATCACACATCTAGGATTGTTGCCGTTCTACATGACGTTTTGGAAGACACTTTCTTTACTATTCATGATGTTGAAAATAGTGAATTTAGTGACGAAGTAATTGAAGCACTTAAGGCGATTACAAGAAAAAAAGACGAATCATATATGGACTTCATTCGTCGCTGTAAGCAAAATGAATTGGCACGAAAAGTTAAGATTGCTGATATTGAAGATAACATGGATTTGAGTAGGATCAAGCAGCCAACAAAGAAGGATTATGAGCGAATAAAGAAATATGAAAAGGCATTGAAGGAGCTAATGAGGATTGAAGAATGATTTAGAATTGCTTCAGCAAATTTATAAGGTAGCAAGTGCTTTGGATCTTGAATTATGTACTGTATTGAATCGTGGCACAAGTACAATGAGTGGTGCAGAGTATGAAGAGTTAATGGAATTGATGATTGAAGTAGAAGATTATTTAGAAGCTAAAGATCTGTAAAAGCATCGTTTTACCAAGATGGGAGAATACATAATAATGGCAAAACAGAAGACTAATGTTCAGTATCAGTTTCCACCCAAAACAGACACTGTTTTTAGAATTTACCTTAAAACAAATCAAATTAACAATCTAATTGTTGTTCGGTTTGAGCTACCTAGTGGAGAGGAGTATACAAGGAATTACGGGAACATTCCTTCAAATGCTCTCTTGGCTGAACATAAGGGTAATGAATTTGAATTATACATAGATGGCGAATATGTTGGACAAAGAGTTCTTGTTGAAGCATATAGAAACATGTTTAGATACGATGCTATTGAATAGTTAATTAGTTAGTTGTACACTATAAGAACAAACGTTCTAGGAGTGTGTGTTCAGCATGAGCAATTATAAAACATCTAATGAAGACACTCAGCTTGTAATTGATTTTATACAGCTACCTTATGTGTTGGATGTATTAGAGCTTAACCTTAAAAAGATTAAACAGTCTGACTTAAAGATGAAAGAATTGTTTGTTTTATACCTAGAGGGCTTGCAAAGTAGAGTGTTGGCGGATTTGAAAATTGTTCGTCAAAAAATGAGACAGAGGGGCATAAAAGTTTTTGACGGGGTTAGGTCGGACAAGGATTTAGTAACTGAGTACTTGTGTCGTGGGTATACTCATACCTTGCGTTTCCTTTGGTCTAAGATCAGAAGAGATGTTGAAGTTAGGATAGCAGCCTATATGGAAATTGATTTGAATAAACTGGTCAGGCTGGAATAATTCAGCTTGACTTAAACAAACAAAAATAATAAAATTATATGTATAGTAAACAAGCGATTTACATACGTACATAGGAAAATGTTGTATAATATGAAACAAAGGTAGGTGGCAGCAAGATGGTAAAAGAAAACGAAGAGATAAGAGAGCATATTCACCAAGCAATACGAGCTTTAGAACATTATCTTGAGTGCGAACTAGAAGATGAAGATAGATGTAACACAGAAAATGCAATAGCCTATTTTGAATCGATTATAGAGTAAAAAGATAATTTTATAAGGGGATGTGACATGTATGGCTGAAAAATCTGATTTTGAAAAGGGATATCTAGAAGGCCAACTGGACTCAGCAGAGAGTGAGCTGTATATGCTTTGTAGAATAAAAGAACAATTGGGAAAAGAACTAAATGAAGACGATGCTATTATAGTGCGAATTAGAGAAACAGAAGACTTTTTACGAAAGAATGGTAGAGATGTTGATGCCTCAGAAGATGATATTGTTTACGATGAGGATTGATAACTGAAAATTAAATAACACTTTTACTTAGGAGGAGTTTTAAATGGATGAAGATAAGTTTGTTTATGAGAAAAACTTAGCTAGCATGGACATTTATACTGGTAGATATTCGAATTGCAATAATTTTGTGTTCAGTAAAAATGGGGAAAAGTATATTTGGACAAAACAGGGTCGAGAAGTTCCATGTCATTTCGAAGAGAAATGTGAGTACATTTTAAGGTACAAGCTTCTCAGAAAGCATGAAAATCATACGTCTATTGGATATGTCAAAATTTTAAATAAATAATGATTGAAGAATACAATTAAGACTAAAACGAAGGGGGAATTTTATGAATGATTATATATCAACCATACTTGCATCTTCCGTTTTTGCTTCAACAATAACTGCACTTATCGCAAATTTTATCACTAAGAAAAACAACGATAAAAACTTATCTTTAAAATATATAACCGAAGAAAGAGCTAAATGGAGGCAATTTGTCAAAGTAAGCGCTTCTAAGATTTATTCAAACAAATACGAAAGTGAATATGAGAAGAAACAATTAATTGCACATTTAATTTTTAGCTTGAATCCGCTAAAAGTAAAAGGTAATTTACTGGATTTGAAAATTATTTCTCTACTCGAAATCATTGAGAGTGGGGATGATAATGAGCTAATACTTAAAGAGTTTAGAGATTGCATTGGAATACTTTTAAAACATGACTGGGAGAGGTCTAAGGACGAAGCAGGAACTACAAATAAAATAGATGATACCGTACTGGAAAAAATTTTAGGTGATTTTTATGTGGTTCCACATGAGAGAAATGATGAAATTGATGACTGAATAAAATATGACTTTTACAAGAAAGGAAACAGAGGTAACTACACACTAAAATCATTAAGATAAAATATGAGAAAAAACTTCAATGTTTTACGGAGGCAAGACCATGCAGACAAGAGAGAAGAAAAATGCTCTACTGGAAAGATTAGCAGAATCGTTCACCATCAATAATAAAGTATTTGTATTAGTTAATGTTATGATCTTCATTTCTATACCATTGCTTGTCCCTCTAAAATACCGCTTTGGTGTCGATACAGGCTATACGCAGATAATTCTGTTTGTTCTCATGTTTTTATTCTCCCTATGGCAATCTAAAAATATTTATTTCAGATTACCTCAAAATAGCTTTGATACAAAAAACAAAAAGTTGAGTTTTCTTATTTATTACATATACGTTCCCTTGTTAGCCCCGATTGCTACAATATTAATAGCAGGTCTTGTCGGTAGAGTGTTTGTTAAGAACAGCAATCCACAAGGACTAACAAGCATATCTTCAAATGAAATTTATATCAGCTTGGTAACAGATATTCTAGCTGGAGCTGAGGAAGTTTGGAGATACTCAAGCATTTTAGTGATTTATTTGCTACTAAATTATGGAGTCGGTAAACTTAATAAAGGAAAGAATATTCAGATTGCCTTGTTAATGATATCGTTTATAGTAAGTTCTTTTTTATTCGGATGGATGCATACATTTGCATATTCTGATGGTTGGATTAATCTAGACATTACAATTATGATTGGTTTGATGGGATTATGCTTTGCATCAATAATGTTTATTACAAAGAGAATTTGGAGCGTTATTCTAACTCATATAGTGTTTGATGTATATGCTACATTCAATTCGTATGATAGGACTATTGTGAATTCTATTCTTATAGTGACTTGCTTATCGGTTTCGATCATATTGCTGCTAACTAAAAGAAAAGGTAAGACTGAAATCGAAATATAATTTTATTGGATTTGATCATGGTAAAACAAATATTTCATCACAAAAGGAGAGACTAATTATGATTGGCTTTCAGTTGCCTACTTATTACGGTATGAGCATTACATATTTTAAAGATGATTCTAATTATTACATGCATTTTGATGAGGGATATACTACAGGAAAGACCCAGATATCAAAGGAATTTTACGAATCGGCATTGAAAGAGTTTGGAACTAAACAACAGTTGATATGGGATGAAGGAAAAGAAGATGAGGAAGCTACAGATATAATCAAGGAGTTCTGATAAATCGTACATTTCATCATATTTAATTAATGAGGTGAAGATTTGGTGAGGCAATGGCTTGATTCAGAAAAAGTAATTGATCAAATACAAGAAAGTGGCAATTACATTTCAGTTGAATTGGGAGTTCAAACTGTTAATCCAGCCAAGATTATTGGGTTGTCACGTAAATTAGAGGACGAGGATTTGAAATACTTAAGACAAAAAATCAAAAATGAAGGATGGAGAGATATTGAACCAAGAGGTATAGGGTTAATCCTTATTCCACAAGAGGATAAATTTATTGTTTATTACGGGGGGAATCATAGAGCTATAATTTGTAACGAGCTTAACATAACAGAAATTAAAGCTCATGTTACAGCTTACATAGATAAAAGAAAAATGAACTTTAAGGAAAACATCATAATACAAGCGCAAAAATCGCAAATACGTAAGTTATACAAAAGAATGAGGAAATATAAAGATATTACTAAACGAACTGAAATTGGAATTAAAGTGGGAAGGATTGAGGAAGAGCTAGAAGAATACAAAAGAGAGGTATATCTTCGAATCAAGAATACTGGAGATGTACATCTTACTTAAAAGAAAGAGGTTGGCTGTTATGAAATATAAAAAGGCAACAAAAAGTTTTATTCAAACAAGGTATTACTATGAAGTAGTAATAAGTCTCCATGTCGAAAATAACGATAAAGAAGAAAACATTACTCGTGACCTAATCATTACTTCAGAAGAAAAAATGACAATTGAAGATTTACTTCAAGAAGCAGCTAACTCTATTAATGATATGGTTGATGAAAAAAGGGATTTTTATCAGTATAATTTAGTAGAAATTACTGGGTTGACTGTAGTAGGAGCATATGACCGGAATTTATAATACGATCAAATTTTCCTTTTACATAGAAATGGGGAGATAATATGAGCACAAGTACGGATTATGTGTTGGGGTATAACAAAGGAAGAATGGTCGAGGCAGAAGAAACATTAAGGAATTTGTACATTATCTTAGACCAAATGACTGAAATCCCTCATTACTCAAATCATATTATGGTTTACATTCGTGACCTTGAGAAGGCCACTGGAAAAAATCGCAAATATTTTTCAGATGAAGAAAACGCATTTGACTGATCCAATTAAAATCTTTCTTTTACTCAAACATGAAAGTTGGACGCTATATGGTTAATGATTTTAATGCTCATAATTTTTATTTGATCGTAGGTGAAAATATTGAGAAGTATCGTAAACTTCAAAACGATAGCTTACAATCACTGGCTGAAAAGATGGGTGTAACTAAGAAAACCGTTCATCGATATGAGAGAGCAGAAATAAGAATTAGTATTGAAAAGTTAATACAGGTAGCCATAATTTTGAATACGACAGTTGAGCAACTTACGAATGGAATTTTAAGTTACGATAAAACAATATAAAAGTTTACTTTGATTCAGACTAAATGAACTAATGCAATGTTTATACGACAACAAGGAGACTACATCGATGAGTGAACAAGAATATAAACTTAAGCTGCTTACCAGCAATCAATACAGCGAATTTTATTTTTATGCCTCTATAGATGAGCTAGAAGAGTATTTAAATGAAACGTTGACAATAACTCCAGAACAGTTTTTAGAGTGCTACACTTTGGGGCAGTCACGACAATTTTTTGAATGGATTAAAGCGAAAGCTAATCAAAGAAATCAGAACGAACAAAAGGAAACAAATGAAGAATTAAAAGAAGCTGAAGAACAAGAATAGTAAAAGATTGATTTTATTAATATAAGGAGGTGATGTGTTGAACGAGTATTTTGTATACACTGAACAGCCACAACTATTAGAGAATTATGGCGAAATATACTATCCAAAAATTAAAGTCAATTTTGTGGGATTTAAGACCGATCTAAATCAGGAAGAAGTCCGAAATATAGAAGGGGTACAGGAAGTTAGAGTAAGCGATAACTTTGGAACTCTGTTAGTTTAAATTGATTGAGGGGGAAGAGAGATATGGCACAGACTGGTTTTAAAACTTGGTCAGATTTAAAGGAAAAGTTAGATTATAAGACTAAAAATGAGAAAAAAGAAATTGCAATGAAAGCAAAATTGACAAATGCAATCGTAAAAAAACGTAAAGACAATAACATAGATATTGACGAGCTGGCTGATCTTGCAAAAGTGGAAGTCACTAAAATTACCCAGATGGAAGAAAACAAATACGTACCAAGTTTTGATTTTCTGATGACGCTAGTTGTTGCTTTGGAAATGGAAGTAGTAATTAAATAATAACCAATATACAAAAATAATGAAATATGTTATTATTAATATGCGAGATAATTTAAATACTTGAGGAGATATTGAATGGAACATACTTTTGAAAAGAATAAGTTGTACGATATCTTAGGAAGTCATCTTGTAAATACGTTAAAGGAACATGAGGTGTTTGTTGCAGGAGGAACTATAACAAGTTTGTTTAGTGGAAATCCGATCAACGATATCGATTTATATTTCCGTAGTGAAGCCTCGTTGGTTGAATTGGTTGAAAGGATTTATGAAGACAGTGGTGATTGGGTTCATGCGTTGACTAAAAAGGCGTTATTGGTAAAAGTTGACGATAAAGAAGTCCAATTGATTCATTTTAAGTACTTTGAGAATGCCAAACAGATATTTGATAGCTTTGACTTTACGATCTGCATGGGAGCATATGATTTTAAGACAGAAGAATTTATCCTACATAATGATTTCTTAAAGCATAATGCACAGAGACAGCTTAGATTTAATAAAGATACAGCCTTCCCAATTGTATCACTGTTGAGAGTTCAAAAATATAAAGACAAAGGATATTACATTTCGAAACCTGAATTCTTACGAATAGCTTTACGCTGTATGGACTTAAAAATTGACAGCATTGAGAAACTAAAAGAGCATTTAGGTGGAATGTACGGGATTAACTACGATAAGCTAATTAGTTTGGATGAAGGAGAAGAATTTAGTATCTCAAAAGTGATTGATAAAATTGCTGATCTGTCATTAAGCGAAGATTATTTCAAAAAACCTGAAGAAATCAGCTTTAATAATGTAGATGATATTATAGATCTAATTGAAAAGGAAACGCCTAAAATCACAAGAATTAACGGTTATACATACAAGCTTTCAACAAAAGGAGCACTCAAAAAGTTCAATAGAGACTTAGAAGAAATAGAAGAATTTGATGGTAAACAATACATAGAATCTCGTAAGTTTTATAAGTTTGTTGACAAACGCGATGATCGTTATTTTAGTCACTGGGACAAGAAATTTGAATATAAAATTGCTCAAATGGCGACTCCTGAAAATGAATATCTGTATTTCAATGAGCGCGCAGAGATAGATGAGTCTAATTATGCGTATCAAGGTGTTTTAATTGAAGTCATTATTCCATACGAAGGCTTTAGTCACAAAGAAGATTATAAGATTTTTGCTAAGAAGTGTTTTGTAGTACGTGAAGTACCTAAAGAAGAGTATGAGGGATGGATAGACAACAAAGATCCTTTTGAGTAAAAGTTCAATTTGATCAACTATATATGCTTCCATGTTCTTCGTAAAACGATATCTGATATTGTCGGTCTTCTTACACCAAACTTTTGAGCAAGCACATATTGAGACTGGAGTTTAGTATTTGATTTAATCATTTCTTCATATAACTCTCTAATTTCAATAACTTCTTTAGAGCTAAGCTTTCTTTGATTGTTGTTATCGCCTTGTTGAGAAGTGGATAACTTGGAGCGATAGTTGATGGTTGTTCGTAAGTTACATGCTACAGTTCTATTTCGACAACCAGTATAATGTTCTTTTAAGACTTTTGACACAGCCGATGCGGATATATTAAGTTCCTTCGCCACCTGTCTAGTGCTACACAGTTTATCATAATAAAGGAAGGCGATTTTCTCATTTAATGTCATTCTTAGCCCACTCCTTAAAAGTAATATATTTATGGTACTAGACAGGAAGACAGAAGTAAAGATTGTAGAACTGCAACTTAATACCAAAGAAAGGAGGAGGGTATTTGTGACAGGGGGATGCACTTTAAGTTTGGATGAAGTTAAACAAATCATTGTAAAACATCTCGACGAAACTGGTGTCTGTGTACCAATAAGCGAATCATGTATTATGGTTTTAAACGAGCATGACCAATTGATCGACAATGCTAATGTTGTACAAGTATTTTATGAGATTGAGTAAAATCTTCATTTTAAACGATATACATAACTTACCGCAGAAATAGTATATACTCATTTGATATACTGTTAAATGGGTGATGAATATGTTTGTATCTCCAATGCTTCTGCATAAGGCAGATAACAATGAGCCATTTAACAGTAATTTGCATTTAACAGAGTTAAAGCTTGATGGGATAAGACTTCTTGTAGATACACGAGATGGAGTAAGGCTATATACACGACATAAGAACGAAGTAACTGGCAAGTTCCCTGAACTTATTGATAATATTCCAATTGAAAATGGAACAACTCTAGATGGTGAACTAATTGTTACTGACTCAGAAGGAAAACCAAATTTTGAATCAGTTATAGAAAGGTTTAAATCAAGAAAAAGTAAACACAAGGTAACTTTTTGCGCTTTCGATATCATTAATTATAATGGGGAAAGTGTTACCCACTTGCCGCTAATTGAGCGTAAAGAGATACTGGAGTCAGCATTTAAAGATAATGAATATTACACAAAGACAAAATTCATCTTAGGTCACGGAGTTGACTACTTTAATCTAACTAAACAACAAAAACTTGAAGGAATCGTTCAGAAAGACATCGGTTCAAAATATGAGATTGACAAAAGATCAGATAAGTGGCTTAAAGTAATTGCCTATGATGTTGGAGAGTACTACATTGCTGGTTATAAAAAAGATGAATTTGGTTGGCTATTATCTGATGGTGAACGAATAGTAGGTGTCTTAAGTTTAGCGGTAGGTTCAAACGAAAGAAAAGCAGGTTATAAGGTGTTCCAGCAGCTAAAAGTAAAGGAAACAGAAAATACAGTCTACATTAAAGAAGTTATTAAGTGCGTAGTTAAACATAGAGGGTTTACGAAAAACAATTTGTTGAGATTGCCTGAGTTTGAATGTTTTAAATTCTAAAGGGGGTGATTAAACTGGCAAGACCAGTTAAGTGTCCGATTTGTAGTCAGTATGGACTTAGAGAAGATATGATTTTAGAAAACAGGAGATATTACCACAAAGAATACTGCTTTGATAGGTTTAAGAAAGAGCAAGAGGCAACTAGAATTGAAAAAGAACAATGGGATGATCTATATCAATACATAATAAAGTTTCACGATTTAGTTACACTATCAGTAGCAAATATAACAAGACTGAAGCATCTTCGTGCTGGCTTTGAGTATAAAAAAGGCAAGAAAATTTCAAAGTGGAGAACAGGGCCTGACTATGCTCTAATGCTTGAAGCTTATAGACTATCTGAGAAAAATAACTTACATGCAATGTCTACAAAGATTGGAGATTGGAACGATGTTAATCAGGTCAACTATACAATCTCTACTATGATGGGGCATCTAAATGATGCTTGGAGAATAAGACAGAATAAAAAGAAACAATTAGAAGTGGCAAAGAGAGTTGAAAAACAAGAGTCAAAAAGAGACCAATCTCTTACAAACAAAAATACATATAGCAATAAACGGGATGATTTAGACATTTCTGATTTTGTGTAATTCGTTAGGAGTGGTAGCAATAGAATATATCAAAGAATTCGTAGATCCATCGAAAGTTCATGAATCTATATTTATCGGTTATTTATGGAACACACCTACTCTATATGGTAAATACAAAACCCATAAAATTAGCAAAGATACTTTTACAGAGGGAATATGGTGGTACTACTTTTATATTGGAAAAGAGATGTATGAAAGTGGTATTCGATTATTTGATGATGTAACCACTTACTCATTTATTACATCTAAACCTTCTGAAAACGGCAAGAAGTCATACTTTGATTATTATAATGATTATGGCGGCTTCTCAACAATTGATGAAGTCGTATCAGAGTGCGACGGAGACAAAGGAAATGATGAATATCATTTTAGCGAAGTACAAAAATATGAGTCACTTCGTAATCTTCAAAAGCAAGGATTGTTGGATATAAGTAATACAAATCTGGTTTCAAAATTGGCTAATATGTCACTTAAACAGATGCAAAGCTTCTTTCAATTTAAACATAAAGAATCCTTTTCTCACGTAAATAGTGGAGAAGTAATTGAATACAATCTTATAGATAACCTAGATGAAACCATTGATCAATTGGAGGCAGGTGAAGATGCAGGAATACCGCTATTCGAGTCTCCTAGGCTAAATAAGAAGATCAATGGTCAGAAGCTTGGGAACTTAATGTATCTCGTCCTTCCTTCAGGTGTGGGGAAATCGAGCATATTAACTGAGAAAGGTGTTTTGGGGTTACTTGAGAGCGGAGAAAAAGGAATTGTCTTTGCAAATGAAGAAGGGATAAAAAGATGGAGAACAAGACTTCTAGTGACCGTTGCCGCAAGAATTTTGAAAAAGCCAGTGGCACGAGATACGGTTAACAGGGGTGGATTTAGTGCAGAGATTAAACAGACACTTAAGGAAGCTGCCGAATGGTTGCAGACACACCGTCCAGACTTTATTAAGTTTGTACAACTCAAAAAGTATCGGATCGAAGATGTCATTAATAGGATTGAACTTTATAGACCGTTAGGTTATAAGCATATTTATTTCGATACATTTAAACCTGACTTATCACAGAACGTAGAACGATGGCTTGCTTTCTCCAACTCAGCTCAAGAACTGTATGACTGTATCAAAGAAGAGTCTAATAATTGCGCCACAATAGCAACAGTCCAACTTAAGATTGGTAAAGAGTTTAGATACATAGATTTAGATTGTATTGGTAAATCACCAGAGATTGTAGAAGTAGCAGCCGTTGTGATGGCTGGCAGATTGATTTTTGCAGACGAATATCCCGGTGGAAAAAACGAGTTAGATCCATACAACTGGGAGAAGGATAGTGGTTTTGGTGGATGGCACAAGAAACCGTATAAATTAGACCCAGGGAAAAAATATCTCATTCTGTTCCTACCTAAAAACCGTGAAGGATCTGAGGATGAACAAATAGTGTTTGAAGTGAATTATGATTTTAATATTTGGAAAGAGGTAGCATTAGTAGTCGTACCTAATAACGGACGTTAAACTCCTTTGGAGGAGCAGCATGAGCAATGATCTGAAGTTAATAAAGGAAAGAATCATAGAGGAATCAAGGATTGGAGAACTTTTAGAAGCAATGGGTTGCGAATATGTAGAAAAAAAGAATAATCGCTACGAGGCGCAACTCCCCCACAAATTTGAATCGCCAAATAAAAGATCAGTTCAAGTTTATTTAAATGAAAGCCTATCAAGCAGAATTAGGACGCTTGGAGAGTCAGACATAGATATTTATGGATTAGTATCTTATATAGTTTTTGATCAAATATCAGAAGATGACAGACAAAGAGGATTGCCTAAAGCTAAGAGATGGATATGTGAACAATTATGCTACAAAGAATTTTTAGACAGCAGCTATATACCTCCAACTAGTTTAGTTCAACTTGATTGGCTCAAGGATGTTAGGCGGAAACGTAAGAAAAAAAGAGAGTTAAATAATATTGAAAACGACACTTATGATGACGAAATATTGAATCAATATGTCATGTACCCTCATCAAACTTATCTAGATGAGGGGGTGTCATGCGAAACACAGCGAGAATTTCAAATAGGGTTTGATTTAAGAAGTCAGCGAATCATTTTCCCCATTCATAATCGGTTTGGTGACATTGTGTCAATCAAGGGTAGGACTATCTTTGATGATTATGAGGAAAGAAATGTTTATAAATTTTTATATCTTATTAATTTCAATAAGATGGTTGAACTCTACAATTGGCATAGAGCCTTGTATTACATATTAGAAAGAAAAGAGATATTGATATTTGAAGGTGAAAAAACTTGCTGGTTAATTAGTCAATACGGTCATCGAAACTGTGTTGCTATTAGTGGCGATGATTTAAGTGAGTGGCAGGTTAAGATGATAAAAGAATTAGACCATGATGTAGAGATAGTTATAGCGTTAGATAAAGACAAGCCAGTAGAAGCAGTAAAAAAACAAGCAGCTAAGTTCGGGAAAACTAGAAATGTGTATGCCTTATATGACAATAGAAACTTGTTTAAAGATAAAGACAGTCCATGTGACAGAGGGGAAGAGGTATTCAATATTCTTTATACAGAGTGTAAATACAAAGTATCAGTCTGAGTAAAATATAGTTTTTACTCAGATTATTTTTTTGATGAAGCTTGTTTGAAAGAAGACATAGCAGCTATTAGATTTACTAAAAGTAGAACTATAAAGTTATAAAATTAGCGGTTGACAACATTCCAACATACAAATATAATTAAATTATGAAACAGAGAGGTGTGGTTCCATGCATGAAGAGCAACCTGCAAATCTTATTCCTACGGAGAATATAGATGAGGCAACTCATGTTTTTATTGCAGACAAGAAATTCAACATCAAGACCACGGTGGGAAAGTTTTATAAATTATACAGATGGGAGGCAAACGCAAGTTCATGTGGTGTAGCTGAAGCATATATTATTGATGATGAAGGAAAAGATTCAACGGGGTTCATGTATTATTGCAAAGCTAAGTTTTATATACAAAAATAAATAATAATACATATAAGAGGTTGACCATAGATTAATCATAGCCATCAACCTCTCAAACTCGTAAACAAGCTTGTAAAAGTTGTTTTATAAAGACTAAAAAAGGAGTGCTGTCAATTTGGTAAACCAAACAATAAAGAAAGTATTCGAGTCAATAAAAAAGAAAAAGAATCTTCAGTCCAAAACAACTCGAATTTTTAAACTTAATCATGCAGCGGATGAAAACGAGACTGATTATTGGGTGTCTGCTCCATATACCTTAGAAGTGTTTGAAGCCATCTGTGCTCATATTCAGTTTGAGTGCGAAAAGATTGAAATGAGTTATGGCATGTCTCAAGACGAGGTAATTGAAATTCTCGAAAAGTTTTATGAGTGTGAAAAAATTGAAAGACCAAAAAGTGGTTCATATTTTAATGTTGATCTTAACTATAGTAGAGAAATGTTTTGTGGCAGTAATACGAATTTAGAAGAAATCAAAACCATTCAACGTGAAGGAATGGAAGAATACTTCAAAAAGTACATTTTAGAATTTTATGATATGCATCCAAATTGGAGACCAAAGGAGACAGTTAAGTGACTCTAAATAACTTAATTAAAGAATTGAAGAAATTACAAATAGAGCGCGGGAGTGAAGAAGTTTGGCTTTATATAGGAAATGAAGGATACACCAATACTTTTGAAATAGAATATGACGATGAGAATGAGATAGCTTTACGACCAACACAACTAAACTATTGAGATTGGAGAATTAGTATGAGAGTAAGCGATGCAATTAAGATGCTACATCAATATTATGATTATTATGGCGACAATGATCTTGAGTTAGTAAATATAAAAGAAGAAACAGATTTGAAAATTATAGGCTTCAATCCCTATAGCGATGGATTGGTTCTTGAATTTGAAGAGACAAGGGAAAATTAATGGCTCGTAAAATTTGAATTTTATGCAGATATAAATCAAACGAGGAGAAGATGAAAAATGGGAATGTATACAGGACTTCGTTGCAAGGTATATATAAAGGAAGAATATAGGGAAGAACTACAGAGATTACATGAGGAAGGTTATGAATGGGGAACCTCAGATTTTGATTTTATGCGACGCTTTGGTCGATTCGGTAGAGCATCATTCATTCCATGTGGCTCACTGTCTTACATGCCAGATGAATGGGAAGATATTCCCAAGAAGGATGATGGTTCTCTAGATTATTGGAATGGAAAAGCAACTGATGGATTTGAAAGAGGCTTTAGTTTTGAAACAGGATATTGGACATTTCAATGCAGCTTGAAAAATTATGAAAGTGAGATTGAAGCATTTTTTGAGGAAGTGTTGCCTAGAATTGCAGATAGTATTGAACACCTAGAATACTATTATGAGGAATGGTCTAACAGCATCTTTTATGAATTAAAAGATGGAAAAATCGTTCAGGGCGATAGAGAAGTTATTAAATATGGTTATGACTATACGGATGAGAAATGGTAGGAGGTTAGAACATGGGATTGACAGTCTCACATGGAGCATTTGATGCAGCATACTCGGCTTTTAACAGGTTTAGAGCTTTCTTACTTGAATCAATTGGGGGAAGCTTTCCTCCTCATGATAATGAAGAACTCAAAGATAATTACTGGTACTATGGCGATGGATACAGCACAGAAACACATAAAGGATTAACTGAGTTTTTTGGTCATAGTGACTGTGATGGCTATATTGATCCTGATATGTGCTTATTGGTTGCAGATGAGCTAGAATGTATCCTTCCCAATATCATCAGACTTGAGAAAGAAAAAGGGAAAGGACAAGGACATGTCCTTTCACAAGGTGGTTATGTCCAATTGACCAAATATTTCATTCAGGGATGCAGATTGGCAGCTAAGAGAAATGAAAATTTGGAGTTTAGATAAAAGAAGAGTTTTATAAAGAAAGGAGAATGGCAAATGAAATCTAACTCTGCGCTAATTAGCGAATGGATCTCAAAACAATTAGAACTTGGGAGAACCGATGATGATTTACACAACAAAGCTTTTTACGATGGGTCAGATATTTACATCATCAAAAAAAGTAGGCGAAAAGGGATATTTGATCTCAAATGCAAATTTGGTGGAGCTGTGTCACTGGATGACCTGAGAACTGTGAAGTAGTCGAAAACTAAATAAACGTAATCAGAAAGGGGAATATAATGAAAAATAGAATAATTAAACATTTGCTTTTATTGTTTACTTACATTTTGGGATATGAAATCTTCAGCAATTTTGTTGCCAATGACTGGATGTTTTTTGCTGGCTCAATAACGGCAATTATCGGTATTGCTATCCAAGAACTTTGGGATATTCAGAGAAACAAATCACTATAAAAATATACTTTTACAAGGAGAGGCCAATTTGTTTAAAGCAGACAACTTTCAAATTGTATCGAAGCTAGAATGGGAGAACTTCTTGTTTTGGCTTGACGAAATTAATGAGTCGTATCAATGGATTCCCGTACCTATGGGGGATAGAGTGAATATAAAAAACTCGGTTAATACACTTATTGCTTATAAATGTTTTCAACATGATGGTGATTATTTTGCTATTAGAGCAGATGAATATAAGAATTGGTCTCAGGTAAACAGCAAATAAAAGGAGAATAATACATATGACTAAAATTGCAATTGTAAAACACAACGGAAGCCAAACACCGTACGCATTCTACACCGATCTTGATTTAAAGAAGGGGGATTTAGTTGTTTGTGACACTGCTCGTGGATATGAAACAGGAAGAGTAGTAGATATAGGAAACACCATTAATTGCATAGCTACGAAATGGATTGTGGCGAAGGTTGATATGAGAAGTCATGAAAATCGAGTACTTAAAAAGATCGTAAAAGAAAAGCGCATTAGTCGAATCAATGAAAGAATTAATTTGATTAAAAATAAATATAGTCAAAGCGATATCAATTATCTGATTTCAAGAGAAAATGAAGAAATGGGTACGTTGCTTAAAGAACTTGATGAGCTGCTAAATAGAAATGACAACAATAAGACGAACAATGAGATCGAGTTAAAAAATTCATTTTATTTTAAAAATCGTAACGGTGGAATATTTATTGCATTCAAAAGTAATAAAGACTATATTGTCAAATCAATTTCATATCCTTATGCTACTCGTCGTTATTCTATTGATGCAGTAAAAGAATGGATTAGACTTGGCTATTGGAAATTGAATGGGTAGCAGGATATCGATAAAAACAAGATTTTATTGAATGTAACCAATATAAAAAATGAGGAGACAGTAAAATGAATGAAATGAAATTTTTTAAAATCAAACAAGGAACAAAATATCATGAAGCAGTGAAACAACACTTAGCCTTACTTCCAAAGTGGAAACCAATTTATGCTAAAGTAAGTGAATTACTCGATGAGAAAATCACTTTAATGGTTCAATCCCCAAACTATCTTCAAATAGAATACTCAGAACTTAAAAAGGATGAAAATAAGAAGATTTTCAAAAAAGACGGTACTTTAAAAACAAACTCAAAAAAGGCAAAAGAAATTGAAGCTGCCTACAAAGAGATTGTCAAAGAAGCTGGACTAGAGAAGTTTGAGAGTTTGGGACATATCAATTTCTGTTACTGTGTAATGCGTTATCATGGAGAAACATTAAAAACCTTTAAGACTAGTGACCATGAACTCTATTATAAAGCAGATTTTGACCTAGAAGAAAGAACTAAACAATCAACAGGAGATAGTTTTGTAATTCCGATTACAGAAATTGAGCATCAAGAAAAGTATCTTGAAGAAATAAAAAAACAGTCTGCGTAAAACTACTATTTTATAAGGAGTGATGATAGCGATGACACAAAATTTAGAACCAACAGCCACACTAAAAGAAAAAGCAAATATAGTGTTTATTAAAGTAGATTCAGGAATCTATCAGATACATAAAGATAGAAATGGTAGATTTACAGGAAGGGTTTATGTAGGAACGCAGGAAGTTTTGGATGCACTGAATTTTGATGACGTAGCTATTATAAGAAAACATAAAAACGGATTATCCTTGCATAATAATTTCAGTGATTTTTGAAAAAGGAGAGGAGATAGAGAACAATGGATGGACTCGAATTAAAATTAGGGATTTACACAGACGTTTTGTATTCAAAAGTGGAGCTGTTTCGGAAGCAAGGCAAGGAAGAAGTGGCGCATGAAATCATGAATATAATCAACGAACTGCTTGAAATTCAAGGAATGATCTAATAGAGGGGATAGAGGAATGAAAGATGACATAGAAAAAATCATCGAAGACCTGAGGCAAGAACGAAAAGAGTACGGAGAACGAATCGTATCCTTATTCCATGCCTATGACAGTGCCTTAGAAAAGCTTTGTGATTTGGTAGGTCAAGAGTTTGTTGCTTATGAGGATAGCTACTAATACAGCCCCTAAAGGGCAAGGAGAGGAATAAGGAATGATTAGAATATCGGGAACAGCAACTGTACGTGTGAACTATGAAGTGGAACTCGAATTGACGGAAGATGAATTTTATGAACTAGCCGAGAAAAAACAAAACGAACTCATTGAATCCGCTATTGACTGGTGGGATGCTTTATTGAATGAGCAAACAGACGAAATTGAAGTCGATGACATTGAGGAGGTCTAAACCATGGATAAGAAGATAAACAAAAGGCAGAAATACTGAAACGTATGTTTTTAAACTAACCTGAACTGAGGAGTGATTAGATATGGCTAATATCAAGATCATAAATAAACAGACAGGAAGGGAGAATAGGCATCTCACCCACAACTTTATGAAAGCAATTGACAATAACCTTAAAATTACACTACCTGAAAAATTCAAAATAAGTATTCAATAAAGAAGTATCAAGGAGTGATCAAATCATAGTCTGGAAGCAAAAGCAACCCAAAATTCCGTTTGAGCCTTATGACAATACATACAGTAAACTCGCTAAGATTAATGGAATTGAAGATATAGATCAATTTCTAAATCCGCTCTCTAATGTTGTTCACAGTCCGTACTTGTTAAAGAACATCGATGTACTAGTATCGAGGATCATTAAAGCAATCAAAGACAATGAAAAGATAATTATTTATGCTGACGTGGATTATGATGGCATTACTTCGGCAGTTATTCTATATAAATGGCTAATTAATTTCACTGACAATGTTTTCATTAAACATGTGGAGCGATCAGTCGGTCATGGTTCGGAGTATATAGTTGATAAAGTTGAAGATGATACAGATTTATACATAGCAGTAGACAGTAGTAGTAATGATGTAGAACCACTGAAAATGCTGGTAGATAAGGGTATTGATTGTCTAGTTATCGACCACCATACGGTCGATGTATACAACCCGTATTGTATCTTGGTTAATCCACAGCAACCAGAATGCAAGTATCCAAATAAAAATGCTTCAGGTGGACTGTTAGTGTTCAAGGTGTGTCAAGTGTTAGATGACTATATGGACGCATCATTTACCTCAGAATTAAGGGACTTACCGGGATTTGCTTTAATGGCAGATATGATGTCCATGATGGAAATGGAAAATAGGTATTATGCTAAGTTGTCACTTAAAGGGTTACGTCATGAAGGATTAAAGCTTCTGTTCGAGTCTATGAATTCTGACTTGAAGACTCTAACTTCAACAGATTTTCTTTATGGTGCAAGCCCTGCCGTTACTGCCGCAACTAGAGCCGATAATATGAAATTAGCTATAGACTTTTTAATGAGCGATTCTATTTCTTCAGACACAAAAAAATATGTAAAAGAATTAATTAAGTTGAACGAAAACAGGAAGATAGTTCAATCTGAAGCGCTAGAAGCCATGAAAACTGGGTTGTGTGAAAGCGATAAAGTAATAATTGTTTTTGATCCCACTCTAGGCAGAGGGATAAACGGATTAGTGGCACAAGAAATTTCAAAAAAATATAGTAGGCCAGCAATCGTACTTGGATTTGGAGATGACAAAGATACATATTCGGGTAGCTTTAGAGGACTGGATGACTTTTCAATGTTAGAGTTGCTGAGCAGATGTGAGAATACTACATATGCAGCAGGACATGACGGTGCTGGTGGTGTAGGAGTGTTAGTGACCCATCTTGAATTACTGCGTCAGGAACTAAATTCTAAATTAAGAGATTTCGTACCAGACAGCACAATGTATTATGATTTAGAGTTTAGTGCGAACGATGTTGATGAAAGATTCATCAACAATCTAACAGAGTTCTATCGCTACTCAGGAAACAACTTTAAGCCGGGAACATTTCTAATTAAAGATCTATTCATTTCAGACAAGAAACTAATGGGTAAAACGAAAAATACAGTTAAGATTGATTGTGGAAAGCTACAATTAATGAAGTTCAAAACAGGCGAAGAATATTATGAGAAAGTACCTGTGTTCACTGAGATCGAAGCATTGGGTTCATTAAATGTGAATTCTTGGACTCAGTATAGGCCAAAGAAGAAGATAATTAAGACTTGTCAATTATTCATTGAAGATTATAAAGAAGTAAATCAAACAAAATAAAAATACATATAAGAACGGAGAAAATATACATATGAAATTTTACGGAATCGCAGTAAACACACAAAACAAAAACGTGGTAATCAACAATCTACCAAATGACCATCTTGGAGCGGTAAAAGAGGCAAAACGAATCGCGATTAAAGAAGGGTTAAAGTTTCAATTTGTTAAGCCTGCCGTGAATGGACAAAAAGAAGGGGCTACACTCACGAAATTTGCAGCGCAACGCAAGAATCGTAAGTCTGTAAAACGGTGATTTTATGAGAATCAAGATCTCCGATCATGCGAGAACAAGATGTGAGCAAAGTAATGTTGGAGTGGGTCGCCTCATTAAAGAGGTGGCTGCCATTCCTAATATTGTGGGAAAGATTAGCTGGAAGACTAAATTTGGAGTAATAGTTGTAGAGAGGGTTAATGAAGGATTGCTGCTTATCAAGACGTTTATCGCTCGATTTAAGTATAGAGGTAAACAATATCACAAAGGTTGTAGAACAATTTAAAGGGTGAAGAATTGTGAGCAAAAATTACGATCAAATACAAGTTTGATTTAGAATTAAGAATAATAAGGAGTTGTTAGTATTAAGAGTGAGTACATCAAGTCGCCACTAAATTATGTTGGAGGAAAATATAAGTTGTTGCCTCAGTTGGTTCCGTTGTTTCCCAAAAAAATAAATACCTTTGTTGATATGTTTACAGGTGGCTGTAACGTAGGGATAAATGTCGAAGCTAAAAGAATTATTTGTAATGACAAAGACAAAGCAGTCATTGAATTATTTAACCAATTCAAAGAACATAGTAGCAATGATTTGCTTATGAAAATTGATAACATTATTGAAGGATATAATCTTTCAAAAACCAATCGAGAAGGCTTCCTAAAACTAAGAACGGATTACAATAGTGGAAACAAACAATGGTACATGTTCTATTCTCTTTTAGTGCATTCTTTTAACAATCAAATTCGTTTCAATTCAAAAGGGGAATACAATATGCCATTCGGAAAGGATAGAAGTAGTTTTAATGCTTCGCTAAGGTGTAAGTTCATAGCATTTGTGGATGCCTTAAAAAATAAAAATATAGAATTTAAATATAATGATTTTAGAGATTACAAGGCAGAGAAATTAACCGCTGACGATTTTGTATATTGTGACCCACCTTATCTCATTACAACAGCCTCATATAACGAACAGGGTGGATGGACAGAAAAAGACGAGCACGATCTTTTATATACGCTTGACTACCTAAACTTACAGAAAGTTAAGTTTGCTTTATCAAATGTGCTCATACATAAAGGTAAGAATAATAATATTTTAAAAGAATGGTCAAAAAAATACAAAGTACACGAATTAAAAAACACATATAAAAACTGCAATTATCAAACTAAAGACAGAGGAGACAACTCTTCACTTGAAGTTTTAATCACAAATTATTAATACATAGAACTTAATAAAACAATGAGTTAAACTTGCTTTTTGCGTAATACACATAAGATTGTTCAAGCACATCATAATCCCAAAACTTAACGCTTTGTTTAAGCTCTTTGTAGATGTCCCAATTGATTGTATCTTCAAACTGTTTTTTCTTGTAGTCGGGAGCAACAATAATCTTTTCCACAGCAAAATATTTCAGTTCGTTGAACTTGTTAAATGACTTTATAAAGTCTGTAGAGTTTTCAACCTCAAATACTTTGTTTGGAAATGGAGTTAGAACATTATTCTCAAACCATATCACATCGATTGTTCTGATTCGTTTTAAAATTGCTTCGTATGTAAACAATGGAATTGAGGACAAAGTTGCTATATTACCTAAATATTCACCCAAGTATTTACGATTCTTATCTTGAGCAGGAACATAAGTTTTAAAGCCCATCAAGTTTCCAGAGCTAATTAAAACTCCTTGATTGTAAGAATGTATATCTAGTATTGAATCTACTGTTTGGTTTCCATCATCAATTAGATTAAGGACATCTTTCGGTAACTTATTTCTAAATTCTTTCAAGGCCCAAAGTCCAGGTCTTATTTTAAAAAAGTGTCTTTGGTCTTGAACAATTCTTCTTATTGTTGCATCTGGTGTCTTTGTCTTCCAAAGAGTGAAATCAACTGCTTGATAAAGATTCATTAGAGTCGAATATCCACCGTTAGATTCCATTACTTTAATTACTTCTTGAGTTTGCGAAATTTTTGCCATGGGACTGCCTCACTAAGATAATTTATAAGATAGATGTCTAGTTTGATCATAACATTCATTAGGGCTTTAGAAAAGAATAATAATACCAGTCACCACTTTTAATAAAATAGTGGTTTTATAAAAAAAGATTGGAGATTTTTTAATTGAACAAAGAATTACTTGGTAGTTTAGAATTGAACCGTATTTATCAACGAGATACGCTAGAGGGATTAAAAATGGTACCCGATAACAGTATTGATTTGATTATAGCAGATCCCCCCTACTTTGGAGTAGTTAAAGACACTTGGGATAATCAGTGGAGGAATGACTATTCCAAGTTTAAAGAATGGATGTTGTTAAACATAAAAGAATACAAAAGAGTATTGAAAGTGAATGGAACCCTATACCTTTATGGATGGTTTCTCAATATGATACCCCTATATGACATTGTAGAAGAGCAATTTTTTCTTAGGCAAAACATTACAATACACAAAGGAGTAAAGTCTATAGCAGGTCGTACTTCAAGTAAATTGAAAATGTTTCCAACGGCGACAGAGTACGTTTGGGTTTTAACAAAACAAGATACGGTAGGCAGATTAAAAGACGGAACAAGTATTATTGACCCAATTCACGAATTTTTAACAAAAGGTGTTGAGCCTCTTGGTTTGAAAATGAAAGATATAAACAAGGTTTGGGGACATCATAAAAATTCAGGCATTGCTGGTCACTATTTTAGAGATAAATCGCAGCCAGCCTTTATTACAGAGGAAAAATATAATCAACTAGTTGATGTAGGCTGTACCTTTGAAAAGACTTGGAATGAACTTAAGGAGTTGTATCAATCAAATAGAATCAAATTCAACCTACCGCAAGGTGTAACTGACGTATGGGATATTGATTTCTATAAAGATGAAAAGTACGGACATAGCACCCAAAAGCCCTTAGAACTTTGTGAACGGATTATTAAAGCAAGTAGCAACGAAAGTGATGTAGTCTTAATTCCGTTCTGTGGCAGTGGTTCAGAATGTGTTAGTGCAAAAACACTGAATAGAAAATTCTTAAGTTTTGAGACAGAACCAAAATACATTGAAATAGCAAACATGCGCCTTGATTGTTTATAAAATAATGCTTTTACACAAAAAATAAAACCAGAGAGGTTTTTTTATGACTGTAACTTGTATGTTGCTAGGATTGGTTATGCTTTTTTCGAATGTTTACGGTTATAAAAGATGGCTTGAACCCAAAGAAATATCACAACAAAAATTAAATGAATCGATGAATGTTTTAGATTCACTCATCCCAAATCCTAACTGGTTATTTTTAATTATTACTTTCGTAGTTGGGACAATCCCTCTGACATTCTATTTTTCATCAGCAATATATTTTTCAGCAAATGAATATTTATTGGCATATGGCATCTTACAATTCCTGCTAAAACTAATTAACGGCGTTCACTTAATATTATATACATATAATCGTAAACCCATAAGAAGAGTCTTGCTGAATAAAATTCTTTATCCAATTGATACAATTTACATTACATATTTTTTGTATAGTATTTTCTTTGAATAGCAATTGGAGTTTGTAAAACAATAAACTGGGCGATGCAATCAACTAGGAGTGTTGGCTTGTACTGAGATGGAAAGCCGACGATAGTGGGGACTGCACATGACTAACAAGTGAAAAAATCTCGATGTGGGTGAGGTTAGTCAATATACATAGAGAAGGAAGACCATAAGATGCCATTAATTGGTGGGATTATTATCCTTGCGATGCTGTTGTTTATAATGTGGCTTTTACTTAATCCAATTTTTAATGCAGTTGGATCAAAGGTAAATAAAATCAAAAAACTATTTAAAAATCAGGAGGAAGAAAATGAATAACTTTAAAATTGGCGCGTTTGTTACAGGCGGTATTATTTTGTTTGGGGCTATTTTAACTCCTTTTTTTGTTACTACAATCGGTGCTGGTCATGCTGGTGTAGTCTATAACCGAAATGGTGGATTAGAGCAACAAACATTGGGTCAAGGCTGGCATTTAGTTTCGCCATTTAAACGTGTAACTGAATATCCAATTGCGACTGAAACGGTTAAATATGAAGATGTAACTATCGGTACAAAAGATGGCAAGCCAATTAAAACTACTTTTCAATACAACTACCATATTGAGCCGACTAAGCTGCCTGATATTTTCAACAAATTCAGAGGGGCTAATTCAGAGGTGATTGAAAATGGATTTTTAAAGTCCCGATTAACTGAAATGGCTAAAGAAGTAACGACTAAATATACGGTTCTTGAAATTCTAGGTGAAAAAAGTTCTGAAGTATCGATGGGGATTCAGGAGAAATTTGCTGAGGACGCAAAAGGAATTGGCTTCATTGTCGAAGCAGTCACCTTTACACCACCAGTTCCAGACGAACAAACGCAGAAAGCAATTCAGGCTAAAGTAGATGCACAACAAAAACTAGAACAGGAAAAAGTAGAGCTGGAAAAAGCTAAAGTCGTCGCCCAAAAACAACGCGAAGAAGCTAAAGGTAAAGCCGACTCAGTGTTGATTGAAGCAGAAGGACAGGCAAAAGCAAACCAAGTTATTCGCCAATCGTTAACTAACGAACTGGTTCAATATGAGACAGTGAAGAAGTGGAATGGGACTTTGCCTCAAGTAAGTGGATCTAATACACCAATTGTACAATTACCCACTGCAAGCACCAAATAAATAAACATGTAAAAGATATATTTGATAAAGAAAGGAGTATGAGCGATGTCTATTAATATGGGAGATCGGTTTAAATTGATATCAACAGGACAGCGACTTGAGGTATCAGAAATAGTCACAATGTATAAGTTGTCTCCAGTAGGTGCAAAAGCACTTAGTACGCCCGCAATGACAGAGGAAGAGTTGATTGAAAATTACAAACCTATTATCGAAGAGGAGACAAACAAAATGGCTGAAAGAAATTATGGCTACAACCAAAACAAAGATTACACTGGATTTGTTTGTGAACTAACTTGGACGCTTGAAAAGACAATGGAAAAATTGAAGGAGCTGAGTATTACCCCTCCAGACGGTTGGGTTCCACATCCAGAAGGATTTGTGGTTAAAGAAGATCATCGGAATGATATGCTTATTCAGTTCTACAATATTGAAACAGATGAAGAACTCGAAGAAACATTTTGGATTAAGTTTGAAGATGCAATCTCATATTGGGCATAGGGGGAGAAAAGTGTGGAAATCATAGACCAACAAAAAAATCTTTTAAGATTGCTTAAGTTAGCCAAAGAGGATCTGGAGGAATGGATGGATTCTATCGCTGGTGACATGAGTTTTAATGCAGACGCGATTGAAGAAACTAATTCACTTGTTGCAGAAATCGAATCTGTTCTTAGTAATATTGGAGATTAACTACGTAAAAGTGAGATTTTATAAAGATAAGGAGAATGTAATCATGAAGAAATACGCAGATTGGTATTATGTGCGAGAGGCAGAGAACGAGGGATTGGTTGCTTCTATGGATAATATAATTGAAAGAAATAGGACAGACCTAAACAAAAAGCTTAGTACCTACTTTATAAGCAAATTGCCCAATTATGATTCGGTTTTTAATGAGAATGAAAGTGAAGATGTTTTGTATGTTATCAATGAATATATCCAAGAAAATAATATTGATAAACGTGAAATTGATTTTCCTATTATGGAAGGCAGCGACGTTCATTTATTGAAGATCACAGACAACCTCCAATTAAAAATCATTGTTGCTGATGAATATTATGGTAGTGGAGATTACAGCAAATACATTGCTATTGATCGCTTTATTATCAATGAAAATACTACAGAGCAAGATGTAGATTCATTAATTGAGTTTATTAAAAAATACCTCAATAGCGTTCGGTAAAAGGCGTATTTGATCAAAATAAAGGAAGGAGGTCGGCAATGGAGAATTACAATGATTTTATTGTGAGCAGCTCTGTATGGGATTCAAACAAAGAATTTATTGCTATGTCTTTTAGCGCATATGGTCTTCCTATGCCAGAAGATGACCACTTGGAGACTGGGGAAGAAGTGGATAAATCGGAGATTAAAAAAGGAGATTTACTGATTTTTAGTTTCGACCCTTCGTTTTATTATGGGATTGCACTGGATGAAGATAAATTTATTCATGTTGGACATAACGGCGTTAAAAGTTCAGCTATATCTTCGGAACCATGGAACAAAAAACTTATTGAGGTAAGACGCATTAAACAGTAAAGGAGAAATAGATGAAATCTAATATTATCATTCCTGAGACACTTAAAGTTGGCTTCCAAAACAGAGATGATACATACACTAAGAAATTAGCTTATGTAATTTATTATGATCATAAAGGCGTTTTAAGGAAAGAAGCTTCATGGAACAGTTGGAGGAATAAAGATATTCCCGATTTATCGTTATCAAATGTCCCAACATCAGGCTTTGTGTTAAATAAGAAAGCCGGCGGATATTCAAGTGGTTGGAATCACCGCCAAACCTACATAAGAGTGTATGACCCAAGAGATTTTGAATTTGAAATTAGTGTTTTCAACTTACTATATATATTAGAAAATACCAACTCTATTAAAGGTAAAGGTTTGGAAGGTGAATTTGTTTATGGTTGGGATGGAAAAGAATTAGTATTGCTGCCTATTGGTTCACCTGACTATCACGAAATTAACTCTTTTAATAAGATTTTGCAAGATAAGAATTTTGTTAAAACAAAAGACTTGATCATCGGTGCTACATATAAAACAAAAGACAATCAAGAGTGGATTTATATGGGGAGATTTGATTCAAAAGATACAAAATCGGAGAGAGTTGAAGACGGTAGATCGAACGATTATTGGAATAGGCCACAATATAAATATACATATCACAAAATTTCAAAGGGGAAATATCATTTCTTTGTCAGAGAAGCAGAGTATAGTTGGGGCGAAAAATATAAGTCTTTACTAACTCTAAAATCTCTTGGAGAAAAATTTATTGATGTTGTATCTAGCGAATGTGTAAGTAATTATTCTGATTTATTTGACTGGCTAGAACGACAAACAGAATATTCCCACAGAGATGAATCAAAAGATGAATGGGTTAAGTTTCCTTTTCAGGAATTTGAAAACCACGTGAACAGTAAAAAATTTAGAGATAGTCATTGGGGTAGCGAATTCAAATTATACTCTAGTCCTGATAAGCGGGAAACAATCTACTATGATATAAATTCTAAACAGTTTTACAACACTGGAAAATGGATTAAAGAAAAGATGGATTACGAGAAGATATATATTGGCGATATCACAAAGGTTTTTAATCAATATTCACCAGTTTATAAAAACGAATATTTAGAGAATGGAAAAATATATCGGAGGGTTAATTAGAATGACAAATAACAATGATCAAAAGATCCTGGAACTTAAAAAACAGATTGAAACCAAAAAGAAACAGATTAGTAAGTCGAAAAAGTTTACTCCAGTAACGAATTGTTCAATTGAGTTGGATGGGATCAGATACAACATCCAAGTGCTAACGAAAGAGCAAATCATCTCTTTGATGGTAAAGCTTAATTCATATGCTATGTCGGCAGACGATTTGGGACTATTACATAATTACACTATTAGCGGTTTTAATGTAGCGGAATGGATTGACGATCTGAAGTCTAAGCTTGACTTTATGTCTAGAAAAGAAGAGGAACAGAAGCTTAAAGCAATGGAATCAAAGCTTGATAAGCTTCTCTCAAATGACAAAAAGGTTGAACTTGAAATTAGTGAGATTGAATCATTGCTTAATTAGTAAAAGCCGCATTTTATAATGTAAACATCATTGGAGAGTGAATAGTTGAAACTTTATTTATCGAAGTGTCATGATAAGTTAAATACCAAGGAACTAAATACAGAGTTTGTTACAGAATGTGTGTGCCTTAATCCCAAATATAGAAGCGTTAGTATTAAAAATCCATCCACAAAGATACTTATGGATAGTGGAGCATTCCAAGACACCGATAAAAATAGTCGAGTTAGTTTTGAGAAAGCACTTGAACGGCAGTTGAACCTTGAAAAGAAAATCGGGATGGTTAGTGAGCGAATCGTATCTTATGATCATATAGGAAACGTCGAAGAAACTATTAAAGCTAACAAGTATCTTGTCTCTATGCGAGAAAAATTAAAACCAAGACAACTTGTACTTATGGTGCAAGGAATTACAACAAGGGATTACATCCATTGTCTTACAGAAACTCTGAAGATCGCATCTCCAGAAGATTGTATCGGACTTGGAGGAGTAGCGATGTCAGGAAGAATAAATGAAACCAAATACAAGCTACTCGATACAATTAAGATCGGTTTGCCAGTTATTTATAATAGCAACATTAAGGACATACATATTTTTGGAGTGGGAACATTCAGTGTGCTAAAAGAAATAGCAAACATTAAAGAGTTGTTACAATTAACAGGAATTACAGTCGAAGAATTAAATATAAGCTGTGATACCTCAGCTTTTGAATTGATGTCTACAATGGGGAACGTAGTAGACGAAGAACAAGAAAAATGGACTAAAGTATTTAAAAAAGAGCAAAAATATATAGACTATCATCCAGTAGATTTGATGCAGAGCAACAGTCGTAAAGCTGCAAGAATTATTGAAAAAATCTAGGGAGGGAATATGGTTAGAATTATTCTTTATATTGCAGGAATTATTATTGCAAACGTAGTAACTGCTAGTTTCGCTCCAATCACTCTATGGAAGTTTATCGTTCCAATGGGAACACTTTTTATTGGAGTGACATTCATATTTAGAGATCTTGTGCAAAAGAAATATGGAAGGAAGAAGACTTACCTAATTATTGTTTTGGCCTTGGCTTTATCTGCGTTATCTTCATGGTTCCTTGGAGATACGTTATGGATTGTTTTTGCAAGTGCAGCAACTTTTATTTTTTCTGAAGCATTCGATACAGAAGTGTTCACCAGATTGAATGGATCATTTCAAAAGAAGGTTCTCGTTAGTGGAACAGTAGGGGGACTTATTGATTCTGGATTATTTGTATTAGTCGGTTTGTCTCCATTAGGTGCAGGATTAATTCCTTGGAATGCAGTAATGTATGCTATTCTTGGTCAAGCTATTGTCAAAACTATAATGCAACTCATTGGGTACTTCGTCATTAAAAGCGTTGGAATTATTAAATAA